TAAATAATTCTATTAAATTTTTTTTTATTTGCTTTTTCCAGATTCTAAATTTACTTTCGGAAACCTCAGTAGAAATTGATTGAAACATAGTTTCAATATCGGAGTTATACTCCAATCAATTTCTTTATTCTATATTAATTGAAGTATCAGAGTTATAATCCTATAAATTTCTACTGATTATGCTTACTTAAAAATAAGTATAAATTAATATATTTATTACTTTATATATTGTTTTAAAAACTTCCAGACTCGTTCTTTTTTATCTTGTGTCTCAATTGCATGAAATGTTCCAACTATTAATCCAAGTGTAACAGTTCTTAAATTATCTACATTAATTCCTCGAAGAGCCACCTGCTCTTCAAAGTATCTACAAAGCTCTTTCTTATAATCATCATATAAATTCATTTCATCATATAATGCTAAATCAAATCCTAAAAATGATTGATATAACTTTGCATAATCATATAAGGGGTCTCCATTTGTTGTTAAATTCCCATCTACACATCCTTTCATATCAAAACACTTAATCTTCTTATCAAATGTATATATTATATTACTGAACCAAAAATCGCCATGAATAAATGGTACAATTTTAAGATTGTCACTCTCTGTATAGACTCTAAGTTTACTTAAAATCTTCTCTTGAATTTCAGCAGCATCCTCAAATGGATAATCACTTAGTATAGAAAACCGTTCTTCTAACTTTTGTATATAATTATGTTTTATAGCCTCTATAGAAATATTAATAACTGCATTATAATTATGAAATTGTTCTAATATATTAATAAGATTTAAAATAAGTCCCTTATAGAGTAAGTTATGTTTAAATATATAATAAAGTGGTATACCTTTCAAATACTCTAGTTCAAACAAACATATTGTATCTTGTTCAGAAAATTTATAACACTCAGGAAAGAAATGTGAAATTTCTGGAAATTTACCAATCTGTGAATACATATAATACTCACCTCGCATAAATTTAGAGAGGCCTTTCTTAATAATTCTATTTTCTATAAGCTCAAGAGAATTATACTTATTTGTTGGTAACTTATTTACAACTGCTTCTTGTTGTAAATTTTCAAATAATCCCATATAGGTGAAATCTCCCCTACAAGGGTTGATTGCTCTATCATCAATATATACATCTGCTATAGGTTTTCCGAAGATAATTTCATCATATGGAATTTCAAACTTATCTAATGTATCAAAAGTTACTCGTCCAATATCGCGTATTACTGCGCCCACATTATTTTTATGTGTTTCCATTCGTCTTGCAGTGTGAATTATAATGGTGTGTCCCTGTGCATGAAGTTTTTTTGCTAGTTCAATAGTATCAGTTATTGGTCTAACTGTAGAATAATCTCCTGGCTGCGATGGATATGTTACAAGCGTATTATCAAGATCAAAGCATATACGCATTTTTGGCTGTGGAATAGTTGGAAGTGATTCTTCTAACTCTTTAAGACTTCCAATATGATTACCCTGATTTGTAAATTCAATAGCCCTTACAGGTGACTTATTTTTGATTAGATATCTATATAAATCAGACATATAAATCTCGTTCTTCTTTGAAAAGTTGGACTCATCTGTTAAAATCTTCTGAGCTGCGGAGTGAAATGTATTGAGATTTTTGAAACCATAGACTCCACAACAGTACATATTTGAAATGCGCTCTTTCTCTACAATATCAAATACTTCTCCATCCTTTTGATGAACAAATGAATATGCATTTTTGCCACTTGTATCAAGTGAAATTCCTAGGAAATTTGTTGATTTATTTTCGAAAAATGTATTAGGGAAACTATAGATATTATCGTTATCTAAAAATGCAATTGATTCATCTTCTGATAGTTGAAGATATGTTGTTCCAATATATGCTGTTTCAACAGGACCGCGCGTTAAATATTCAATACAATAAAATGTACACTTCCGTGTTTTAAAGAGATTTACAATAATCTCTTCAAAGTTATACTTCTTCAAATGAGCACCATAAATAAAGAATAATTCTGATACTTCATTTGGCAGGTTTTTTAAAGCATAATGAATTGCAGGTTTTCCATAAATCATATTAAGTGGTTTAGGCATGGAGTAATCTTTCATGCGACTCCCTATACCACCACATAGTATTACTACTTTCATAATAACTCCCTTACATATTATGGTTTATAGTTTCTTAGATAGGTAATAATGAATTATTTTTCCTATTCCCAATTCCATTGATACTTCTGGAATCCAGTCAAGTTCATTTTTCGCCTTACTATTATCTCCTTGTGTAAATTTATTTACTTCTTTACATAAATAGGATGAATCTAATTTGTATACTCCTTCATTTAGAGTTGGATATGCATCCCAAAAATGAGATTCATCCTTATAGATTGGCTCAATTGTAGAATTTAGTTTAGATTTAATAATAGTAAATATATCTTTTACACTAATTACTTTATTTACTGAAATATTATATGTATTATTTCGCGCAATTGGTAGTGTTATAATCTTATTAATAAAATTAATTAGGTCATCTATGTAAATATAATCTCTACTTTGTAACCCAGTTCCATGAAGTATAGGCTGCCGCCCTTCTGATAGTTCTCTAATAATATATGGAATAAGTGGAGGAAATTTTCTATAATAGTCATTTTTTGGTCCATATACATTAAAAAATCTCACAATTGTATAAGGTAAGCCATAAAGCGCTTGAAACGATTTGCAGTAATCCTCACAATGACTTTTTCCTAAAGAATATAAAATATTTGGTTGTATAATCTCCTCATTTTCATTACAGGGATAATTTGTAGCATTTTCATAAACAGCACTTGTACTTGCAAATATAAAATGTGATACGCCTTTTATTCTGGAGGCTTCAAGAATATTAATAGTCCCTAGATTATTATTTCTAAACGATTTTACAGGTTGCGATTGATTTTCTGGGAGAGAAGATATTGCTGCAAGATGTATAACTATATCATCCTTTTCTATATAATTAATAATTGATTCATCACATATATCAAGCTCTGTAAAATTAAATAATGGATCATTATTCTTATATATATTATCTCTATATCCATAAGAAAAATTATCAATCCCTAAGTGTTTTATATTATTCTTCTGAAAATATTCACATAGAGATGACCCTATAAATCCTGCAGCACCAGTAACAATAATTGTCATTCTTTTATAATTACATATTTATTATTTAAGTAATACAGTATTTTTTTATATTCATAGTATATATTTAAAGATATAAATTTATATAATTTATATAATTTATATGATTTTTGATATTGGAGCAAATATTGGCAATTGGTCTCTAACAAATATTAGTACAACTAATAAAATAATTGCAGTTGAAGCATCTTTGTTTACATATAGTAGACTCCTAGATAATACTGCAGCATATAGTAATATAGAGTGTATTCATTATGCTGTATCAGATAGTTTAAATGATACTATTGAATTCTATGACTGTTTTCCAGCAGATGGATGTTTATCAACAACAAATAAAGATTGGCTATGTTCTACAGAGTCACGATTTTATGGACAACCTATAAATAATATATCACATATTAAAACTATAACATTAGATTCTCTTATAAATATATATGGTGTGCCAGAATTAATAAAAATTGATGTAGAAGGGGCAGAAGAAAATGTAATTAACTCATTATCTCAAAAGATAAATCTTATATGCTTTGAGTGGGCGGCAGAATGGAGAAATAGCTTAAAAAGAGCTATAGATAAACTTACCCAACTTGGATTTACAAAGTTTTATGTACAATATGGCGATGCTTATGATTTTAGACCAAATGATTTATCTCTTACTGCTGAAATGTGTAAAAATATATTAGATAATAGTATAAATAAACACGATAATGGTATGATATGGGCTACTTAAATTGTTATATATTTACATAATTACTATGTCTCTTAATTAATATTCACTATATATTTTCTGGTGGATTTAGATGTACTTCCACTGGTGCATTAGAATCATTTGGTTTAAGAGCCTTTTCTAGTCCTTTTGATTGGATGTTTATAGATATGTTTTTTAAATTTCAATTAGTACCTTTAGTTGATATTGAGCTAAAATTAATATAAACTTACTTCTATGTTCAAATAAATTATATTATCTATTTAAATAATATTATCTATTTAAATAATATATATATATATATATAATATACAATTAAATGTCATTTAATATCATAGTATCTCTTGCTGGTAGAAGTCAGAGATTTTTTAATGAAGGATTCAATAAACCTAAATTTATTCTTCCTATTGATAATACAAAAACAATGATTGAATATGCAATAGATACTCTAAATATTCCTGGACAATTGATATTAATTGTCCAGAAGGAACATTGTGAGAAATATAATATTGATATGTTTTTAAAAGAAAAATATCCTACTGCTATTATTCGGTATCTTGACTATTATACTGAAGGTGCAACTCAATCATGTTATGTTGCAGCTAAAGACCTTATAGATAATGATTCTCCTCTTGTTATTTCAAATTGTGATCAGATTCTTGAATGGAATTCATCTGATTTTATAAATACAACCCTACAAGATGGTGTTGATGGATGTGTTCTTACTTATTATTCTGAAGCAAAGAAGAATAGCTTTGCATTAACTGATGGAATCTCTAGAAGGATTATTCGTTTAGCAGAAAAGGAAGTTATTAGCAATGAAGCTCTTGTTGGTGTACACTCATGGAAACGTGGCTCTGATTTCTGTAGAGGTGCAGAATATCTTTTTGAAAATAATATTCGTATGAATAATGAATATTATATTTCTATATCATATAATTCTCTTATTGAAGCAGGAAAATCTATTCATGTGATTCCCCTTGCTGAAAATAAGGGAGATAAATATTGGCCTACAGGAATTCCTTCAGAATATTTTGATTATCTTCGAGAAAAATTCGGAAGTATGAAAACATCACATCTAAATAATATGATACGTGGGTGGTTAATTGGGGACTTTGAACCATCTATTTATCGTACAAAAGACTTTGAAATAGGATATTTATCCCATCCAAAAGGACAAGTATGGGCGCCCCACGTTCATAATGAGGCTGACGAGCTTAATGTATTAATTAAAGGTAAGATGCGAATCAATAATGAAGATATTGAAGAGAAGGAAATTTTTATTGTAAAAAAAGGCATGTTAACAAGCTCTATCTTTTTAGAGGATTGTGAAATTCTTTGTATTAAAATTCAATCCCTGCCCCATGATAAAATTTGTTATTAATAATACTGTTTTTAATAAAATTATAAGATAATATATTTTGTTGTTGAACCCATATAACATTTGCCCCACTTAATTTAGCTGCTTCTAATCCTATATCATTATCTTCAAATATGTATATGTTACGTAGTGGAATGTTTAATTGTGATATAACTGTCAAATAAATATCTGGTGATGGTTTTGGTTCTCTTACAGATTCTTTACTTATATATATATCTAATAAATCTATTACATCTATATTTTTAAGAACTAATTCTAAAATATCTTTATCATTATTTGATGCACAGCATATTTTAAATCCATCTTCTTTAAGTTCTAGAATTATAGACCTCATATTAATTATAGATTTATAATTTGTATATTCCTCAATTGTATATATTTTCTTTTTTTTTAATATTGCATTCGTATTTGTATGAATATTAAAATAACATTCTAAATATTTAATTTTATTTATAGTTGTTAGCCCATCAATATTTGTATCGTGAAATTTTTCTGAAATAACATTAAATGGATTTATTTCATTCCAACTTTTAACAAAACTATTACAATGAATATAATTTGTATCTGTTAAAACACCGTCACAATCAAAAATAATAGCTTTATTACTCATATTTTAATAAAGCTATTAGTTTTTAAATAAGTATATTTAAAAAAAATATACTTATTTAAATATATATGATACGCTCAAATTGTGTTTTTTGTAATGAAAATTTAAATAATATAATTTATACAATTCCACAATTTCCAATATCATATAGTAGTTTGAGTGATGTTCAAGACTATCAATATACAGACTTAAATTGGGTTGAATGTACTAATTGTGATATAATTCAATTGCATAATTTAATTGATCCTAATATATTATATAATTCAGGCCGAAATAATACATATAATCTACCAACATGGGTACAACATCACACATCATTTTATAATTTTGTAAAAATGAATATTAAATCTACATCTATATGTGAAGTTGGGGGTAGTAGTTGTTATTTAGCAAGATTATTTTTGAATGATAATATTAAATATAAAATTATTGATATTGCAGAACAACACGATACTTCAATTAATATTGAATATATAAATGCTAATTGTGAAGATTATAATTTTAGTTTAGACTCGTGTATTCTAGCATCTCATACATTTGAACATCTTTATAACCCCATTAAATTTATTGAAAATATATCCAGTAAAAAAGTAAAAGAAGTATTTATATCAGTTCCTAATTTAAAATATCAACTAGATATAAACTCTATATCATTACAATTAAGTATAGAACATACATTCTATTTTGAAGAATATGATATTATTCAGTTATTTTCAAAATATGGGTATTCCCTGAAAATAGCTGAAAATTTTAAAAATCATTCTCATTTTTTATATTTTAAGTATGAAGAATCTCCAAATACAACTATTATAATTAATAAACCACTCAATAGAGTTAATAATTTATTTACTTTTTTCATTCAAAGAGAGTTAAAAATACAAAATATCAAATTAACTAAAGACACTTTTATACTTCCAGGAGGAGGATATGGATCTGTTATATATTATTATCTTAAAGAAACTAATAAAAATTTAATTAAAGGATTTTTAGATAATGATATAACAAAACAAAATAAATATTTATATGGTACAAATATATTAACATATCCCTTATCACATACTTCTAAATTATCAAACATATCTATAATTCTATCAGCTGGTCCTTATACTGATGAATTAATTACACAATTACAGTCAATTAACAATAATCTTGATATAATATTAATTGCCTAATAATTTTTTAATATACTCTATTAGATAATCTGAGCAAATTATACACTTATTATTAGTTATAACTTCCCAACTATACTCTGATATAGCCTTTTCTGGCATAATAATTACTGAATTTTTTAATGGACATTTTCCAACATTTGACCAAATAATACCTCTTGAAGTTAAAACATAATCTTCATTTGTATGATAAAAATAATGTAATTTATTTTTATTATTCACCATATATTCTAACGTTTCTGGATCTTTGCAGTGAATCCATAAACCTTCATGTTTTAAAAACTCTTCATTAACTTTGTAATCAGGAGTATCATGTCCTAAATAAAAATTACCATCCTTATATCTAAGGTCAATCTCAACTTCGTAACCTTCTAAAAGATATTCTGATATTAATTTTGGATTATTTTCACATGATCCAGGCCCATTTTTATTTCCTCTATGTAAAATCCACTTCATAAAGAATATTAATATATTATATAATAATATTAATATTCTTTAATATTATTATATAAAGAATTTTATTTAGTTTCACTCTAGTAATTCCTGACCTTTTTCAAATTTAGATATATATTTATAAAATAATTCAGGTAAATTAATATCATCATTTTTTATTAAACACACATTATTGTGACCAGATATATCTGAATTGTGAGCTATCCATTTTCCATTTATTATACAATCATAAATATGCTCTCTATTACAATATTTTTCACCACGAAATTCAATATGACAAAATGATTGTAGTTTTCTTATAATATCTGCAATACTCATAAAATATGATAAATGGTAGCCACAGTCGATCATTATTGGGGACCCCCCATTGCGGAAGTTGCATAATGTTGCAGTTGTATTTTTTAATAATTTATCAGTAATAAAAAAAGGCTGGGGCCAGGGTGTGTCAAATACCCAATTAAAATTATATACAAACATTTTTTGATTCATTTTTAAATGGCATTTATGCTCATTTATTATATTATATATTTCATTATTTGGTAGTTTACTTCTAATATCTACAATTTCATCACAATCACTTACAGATAAGATAAATGGTTCAGTTTCATTATTAAGAATATAAGGAGTTATATAATTTCTGTGTAAATTTTCATTTATCTCAGAGTTAGAACCATTAATATCAGTTTCAACAAATATAATTTTATCCAAGTATGGTGTAAATATATTTTTATTTTTTTCAAAATATAATACTTCTTTTCTCTCACCTTGATGTGTATAACGTCCTTCGTATATATAAAATTTATGCACATGTGGATATAAGTATTCTAATCTTAATTCAACAACTCTATCTCCATTATACATAAATGTATCAATCCAATTTACCATTTAATATATAATATAATTTACTATCTTTAAATCTTATTTAATTTTTTATTCCTCGTTTACTAGTATCAATATTATACTCGTTAACAATTTCTGTAATATATTTTATATTAAATTCATTATAATAAAAAAACATACCCACATTTATTGTACAACATACTGGATATATATAATTATAAGAATGATGTGGTATATTAATATAATAAGAGCTACAATTATTTTTAACATATTCTTGAACATAATACTCCTCATTCTCACGATATCCTATATTAAGAAATTTTTCAGTTATTGATATCAATACATTTTTTTTATAAATAGTTGGTTGATTAGTATAATAATAATACTCGCCATTTCCAACCATTTGTATCATTTCTGTAGTTGGTGTATTATTAATACCAGATGACGACAATCTTATCATATCTACATTATTATTTTCCATAATTACTACCATATTTAATAAATATTCATTATTTAGATAATCAATAAAAACATTTTTTTCATGATGTATTATTACAAATTTTTCTAATATATTCTTTAAACAATTATTTAATCTATAAAAATATGGCATATTATCATCATATATATATATATTTTCAAAATTAAATTCATTTGTATATTTATTTTTAATTTCACTATCATCATTAATAAGTAAAGAATACTTAATATTTTTAGTATATTTTTTTAAATTAAATAATGATGGTATTAAAATATCCATATAACTTGTATGAGAATAGATTAATAATAATGAATTATCCATATATATTATTATTATTATTAAGCTATTTAAACTCTATACCCTATAAACTATAATATATGAAAATCGCAATTTGTTATTATGGTATTCTTAGATCATTACCAATTACATATTGTAGTCATATTGATAATATTTTTAATATCTTAAAAACTAATAATATTGAATTTGATACTTATGTTCATACATGGACTGGAAAATTAACTGAATATTGTTGGAATAATAAAAAAGATTTTATAAATGACCCTACTATTGCAAAATTATTAAATCCAAAAATATTACTTATAGATGATCAAGATATTTTTTTAGATAAACTAAATTTTGCAGAATATTTTTATCAAGATGTATATGATTTAGGAGGAAACACTCATGATGCTGAATGGGCTCCATATATGGTACGTAATCAAATATTTGGGTTTGAAAGTCTAAAACGTTCTGTAAATTTGGCTCTTGAATCTAGAGAAATATATAATGCCATATTAATTCTTAGACCTGATATGTTAATAAATAGACCAATAGATATTAATACTATTAATGGAATACCATATAATAGTATAGTAATTCCAAATTATGATCATGGAGAAGGATGTAATTCAGCTATGGCATATTGTAGTATTGATTGTGTTAAAATATATTCTGATATGGTTAACCTTATGCCAGAATTTAGAAAAAATCATGGGCGTATTGTTGGAGAAAAATATGTTAAATATATTTTAGAAACATCTGGTTGTACAATATATGCAAATAATTTTGTCGACTATACATTATTAAGGCCAAGTGGAGTTCCTGCTAAGATTGAAGGATAATTTATTAAAAAATATTATATATGAGCTACAATAACATCCTTCTCCATAAAATTATCTAAAAAATCAATAGTATAATTTGGATTTATTTTAAGTAAATCCTGTATAATATCTTTTTCCGAAAATCCAATGCTAGTTGGTATTCTGTCATCAGTTTCTATCAAAAGCCTCCTATCATCAATACAAATTGTATGAGTTTTGATAGGATGCCTACTTATAATATCTAACTCCTTTCTTAATGGATAAAACTCATTATCATCATAACCTGTAGTATTTCCTGAATAATGACCATCTAACCAAAATGTAATTGGTTCATTTATTTTTGATATTTCATCATACATTTGTGTGCTTGATTTATAGTGAAGATTTACATTTGAGTTATGCGCAAATCTATTTGCGCATATATGATAATTTTCAAGTAAAACTTCATAACTATGTATTATAGAAAACCCAGCATTTAATGCATCTTGTATTCCATCTCCATAATATGATCCAGATTCAACAAAATATTTATTTTTAAAGAAAATAAAAGGTCTGCGTACCATAAATTAATATTTAAACAATTACTTTAAATACTAACTATGGATAGTGTAAATAAAGTTGGTATTATTGGTACTGGAAGACTAGGCCTATGTCTTGCTCTCTCATTAGAACAAGGAGGATTTGATATTCTCTGTAATGATATTAATACAGATATGTTAGATTCAATTAAGAATAAAACACTAATATCTTCAGAACCATCAATTAATAAAATGTTAGCTAATGCTAAAAATATAAATATAACTTATAATCTTCATGATATACTTGATAATAATTTAATATTTATTCTAGTTGCAACACCTTCTCTTCCAGATGGATCGTATGATCATTCTGCTATTGAGCAGATTATAATAGATATTGAGAAGTATTATGAAAGTAGAGAAGTATTTGATAAGAAATATATTGTTATTTGTTCTACTGTAATGCCAACCTACTGTGATAGTATTCAAGCTAAACTTGAGAAGTATAACATTGAAGTAAATTATAATCCTGAATTTATCGCACAGGGCTCTATTATCAGAGATATGAATAACCCAGATATGGTACTAATTGGTGAAAGTTCAAAAGAAGCAGGTGACATTATTGAATATGTATATAAAAAGTTTGTTAAAAATACTCCAACATACTGTAGAGTATCCCCAACTGAAGCTGAAATTACAAAAATTGCACTAAACTGTTTTCTAACAACAAAAATTTCATTTGCAAATTGTATCGGAGATCTTGTAAAGAAGGTTGGTGGAAATCCGCATAATGTTCTATCTGCAATCGGAGCTGATTCTCGAATTGGTAATAAATACCTTCGTTGGGGCTATGGTTTTGGTGGCCCTTGTTTTCCACGGGACAATCGTGCTCTAAACTTCTTTGCGCGACAACATGATATTACTAATAATATTGGGGAAGCAACCGATATTAGCAACAAAATACATCTTAAAAATATCATATCCCAAATTCAAGAGAATTTTTCAAAAGATACAAATATATTATTTACATCTGTATCATATAAACCAGATTCAATCATTCTAGAAGAATCACAACAACTACAACTTGCATTCGCCTTACAAGAGTCTGGGTATAATATATACATTAAAGAACGCGATATTGTTAAGGAACATATTATAAGGGAGTATCCAAATACTAAATTTAATTATATATCATATGATGATATAGTTGATAATTGTGTAGATATTAATAGTTACTTTAATTTATAGAATATTTAAAACTATATAATATTTAAAACTATATAATATTTAAACTATATAATACAATATTCTAGATGTCTATATTAGATCTTCTTATATCTGGTAATTATGATACTATTAATACAATGACAGTAACATATAATAATGCTCCTTATATAGAACATATTTATAGCTCTAATTTATTTAATAATGAAGATACTGAAACAATTTTAAATGAGTGGCCACAAATTACAGATGACCGATGGAAATGCTCTAAAAAAATGATTACTAATAATGTTGGGACTAAATTAGAAATTGCAAAACTTGAAAATATGGGTGAAAATACTCAAACTATATTAAAAAAACTAAATAGTAAAGAATTTATTAATTCTCTAGAAAAAATAACAGGTATAAATAATTTAAAAAGTGATATTGACCTATATGGTGGAGGTCTTGTATATACTCCAAAGGGCGGATTTTTAAAAGTACATGCTGATTTTAATTACTATGATAAAATTAAGATGTATAGACGACTTAACCTTATTATATATATGAATAAAGAATGGGATACTTCTTGGAATGGAAATATTGAATTTTGGAATCAAGATATTTCTGAAAAACTTCTATCATACCCTCCAAACTTAAATACATTTTTATTATTTCGCGTCCATGATACAGCATATCACGGATATCCTGACAGTATATTATGTCCAGATAATATGGGGCGAAAATCTATTAATATTTATTATTACACTGAAGAAAACGATAAATTACAAGATAAATCTCCTCATAAAACACTTTGGAAAAATAAAAAAGAATGTAAATCTGATAATGCTATTAACTATATATAAAAGAGTATAAAGATTTTTCATTTATATATACATATATAAATGAAAAATATAGAAAATGTATATACTTATTGGAATAGTCGCCCATGTAATATAAGACATAGTAATAAGTCACAAGAAACTGTTGAATTTTTTGATGAAGTTGCTATTAAAAAATATAAGACTGAACCTCATAAGTATGATTTTTTAGAACTAGAAAAGTGGAAAGGAAAATGGGTATTAGAATTAGGCTGTGGCTTAGGAACAGATGCTATTCAGTTTGCAAAAGCTGGTGCAAATATTGTATGTGTAGACCTGACAGATAATTCAATTAAATTATGTTCAAAAAATTTTGAACTTCACGGTCTAAAAGGAGAATTTTATGTTGGAAGTATTGAAGAATTAGAGAAGTTTCTTCCTGAGACTTATAAGGGGATGTTTGATCTTGTATATTCATTTGGTGTAATACATCACACCCCTAATCCTTCAAATGTAATTGAACAAGTTAAAAAGTTTATTAAGCCAACAGGTGAATTTCGTTTTATGGTATATTCAAAGTTCTCTTATAAATTATTTTGGTTAATGAATTCCTATTCTCAATGGTCATTTGAGAATGTTGATGAACTAATACAAAATTATTCAGAAGCACAATCAGGATGCCCTGTCACTTATACATACACATTTGATGAAGTATCTGATTTACTTGGTAAAAATTTTGCAATTGAAAAGATATGGAAGGATCATATATTTAAATATGATATTGAAAACTATAAAAATAATATATTTATACCTGACAAACCATTTGAAAATATCTCAGATGAATATTTTAAGAAACTTGAAAAGGAACTTGGTTGGCATACCATGTGTATTGCATTCCCATTAATTACGTGACATCTTAATATAATAATCCCCTATAATAAATTTTCTTTTACTATGTAACGATTGAGTACTACAATTAGAGTCATACTTTGATAAAGGCATAACTCTAAAATCAATTGATACACGCGATATACCAGTATCATTTACTCTATTGAAATGCTTACATTTATTTCCATAAAAACTTATAAATTCGCCATATTTCATTTCAAGTGCTACAAAATTATTATTATGAGGAGCTGTCTCGACATAGCATGAATTATTTCCATATTGATTTCCAAATGTAAGCATAAAATTTATTTCACTATCAGGATGCCCATAATCTGCATCACAATGAAGCCCAATCTTGTCTTCAGGATCTCCCATATTTGGGCGAAATCCGAGAGCTGTATTATTTGGAGGACTTACTCTAAATGTGGGTTCTTTTTGTATGACAAATTCATTATCATCACAATTAAACAGCGGCAAGATTACATCCTTGACAAAACTTTCATATAATACAATCATTTCATTATAGTATGGTGATTTGTAATATTTCTTATGAAATTTAGTACATGTGTCAGTATCAATTGTAACTTGTGCATCATTAATAGAACCCTCATAAAAGTTATGAATATTTTCTATAGAATTATCCCAGTTATCAAATATTTTATTAAGTTTCTCCACAAAATTATATTTATTTGTATCATATGTAAACTTAAACTGATTTATTTTAAAGTCACTATAACTTGTGGACATATGATATTTGAGCTATAATACTATTTAAACTGTTTTTTATTTTTATATATACATGATATGCAATCCAGAAATAGGGCACAAAGGACGTCTTGGCAACGCTTTGTTTCAATATGCAGCTGTAAAAGGATTGGCTAAATTAACAAATTCCATTACAGTTCTACCTGAAGATATATATAATAGAGTATGGCATGAACAAGAATGCGCTTTAAAATATTTCAAGATTAAGTCAAAATTTATATCAAATACTGAATTCAGTAAATTTACTAATACTTTTTATGCTAATGAAACAATTCCTCGACAGTTTGATTCTACATTTCTAATTCAACCTCAAAATACACTTATTTTTGGACATTTCGAACATATAAAATATTTTGAAAATGTTGAAGATGAAATTCGTGAAGAATATGAACTGGTTGATAGTATTAAAAATGAAGGATTAGCTATATTAACTAATATTAAAAATAACTATCCCAATGATACACAAATAATTGCCATACATTTGCGTTTAGGCGATGCAAATTCTATAAATAAACCAGAAATTTCTGATAAATCAAGTTGGATTCATACATATATAAAAGATGCATTAAAACAATTTGATTCAATTAAGAATAAAGTTTTTATATGTTTCACCGGTGGTGCTAGAACTAGTATAAATGATAATTCGGATATGGAATTTTTCCAAAGTTTTATCAAACAGTATATATCAAATGATATATATTTTGTTAGTAATAACTATATAATTGATTTTTCAATGATAACACAGTCTGATCATATTATAATACTAGCATTTAGTACATTTATATGGTGGGCTGCATATTTAAACAATAATAAAGATAAAAAAATTATTGTACCTAAAAATGATTTTTTTGCAAAAGGAACTGAATTTTGGCATAAAGATTTTATTAAATTGTAAATATTTAAAGTTATAATCATAATAATTATAAGTATGAAAATTGCTATATGTTTAGCTGGTATTCATTATGAATATTCGCGTACAAGATTTATTGATTATAGAAAATCACTCGCAAATTATAAAAAATTTATATTTGATGACTTAATTAATAATAATAATACTGTACATATATTTATATCATCATATAACTCTGATATTGAAACAGAACTAATAAATGATTTTCAACCACATGATATAGAATTAACTGAATTTAATCCTGAAGATAATTCTATTGTATGTATACTCAATCATAATATGAAACTAATAGATATGGTAAAAAAAAATGAAATAAAACTAGATATAAAATATGATTATATAATATCATCACTAAGATTTGACTTAGTATTTTTTAAAAAAATAAGTGAAATGAATATAAATTATAATGCATTCAATATCTGTATGAAACACTCATCTGGAAATGCAGATGGTGGTTTTTGGATAATTACACGAAATTATCTAGATGATTATAAATTAATTCTTAAAAATTTTCCAATTACTATTCATGAAGGCCTTCATGTTATTAATCATACTATTATTAATTATAATAAGAGTAATAATAAAAATCTTGATATACATTATATGTATACTATTGACGATACAGATTATAAGAATAGAACATGTAATCAATACTATCTTATTGTAGGTTCAACACAAGCATTTAATGAACCTATTGATATTATGATTAAAGCTCTTAATACTTACAAAAATATGAATTTAACTCTAAGTTATTTAAATTATAATTATTAACTTATATAATTTTTAATAATATCAATAATCTTTAATGCACTATTTCCATTTCCATATATCAAACATTGTGTAAGTACTTTAGTTGGTATATTTTTAATTAACTCTGTAATATTATTATAAGGCGGCCTACACAGTTGAATATATGGAAATGGTATTTGATCTCGTTCTGTATCACTTCGTAAAACAATTGAACATTTTCCTAAAAATGATGCTTCCTCTTGAATACCTCCTGAATCTGTTAAAATACAGAAACATACTCTTGCTAAATCCAAAAACTCTTTATGAGAACACGGTTCAATAAAAGTTACCTTACAATTATATTTAGTTACAAGTTCTTTTACTCTAGCTTGTAAATTCTTATTAGGATGTAATATCCAATAAAATACTTTATCTGTATAAATATTCATACATTCTGATAACCGCTCTATAAATACTTCAAGATACTTATAATTTTCACGTCTATGAAATGTTATAAGTATACTATTTCCGTCCCTTACATCTAGATTGTATGATTTTACAAGATCTAATATTGTATTTCCTACTGTATATATTTCTCCAAAAACCTTCTCTTTTCTAAGAAGATCTGAATTAACTTCATTTGGTGTTAAATGTATAGATGCAATTCTCGATATCATTTGACGATATCCTTCTTCTGGATAAGGGTTTTCAATATTATAGGTTCGGAGTCCAGCTTCAAGATGAATTACTTTTACCATATTTTGAAATGCAGAGAGTGCAGCATAAAATGCAGCAGCTGTATCACCTTGTACTAAAACATAATTACTCGTTTGTATAAAAGGCCCTAGTTTTTCCAGAATTTGAGAACCAAGTGTATCTAATCTATTGTCAGAATTCGAGATGATTTCTAGTTTAGTATCATATAATAAATCAGATTCGTCTAAATTCTCATGTTGAAGAATTCTTATTACTGAATATGGTATAGTGTTATCTTTTTGAAGAAGTAATATAATAGGTAGTATTTTTAAATATTCTGGGCGCGTTCCATATATAATTGATAACATTATATAGTGCTTATTATATAGTGTTATTAATGTATTTAAATCATTATAATATCTTTTTAATAACTAATACACCACAATTTAAATGTTCCCATCTAATCATTGGATTCATTGTATTTAGTCCATTAATTGCAATATCTGGCATTGGTGTAATCTTTGTATGTAAATATTCTTCAACTAAATTTAAATTCATAGAACCTTCTCCAAATGAATTACAATTATTTTTATCATAATCAAACGTAATAATCAAATAACCATTTAGTTTAACCTGTTCTAATAAATTATCAAGTATTTCAGTTACAGGATGATTTACTTCTTCAATTGTTGATACATTAATAACAAAATCAAAAAAATTATGAAATATAGGATTTATTTGAGTTGTAATATCGTATTGTATCGTATTTGATACAGTTGGCGGATGTAAATCACTATGTAATGAATCTTTATATAAACTATCAATATCATTTTTAAACATAACATGACATCCTTCCCAGCCCCATGATGTATTATGAATTTTTGATTGTGAATTACCTCCTAATTTACTAATCATATCCAATACATATTTATATTCATAAATTCTTGACCACCAATTATATTTTAAATCATACTTATCATCTGTAGTTAAAAATCTAAAGTCAATAATCTGATTATTCATTTTATATATATATTACTAACTTTATATTTAAACCGATATAATGGCTTTTTAATATAATGCCTCTGTCTGGAAATAGTATAGATCACTTTTCATTCTTTAAACAAAAAATACTAAATAAAGAAGCATTTTGTGTGATTCGTCCAAATGACGGCGAATATCTTGTAATGACAAACAACAACTTCTCAAATATTGATCATTGGCATTATGATGGTAAAGGGATTCTCTCCCAAGATCTTAAAAATGCCATACGAAAGATGAAACTTCTTGATAATTCGTTTATAGGAATTCCCTGTAAAGATTGTAATCAAACTATATATAACTGGTATATAGATAATTTTGCAATTTCATCCGATACACTTACATATGGAAATATATTTTGTAATAAAAACTGGAAACCCTTTATGGAACTTTTCTTAGAGAATAAAACTCCATTTTATTATATTGGACCTTACAAAATGAACCCATTTAATCTAAATATTGTAGATTATTTTGAAACTCCTGAATTTCTTGTGAACTCCTGGGATTCTGACCGCAAAGAATTTGTACATAATCTAGTGGAATGGGTAAAAGATAAAAAGGGAATATTTCTATTTTCTGTGGGACCTATTAGTAAGGTTGTTATACCTATATTATTTGAATTACATCCTTCTAATACATATTTAGATGTTGGTTCTACACTTGATATATTTATCAAAGGACAAAGTAATAGAGGATATATTAATGATGGAGGAGAATATGCCAATATTATATGTGATTTTATGACAGGGCATTTATAAAAGAGTCTAAAGTTATATGTTCATAAATTTCTATGGATAGTGATATTACTGTTGTTCTAACACTTTATAAGAGACCTGAATATTTACAAGAACAACTTGAGGCTATTCACGCACAGACTATAGAGCCAAAAGAAATTATTATTCTAAAAAATTTTGTTGAAAATATAAATTTTCCAGTTATGCCAAGCGAACTTCTACATAATGTTGTTATTGTAAATAGCTCTAAAAATTTTGGTGTTTGGGGGAGATTTGCAATTGGTCTTCTTGCTAACACAAAATATGTATGTTTTTTTGATGATGACACTATCCCTGGAATTAGATGGTTGGAGAACTGCATGGAATCTATGAATATAAGAGAAGGTCTTTATGGTACAATTGGCTTGATTTTTCATGATGATAATTATGAACATAATATACGATATGGGTGGGATAGGTGTATCGATACAATAAAACAGGTTGATATTGTTGGTCATAGTTGGTTTCTAAAACGCGAATGGCTACATTTTCTTTGGGAAACAACTCCAAATTTTAATGAAACTCTCAAATATGGAGAGGATATATCTTTATCATTTAATCTACAGAAACACAATATTCCAACACTTGTACCACCTCATCCTGCAGGTAAATATGAACTATTTGGTAGCAATCCACTTCTTGCATACAAATATGGATGCGATGCAAATTCTACATGCGGTATTCCACAAATTCAGAAAGGATTTCAAAAATTTCTGAAAGAGTGTATTAAGAATGGATTTAAATTACTTTATACTAATACTACTTAATGAATTATATATTTATTAAAAAAGATGAGTGTTCATTTTGTATTTACTCGATATAATGAAGACATGACATGGACAAATGGCCTTGAAACACGCTTTATTTACAATAAAGGTCCAGATGATATAGCAGGACAATATAAGCGCATACCAAATGTGGGTCGCGACGCTGAGACTATTTTTCATTATATTATTGAATTCTATGAGAAACTACCAGATGTTGTTGTATTTTCTCAAGCAGCTTTATGGGACCATTTTGGAATTGATAAGAATGACCATATTTCTCATAAAATGTTGATGATTGAATTTGCAAAAACTGCTTTTGAAGGAGGGCTATCATCTAATTTTCGCCTTCAATGTAATAATGATCCAAACTGGACTCTTGACAGAGAAAAATTCGAATCACAAGGTCAATATTTAGATCTTTTCAAACCAGACTATCCTAAAAAAAATGGTATTTATAAATCATTTTTACAATGGTTTAATGAAATTTTTGGCTATCCATTTCCAAATCCCAGTTATGGATGTTGGAATTGTACATTTGCCGTTCGTAAAGATCATATTCTAAAGAATTCTAAAGAATTTTATGAACAATTGATTGAACATCTAAATTATGATGAAAATGTAATTGAAATTCATTTTTTTGAACGCTCGTATTTTTATCTTTTTAATAGAGAACTACTAGAATGATGTCAAAATCTTATAAATATTTCTATAATCTCCCTTACAGAATAGGAGATTATAGCCATCAGGATTTTGATAATAGCAATGAATCAAGAGATGCTGCTCTACATCCGTTAAATTATTTGCAAGAAAGAACTCTACAATTGCTTTGAATGTCCGATTAAATTCGTTCATCTTTGCAGGAGTTCCTGCCATGAACCCTGCACTGAAACAGTCAGGCGCGACTGTTAGAGAATAAATAATATTCTTGTCTTTTTCGGTTGGCATATGAAGTACAGGAACCACAATCTTATCTTGGGAAAAGTGAGCCATATTTATCTCGAACTTTGTAAGATGATAACCTGGGTCCTTGAAAATTCCGAAGTCAACCCATGCAACATAGTCTGTTTTGATAAGACCATTCTTAATAGCATGGTCAACATAATCGAGCTTTGAATAAGTATTTGTAACATATTGTGGCACACTTACATTTGGAAACTGTAGACGATGCTTCACAATTTCTTGGAACTTTGCTGATTCCATAACTTCCTTGACTCTTGGAAAATACTTCCATGCATCTATATTTTCTACAATCCACTTCTTATCTATTTGAATTAAAGAAATGTTTGGTTTATTGCAACAAATGAATTGAACATCGTCCCAATATGGCTCATCTACAAAAATAATCATAGGTACAGAAAAATTCAAATAATATGAAAACCAAAGAAGATAATTCTCCTTATTATACTGATATGGGTTTGGATTAAAGCCATCTTTTGGAGCTGTATCACCAAAACCATTCCATGAATTCCTACCTAAATCAATAATTGCACTCACAAAAGTAATTGTCATTATCTATTATTAATAGTTAGTGACAGTTCTTTAATTATTAGATTTATAGATAAATATATTTATGTGTTTGTTACTAACAAATCCCAATCTACATGACCAGCCATATGAACAACATATGAGAGATCGTGAAAATTCTTAAGAGCTTCCCTTAGAAGTGGTGTATGATCCTTATTATTTAGGAAAGGATACCACAAAATTCTATAAAGAACCCACACCATATTGAATCGCTCGTCTAGCCAATGTACCATATTACATTTCTGAGCCTCATATGAAATAATACATTGATCGCCATCAATCTTATCTTTATAGAGGACATCGTCAATATAACGTGTATATAATTCTTTGAGAAAATCGGCATGATGCTTAGGCTGAAATACCATTACTCCTGCTTGAAACTGGTCGTCAGAAATCTCTGGGAATCCATACTTCTTATAATACTCCTTCCCATTCTGAGGAAGATCTGGGCGCCATCTAGCCCAAACCTTCTGTGCATATTCATATTTGAAAAGCTTTCGTTCATTTACAGCCCCTATCTTACCTTCAGGAACTCCCTCAATAATATCAGGCGCCTGGTCAACATTGATAATAATATCTGCATCCATCCATACAATATAATCATATTGCGCAGACCATGGCTGGCTGCAAATTAGAAACTTCTGCATGGAAATAATCTCCTTTGGGGTATTATATACACGCGTATCAAATGGCTCATCTACATGAATAAATGTATAATCATGCTTGAGGCAATATGCCCTCATAGAAGGAAAGAAATAGTCCTCATAAAATCCACGGTCTCGCCCAAAGCCAAGAGTAACTAAGGCTTTCTTAACCATTTTTATGTATTTACTTATATTTAGTCTTTCCATCTTAAGCCGGTCACAAGCTTCCCTCCCTTTTGCCAAGCTACATCCTGGAAAAGCGCTTCTCTATATCCGCGTACTTCCTTCTCCGAGAAGCTTGCGTCCTTCGCCTTATCCACCATATCCTTAATTGTAACACTCTCATCTTCATCCAGCGTCACTTCACTCAAAAGCCACTCAACAAAATGCCGCTCCTTTTCATTCATATCTACTGCGCTGGTCTTCTTGAAGACTCGCTCAGGAAGATTTTGGATTTCTTTCGTCTGATTCTCAAGCTGACCGCTAGTCCCCAAGGTAACTCGCAACATCTCCTTCACTTGTCCTTCCGATTCTTTCAAAAAGGCTGTTAATTCTGCGAACATCTGCTCTGAACGCTTCTTATGATTGAGTAGAGATATATAATGCCGCTGTACACTTCCTTGATGACTCTGAAGTAATGCCCTTACAAGTGTTGCTTTCGCCTGAAGTGCTTCAATCTCCTGAGTATCTGTTGGAACCGCTTCCTTGCTAGCTTTTGCGACTGATTCTAAGAGAGGACGCAGACTCTGAAGATAGAAGACTTTGTCCTGGCGAAGATGGAAGTTAGAAATATAGATAATACACCGCTTTGCATCAATAAACTCAATATCAATATCCCCTGCCTTCGTGTGACCTGCGATACCATGGCTCAGCGATATCATAATACCCATTGCCATGTCCTGATTGTCTCGCATATCCCTGTGAAGTTTTTCCACTTCATCTTTTGTTACCATTCGCGAATAATTCTTCACCTCCCAAAGAAACTTCGCCCCCTGGTAAGTCATAATATGATCGCCCTTGTGCCCCTCTTTCCCTACAGGTGTTAGGTCAAAAGATGGGTCGGTTCCAAATGAAGTCTTGAGAAGCTCTTCAACAATATGTTCGCCTTCGCGGCCCTTATTTGTTGAGCCAGTTGTTGTCCTAATAAGCTGCTCTTTGAGAGTCTGGAATCCATCTGTGAGGGATCTTGTAGCAGTTGTGAGCTGTGCTTCTAGGCTGTGGATTCGTGAGTCCTTCTCGCGTGCAATCTCCTCGCGGTTTCTGCGCTCTTCTTGGCGAATCCGTTCTTGTTGCTCCGAAGAAGACTGCTCTAAAGTCCGAAGGCGCTTTGCTGTGTGTTCGAGAATGGTATGGGCCTCGTCGCGCTCCTTTCGGATCCGGCTAATCTCTTGGTCGCTGGCTTTTTTGATCTGGGCTGTGAGCTCTGTGTGAGTTTCAGCTCGGACCTTCGCGTAAGCCTCATCCTTCAGAATGCGGCAGCTCTCAGCGCCAAGAGTTAATGCTGTTGCGATGAGGTCTGGTGACGCAGTGTGAAAAAGCTCAGGAATCTGATAATCTAGTGGTAACTGAATTGTAACAGACTTTGTCATTGCGTGTGGTTGTAGCGGAGGTGTGTATGTATTTGGCATCTTACTTATAGTACGTCATAAGGGTTTAAGGGGGCTCTGCGTATTAATATTGTTCAGAGTCGTATGGTGCAGGGGTTAGCACATCGGTCTTTGAAACCGGTAACCCCAGTTCGAATCTGGGTATGACTAGATCTATTTTTGTGGTAATACTATTACCAGAAAAATTGTTCAGTTCTAAGGAGCCTAATTATTTTTTCGGTAACCGAAAAATTGAATTCATTTTTAAGCATATTGTAAGGATGACCCAAAATGGCTTGCACTCAGTGTAAATATATCTTGATTGACTACAAAGGCTCACCACATAATGAATCGGCGTGCCCTTTTGGAACAGCCCTCTTATGTCTTTATTGTAAGGAATCAGGGCATACCATTACAGCATGCCCTACACGGAGAGTATATCTCCCTGTAAAAGCAGAAGTAAAAGCAGTTGCACCTCCTAAAGCATGTATCAACATCGTTAATGATGATCGTGTAATTGGAGCATTCTTAACAGCCCATGGTATTCAGAGAAGTCAAAAGCCTAAGAAGAACATTGCTCTACTTGAAGAGTATGCTAAAAAGCATAAATTAGAGGTATATAGACATTAATTTATAATAGAAGGATTCTAAACATTATTTAATTCTATGTAAAAACAGAACAAATGCCTCTTTGGAGCGGACCTTTTCAAGCATTTTCACCACCAGATATTCCTGGACTTGTTGCGTGGTATGATTCTAATTCTACGGTGCTTTCAAATGACGGAAGAACTGTATTAAGTTTGAGAGATAAATATATATATAGAAATGATTTAATTTCATTCAGAGGAGCGAGTAATATTAGTAACGCGGCTGTTAATTTACTTCCTAATAGTGGAAGTATTACAGCAAGTAATACTGGAAGTAATTTCGTGTTTTCTAACGCTGTTATGACAAGCACACGAGGCACACTGGAGTTTCAAAATCAAACAACTGGAGCTACTGTGTTTGTATGCGGAAATATTACAAACACTCTAACAACACAACAAAATATGATAAGTGTTTTTACAAATAATTATTCAAATCCTAGTAGTTTTAGTAACAATCTTACTGTTGGAACTTTTTCATCAGATGGGTTCTTTAGTGCCCAACTAAACACATATGATATGTCTAACACAGGTGGTATATATAGCAATATATATCCAACAAATGTTGTTGCTTGGTATGATCCTAACGGATATGTTGCTTGTAATGCTTCAGGTATTATACAGAGCTGGTCAAATAAATATACGCCATATTCTGATATAAATCTTGTATCAATTAATAGCAATACACTTACTCTAAGTAATTATTCTGGACCAGGAGCAACAAGCGCAACTCTTTCTAATCTTAGAGTTGTAAATTTTGGATTTACTGCTGGAACTACAAGTGCCAATTCAGCTGCTTTACGAACTGCTAACTTAAATACTAGATATATTATGAGTGCTTTTGCGTGCGTGGTAAATGTAAATAGTAATAATATTCTAAATAATCTAACTGTTACAGATCAAAAAGATTTTGGTACAAGTCCTGTACCACCAGTAACTACATTATTTTCACCTTGGAACTTATCAGGATCAAATAAACCAACAGGAGTAGGCGCAGACTATCTAGCATATTCATTTAGAACTCCATTTGGAAATCGCGGAACATATGTAAATGCCTTTGATATAATGCACGGTATTACTTGTAATATAGCTACGAATTACGGTAATTATCCAAATACAACTGGTGCTGTATATGTAAATGGTTCAAATATATATGATAGAACTGCTGAGACAAACTCAGCAAGTGCAACATCTAATAATGCTATAGCAAGTAATTTTGATTTACGCAATAGTTTCAATATATTATTTGTAAGTTTTGGGTCCAATATAAATGCTGGTATAAGTCTTGGATTTAGTAGAGACCCAGCTGGAGGTGTTTGGTCTACACCAGCAGGATCTAATAGCAGTTTCTATGGACAAATTGGTGATTTTATTGTATTAGGTCCCAATTATACAGCCACAGATAGAACAAATGTAGAAGGATTCTTAGCACAGAAATATAACTTAACAAGTAAGTTAGCAGCAAATCATCCTTTTAAAACAGGTTATAATATTAATAATTTTACATCCGCAACAATATTATCAAATCAAATCATAACATCTATCGCGTTCAATAATAATACAACAGTTCCTGGCTTCTACACAACAGGATATCTAAATGGTTTTAATGTATCAAAGAACTCAAATGTCAATATAATGACAACAAACCGCTCTAACTTCAACATGTTCCTTGGTGATAGTTGTAATTATACGGCAAAAGATGGGCAAATACATAACATAAATACTACTATAAAAGAAGTTATTGTATATAATAATCCTCTCTCTTCAAATGATGTAAATCGTGTACATAACTACTTACAAACAAAGTACGGAACCCAAGCATTGTATAATAATGGCAGTAATTTTACTTATTAATTAATATAAGTATTTTTAGAAGAATGCCATATGTCCATAGGGACCAACAGCTATTTTCACCCATAAGTGGTATAAATAAGACCCTTATAGGTTGGTATGATAATTCTAATGCAATATATAATGGACCATATACTTATATAGATACCACTGTGACTACAAATCGTATATCTGATAAAAGCGGGCTATTAAATCCAATAGATTTAGATTTATCTGGAAGTTATGTTATTATTGATCCTAGTATTCGTAAGTATACTCTGGGAGATGGTGTTGTATATACAAATCTTTCACAATTACATGCACGGTATACTCTTAATGGAGTTTCTTTCTTTTTTGTTGGTGCACCTGGTTATACAGTGAATAGTACAAGATTAATAACATTAGATAATTATCCTTTACTCTCAATTCATACTAATAATTATATTAATTTTGGAGATGTTACTACTTCAAGTATGATAGTAAATGGTAATAATGCTATCCTTATTTCAGGGTCTATTCAATATAATTCTGGATTATATAATATATATATAAATGGTAATTATGTTGATTCAGGAAATGCATTGGTTCCGCAAGAGTATAATATGACCGGTTCTCAATTATATATTGGAGACTTTTTTAATATATTCAATACAAATAGATTATCTAATATAAATACTAATATTAATAGACTTCTTCCTGATTTTGGTTCAAATATATATCCAACAACATTAAATACAATTAATGAAGTATTAATATACAATAGTGTATTAAATCCAAATGATATACAAATTGTGAATCGATATTTAGTAAATAAATGGAATATAACAACCCCAAGTACTTCTAATATTCAGAATATATCACACTTAATTGCATGGTATAATATTACAAATAGCAATACCTTACGAAAAGTTACTTCAACGTCATCACAAATTAGACTTATACAAGATATTGGTGGTTTAAGTAATTCTATATATGCTCAATCTGATAGAAATAATTCACTTCCTGCAGTTTCTAGTAATCTTTTAGACTTTCGCAATTTAAATACATACTACTTAACCACTTTATTCAATGGCACTGGTATTATAGAGGGGTTAACTATTTGTATGGTATTAAGTGCAGCTCCATATAATGGAACAAATTTAAATGGTATTATATTAAGTATACCTCCTTACGATATTGATAGTGGTTCGTCTATACCAAGTATTATTAATACTTCACGCGGTAATATATATGGAAATTTAAGTGAAACTATATTAGATGAGTTATCTGGTACAAATATAGGAGTAAATAATATAAATGATATATATGTATTAACTATTCAATTTCAAGATTCTTTCGTAAATCAAACATCACAAATATTTATAAATGGGTTGCCTATGTTAGTAAATACATATAATACATATAATTGGATCTTTAATCAAATGAAGAATATTAATTATGGAGGAAGTACTTATAATAATTCCGATTATTTTTGTGATATTTCTCTTGGAGAAACAATTATATATAAAAAGATATTGGGGACTGATGAATTAAATATAGTTCATAACCATTTATTTAGAGACTATAATATAGTAGCACCTAGTTTTAGCAATTATTATATGTGGTTTAATCCTAGTGTAAATATAAGTAATGCAACATTACCAATAGTTACAAGTGGCGGTAAAAGTTTTATTACTAATTGGCGTTCATCAACTGTTAACGGTGGAAAATCAATAACACTATCTAATTATTTAAGTGGATATCCTTTCTCTCGGTCTCCATTTATTGATTTTGATAATGGTTCTTCTTCTTATTTAGAAGCACGAAACACTCGGTCCACATTAAGCAATTTATCATCTAATTTTGCAATATATATTGTAAGTTCTGTAAATATTGGCGCAATAAATAATAGGGGTTCACTTTTATATATGGAATCATCGAATGGCTCCTATATGAATTATGAATTAATATATAATAATAATAGTAATTCTATATTTCAAATAACAAATTTTAATAAAGCAAACTTATCATCAAATGTGCTATCATATACAATCATAAATAATATACTACCAACTGTATTTGCAATTAAAATTGATAATACTAAACAAAGTAGTAATATATCATTTTATAGTATTCCTAATACTAGTTCTAATACACAAGTTATTAATAACCAAACAGCTAGTATATCATTTAATAATATTAATACTATACGAGTAGGGAGTAACTGTAAAAATAGTATAGGAGATATAATAATTTATAATAGACCGCTAGTTAAAAATGAAGAAGTCAGTATTATTGCATTATTACAAAATAAATATGCAATGACTACTAAGTTACAGTTTCCAACAGATTATGATTTTTGGTTTGATCCTAAAAATATTAGTGGAAATACTTGGACTGATAATACTAGTAATATAACTCTCACTTATGATGGTTTTACTCCAAGTGTTAATGTAATTGGATGTAATAGTTTCTATTTAGGAAATGCTATAAATACATTTTATAATTCAACTTCATACTTCCCTTCTTATCAGTATAGTCAAAGTGGTAGTTATACCTATTTTATTGTATGTGATAATAATATCGCATCTATTGAAGCAAATATATTTGGTATAGCAAGCGGTAATAGTACAGATACATATAAATTATGTACATCACTCCGCAATAATAATTCTACAACAATACGTTTATTTCCAACCGATTATTATAACAATACAACTGGTTCTATTGACCCTCACATGAATAATGAAATTCCCCAAGACACATATTCTACAACATTACAAGATTCAACATATTCTAAAGTAAATGGCCCATATATAGTATGTGTAACATATAATCCTTCAAGTGAATTCCCATTAAATATTAATACAAAAGGTTCTATATATGAATATAATACATCATATAGTATGTCTACCAACAATTTTTCAGGTGAAACTATTATAACAATTGGTGGATTTAAGTATTATGATACTGATAATAGTATTATTTTACAAAACGGAAATAATTTTGAAGGCTATATAGGAGATATTATATTTTATCCACGAATCTTATCTTCTTTAGAAATCCTAAGTGTTACTCAATATTTAGAAGCAAAATATTATTCTAGTAATGGAGCGCCAACGAATATACAAATAAGCCAATCTATTTGAATATTATTGGATAATAGATGAGAAGACGAACACAGCATCGTAAAAGGAAAATTAACAGGCGCACGCGTAAACAACGAGGTGGTATGCGGTATAATGTTCCTAACGGCTCTATTGTCCAGTCACGGCTTGAGCGTGGAGACGATTACCAACCATTTGTTTTATGGGATAAAAAAGATGCTGAGAAGGAGCTTGATTAGGGCGCCAAAGTCGCATAACTATTTTTTGATCTTAAGATCAAAAAATTGTTCAGCAAAATTACGAATAGATGGCTCCTTTGGAGCCATCCTTAGTATTTTATGCCTAATTATTTTTGGCGCTCAAGCGCCAAAAATTGAAGAAAGTATTTTGCTAGTTGTAGAGACACCTAACAAAATGCCGAATATGAAAGGAGGGAAAAACTACAAGAAGATGAAGCATGCCCAGGATGTTGCACCAGAACTCCACGAAATTGGACCTGGTCAGCAGATTGGCCGTGTGCTCCGTCTACTTGGTGATCGCCAACTCAGTATTTACTGCAACGATAATGTTGAACGAATTTGCCGCATTCGTGGAAAGCTCCACAAGCGTGTATGGATTAATACCGGTGATATTGTCCTCGTAAGTCGCCGTGATTTTACAGCTCCTGATTCCGACGATTCCGATGATGGTGTAATTGATCACAAGAAGTCAGGTCTCAAGCCAGGAACAGAGCGCGGAGATGTCCTTGCAAAGTATGATCCAGCTGTCTATTCAAAGCTCCGCAAGATGGATGGTATTAACTATCATCTCTTCAACACTCTTGAGAGTAATGGAACTCCAAAAGCACCTACTAAGAATGTTGGCAGTTTCAATGGGGTCGATGATGATGACGGCTTCATGTTTGAGGCTGAAGCTGAAGCTAAAAAGGAGGAAGACTCAGAGGAGGAGGATGCAAAGAAGGTTCCTTGGAAGCGCTCATTGAAGAAGATTGATGAAATGAAGGATGAGGATGTGAACATCGACGAAATTTAATTGCGATTACCCTACATAAATTAAAAACAAACAAATATGAAGAATGGCTGGAATAGATTTAGGCGAGAACAATGACATTTTTTACGGAAACTATTCAACCGCAAATTTCCGTGACGCAGAAGATACACGCCCTTTTATTACAAATGATACGGCTCTCATTTCAATTGGAGAATCATCCGGAAAAATTACATCTGCTGTTCAGAATCTGATTTTGAAACATACACTTGAAATTCAAGGAAAGTCTGATATATCTTTATCTGGTTCAGGGGTCAATAATGTAAACCAATTACGCAGAAAACTGCGAGACTTCTATACAAAGGAACAACAAGGGCTTTTTGCGTATTTGAACCAAGCTTCTACAAGTGTGCCAACCGTTGCCGCATATCATACTATAATGAAGCGGTTTGGTCGTCCAGATTTTTCAGTAACAAATAGCTCGCTTCGTGATCTTAATGTTGATATAAGCGGCGACACAGTCCTTACAGAAATGAATGAGCGACTAGGAATGGACTTAGCTGATTTTACTAGTAATATGGGTAAATTCATGGGGCTCTTGAAGGAAGTAACTGAAGAAATTATGAAGACTGAAGACGAATTGAAGATTCGCCTGGAAGCTATTGATAAACTTACAAAAAATGTGCAGTCGGTTTTGACTCTAAGTAGCGCGAACCCTGTTTATGAAACTATGATTGCATGTACTGAGACTTATATCAAGGAAGCTATTCGCCAGAATTCTATTGAAGAAGTATACAATTCTGTGGTGACTGCCTATAAAAAACTGGCTCTTCTGAAGGAAGGATTCCTTGGAGCTCGTATTGTGTCCAGTGCATCTGTTACTGAACCCTTGTGCTCAGTATGTATAGTTGAACCTGTAGCGTATTGCTTCACGCCTTGCGGCCACACCTTCTGCCAGAATTGTTCACGAAGACAAAACCTTCAATGCTTCATTTGTAGGGGGCAGATTCGCGAGCGTGTGAAGCTTTATTTTTCTTAGTCTTGGTCTTGATCGTCTTCTTCCTCTTCCACTAGTTCCAATAAGTTCATATTAAGAAGTTTATCATGAAGAATAGCAGCATCCTCTGGAGGAACATCATATGTATAAATAACCTTATTTAATATTTGCTCAAGATACCTGTAGAATATTGATTCTAGAAATCGGACAGTTTCTCTTTGTGTTGGCTCCCTTACACGAAGTTGTTTGAATTTGGGTGTATCCATTTTTTGTGTTGGTTTACTTATAACGCTCTTAAGCCTTCAGTTTTTTAAGAAGGGTCTTGAGAGCCTAAACCTGTGGCGCATATATTAAGTAAGATATAATGGCAGAGTCTCAAGGAAATGAAATTATTAGCACAGCACAGACCCCCTCACAGAGTGAAATGGCACAGCTCTCCACTGCTATTCAGGAGTGGAAGCGGGTCCATGATGAGCTCGTGGAGCTCCGTCAGGATATGCGCGAGAAGGGGAAGCGTGTGAAGGTTCTTGAGTCGGTTATTATGCAAATCATGAAGAAGAATAATATTGGAGCACTGGATCTTCGCTCTAGTGGTGGTCGTCTTCTTTACAAGAAGAAGGCCAGCAAGACAGGCTTCAGTCCTAAGACACTCATGAAGCTTCTTTCGGATCACTTCAAGTCCGAGACAAAGGCTGCGGAGGTTCTCACATATATTACTACGAACCGCGAGTCCAAAGTTCGTGAGCTTCTGGCCTATGAGAAGAATGAAACACTTGACTCCGAGTAAGGGCTTATTATATATTGGATCCTTATAGAATATTATGTCCGGTCTTGTTTTATCTGCATGCCGCTCAGCTGTGGAGGGATTCTCTGATGTGCCACCAGTGCGGAAGCGTGAAGTATATGCTGATACACTGGCTGCTCTTTTAGCGTTTGTATTGGCGATTATACTACTCGCTTTTGTAGGAAAGCTTTTATGGAATAATGTTGTGGTGGACTTGTTTGAGTTTGCGAAGCCAGCTCGGTCCTTTTGGCAGATACTTGGGCTGATGGTATTCGTGTCTCTTATAAGGCCTTAAGTGGGGTGTTGGTTGTACTATATTATTTATAATATGTATATTATATTTATTATAAATATTATGTTGATTGATTGACTAAGTCCTCGGAGACGATTCCACTAAAAGGTTAAGAGACGATGCTGATGAACCAAATGATGTAACGCTATTTTGTGTCCGGTGTAGTGTTGGTTTTGTTGTAGTTTCCTCATTAAGTTTGACAGCATGTTTATGTGCTAAATCAGAACTCAGCTTAAACATATGTGTCATATTTTGAACATCTTCAGGGCTGAGTGTAATGGTTGTTGATACTGTTAGTAACACCTTGTCGCCTTCTTTCTCACAGTGAATATGTTGTGGGTTTGTAGTAACTGTCTTATAATTAAAAACAGCACTAGGTCTCTCATCATTTACAAACTCTTCCCATTTTTCCATGAGTTGTGCTGCATCACGATGCGTAGCATTCATATGAAATGAAAACCGGAACTTAGCAGCATGTATTACTGTCCGAATAAACTTATTATCCCTTACAGATGCTCTGATGATAGGCTTTGCTTGAGGCTCTGTCTTTGATTGAGAAGAGCCCATCTAATTATATTAATTACTGAGTATATTTAGGCTGTTCTCTAAAAAGCGCCAATCGAGGGCCCCTTATAAGGGCCTGATTCTGTTAGTGCAGGCGCAGCATAGGGTGATGGCTCACGCTCTTGGTCCTGTCCAGCGATTTTTGTAGCGGCCTTTGAGTTAAGGCACTGATCCTTTGCAACACTATATACATCTGCCCAGAGCGCAGAGAATGTAACTTCAGCCTTCTTCTCTTCTTGAGCTGTTAGGTTAGCAGCCGTACAAAGATGGCTTAATAGTTCAGTGCCCCGTTTCTGCCACTTCTCAAAAATGAGGTCAATGTCACGAGGAGGGATTGTTTTGGCTAAACATCTAGCTGTAGTTTCGCTGACCTGTTCAATGTCAGAGTGTGTGGAAAAATCCGGATATTTGGTCGCTTCCACAATTCCACTGGGGGACATCAGGTCTTTCTTTAGGCAAGCGAGTTTGCTGAGAAGTTGTGTAAATTCGGCGAAGTTATCTGCGCCGACTCCTTGTCCAGCTGAAGGAATACGCCCATCAAAAAGAGCATAGAGCTGCGCAGCCTCTGATGAAGTTCTCATACAGTCTGGCATTCCAGCACCAACTGCTACACCGCCAAATCCTTCTTTCTTAGGCATATCAGTGAAGTTGTCACCACCAAGAGGGCGTGTTCTGCTGTAGACCATACCATAGTAAACGAGAGCGGCGGCTAGAATTGATGTTAGTGCGCCAGCTACAACCCATTTCCAAGATGCACTTAAATTATACTTTACATGGCTGGCCGTTGCACTAACCGTTGACGATGACTGTTCTGCTAGAGCTTTCAATGCGTCCATAATTCTAGTATGAAAAAATATTTTTGATTTTTGTTATATTTATTCAAACAGTCGTGTCTGCTGATGCGATAACCTGCTCACACAACGAGCGCTTCATCTCAGCGGTCTTATACATAACACGGTCAATATTCCTCAGACCATCCATCTCGCCCTTCAAATGAATATGGTGAACCTCTACAGGCTTCTTCTGGCCATACCGCACAACACGCGCAACTGCCTGGTCCATAAGCGCGGCCGTCCACCAAGGGCTCATGAAGATGACGCGGTTCATGAACTGGAGATTTAGTCCAGTGCCGCCTGCGTGAATCTGAACGAGAAAGATAGTGGGCTTTGTTCCCTCTGCAACGGACGCCTTGGCTCCGTTGATCTGCCCTTGTCTTGCGCTCTGGTCCTGGCCACCATAGTACATAAATGTATTGGCTTCATCTCCGATGCGCTTGGCGAACAGCTCCATCTCCTCGCGGAACGAACAGAAGATAACCGTGCCATCCTTGTCTTTGGATTTGTGGATGAGCTCCATGACATGCTCAAACTTGGAGCAGCTATAGGTCCAGTCGTCCACATCATACGCAGGGTTCTTTGCCTTCTTGGAGTTGATGTAGACCTGCGGATGAACACTGATCTGGCGGAGACGCAAGAGGAGGACGAGGATGGCCATGGTATTGTCCATGCCGCTGCGCGAGCTGAGCCGCTTCCACCGCGATGATAGCTGTCCTTGAATTCCCTTATAGAAAGCGGCTTCCTCCTCTGTGCGGAAATCAATGTGGCTGGTGATGATCTTAGGGTCCGACGGCATTCCGTCCGGAACTTGGCTGCGTCTCCGAGCAAGCATGAGGTGCGGTGTGATATCCTGAGCAGCACTGTTGGTCAGGTGCGATGGTGCTCCGATGAGGATGTACAGGTTGGCGAGATCCTTGAGCTTGTTTACAACTGGTGTGCCTGTGAGAGCCCAGCGTGCAATGGCCTGGATGCTGACAAGCTGCTTGAAAGTCTGGCTCAGATGGTTGCGCGCCTTGTGAGCCTCGTCCATCACAAGGCGGTCCCAGGACTTGCTGTGCGTAGCTGAGGGACTTGCTAGAATACGCTCATAGTTCGTGAGGTAAGCAGCGGTTGTGTTCGGAATCTCAGGAGTGCGGATCAGCTTCCAGTCAGAGCCGTTCTGCTGGAACACAATGACACCTGCCTTCTGGAGGAGGTCGGCCCACTGGTTGAGAACTGCGATGGGAGCTACGATGAGTGTGCTCGGAACAGGGTTGTTCAGCATGAGGCCTACTACGCTGATAGTCTTGCCGAGTCCCATCTCATCCGCTAGGATCCCTCCGCAGATGTATGAGGGCTCCTCGCCTGTGAGTTCGTAGGGGTCATCCTCGTGTTCCATCATCCAGCGCAGAGCCGTCTCCTGGTGCGGCAGGTAGGTGAGGTCAGCGACTGCCTTCATTGTTCGTTCGGAGTGTGTAGAATGGGTGCCGCTCGCTCGGACGAGGAGGTCCTTCAAATTTTTCACACTGTAGAGCGGTGCGCTTAGTGTGACCTTATAAGCGAAGCCCACACAAAGCACATTAAAAAAGGCTCTTTTCTTTGTATTTGGTGTTTTGGGTTTGTTTTATTGGTGTTTTGTGTTTAGTTCTCCTCCAGCTTAGGCTCAGGCGCAGCGGTGTCCAGCTTGTCCTTGGTGGCGTTGTAGAGGCCGGCCCACTTGCCGCGGCTGCCGTCTGCGTTGCGCACCCAGCATGCGCCATTCTCCAGCTTGAGATACTTCTTGCCCTTGAGCATAAACTCCGAGAACTCCAGCGCGTCCTCGTCATCATCCTCCTCGTCCATCTCAGGCGGAGGAGTGGCCGGCAGGGCTGCGACCACGACTGCAGGAGCGGCTGCTGGCTTCACCTTGGGGGTGCGCGGCTTGCGAGCCTTCTTCTCCTTGGGCGGAGCGGCAGAGTCCGAGTCTGAGCTGGAGGATGCGGTAGCGGCACGAGCGGCCTTTGCGGCGGCCTTCTCCTCAGCGGTCATGGGAGTGTGCTCATACTCAGCCGGCATCTCGCCAGCGGCCTTGCGAGCCTTAGCGATCGCCATAGCCACCTGGCGGATCACCTTGAACTTCGCACGCTGCTCGTCGTTGACGCGAGAGTTGCCGGCCTTGTCCTTGGGGTCCGTGGCGGACCACTGCTCCCACACATCGTCCAGCGGGAGCTCCTTCAGAGAGGCCTCAACGGAGTCCACATAGGAGTTCCACTTGACGAGGTGGGGAGGAGTGACGCCCTTGGGCAGGGAGCCGACGCGCTTCTCCTTCTTGCCTGCCTTAGCCGGCTTAGCGCCAGTGGCCTGTGCGAGCACAGCCTGGAGCGCCTGGAACTGCTCCTCGGTGAGGGTGACGGTGCGGGTGGTGGACATCTTGGGATTGGTGGGAGGTGGGAATACTTTAGAGTGGATTGGACTTTAAAGCGTGCCTGGTTTGAGGGGGCCGGCGGCCTTCAATTTTTTTTTCAAATTGAAAAATTGTGCCTAGGCGTATAGGTGCGCGTAGTTCAATTTTTAAGTCAAATTGAACGGTTTTCTAGGGGCGCCTGGACGAGGCCTCCTGGGCTCTGGGGGAGGGGGAGGGCTCGGTAAACCCCCCTGGGGGTGGGGGGGTAGGCGCCCCAGAAAATTGTTCAATTTGAGAAAAAAATTGAACGCTGCCGGCAGCCCCCATAGAGGTTGTCTTAAAACTCAAACCAGGTACTAGACGCCTGTGTTAGCTTTCCAGTCCTCCAGTGAATCAGCCCTAAAAGTCCACCCACTCACTCAAGATGACTGTTTCCTCCCCCACCGTATGTGACTCCTGCGACTATGCCGGCCTCACTATCCAGTGCTCGCGCCACCCCCTCATGGGCGGCCGCAACCCCATGGCCCAGCTCGTCAAGGAGATGCACCAGGCGTCCCTCATGGGCCAGACCTGGGGTGACCTCATCTACGACCAGGAGATGGAGGAGCTCGCCGCCGAGACCCCTGAGCAGGCTGCCGCTCGCCTCATGAAGCGTGAGGCGGCCGACGAGGACGGCGCCGATAAGCTCAAGGCGTATGAGCTCCAGAAGCGCCAGAGCATCAACACCGATGCGAAGACTGGTGCCCTCAAGCGCACCTCTGGCCGCTGCTGCCGCGATGCGGAGGAGCCTGCTAAGTGGGTAGGCCCTCACAAGATCCAGGGCAAGCGCCAGGAGTGGGCAGCGACGGACCCCAAGGCAAAGTGTAAGCCGAGCAAGCGGCCTACTGGTGTGCCGGCGGATGCGATCTTCTGGGCGTATGGCTGTGAGCCCCACGCTAAGGGGTGCTGCCCCCACCTCCACCCTGGCGATGCCGACTATGAGACGGTGAAGGCCGGCAAGAAGCCGAATGTGGAGCGCCTGATGGCGAACGCCGTCTATCTAACGAGCAAGCCGGCTCCCAAGCCATCGCTGCTGAGCAAGCCGGTCATGATGGATGCCTGGTAAACATAAAACCAAACAAACTAAATAAAACCAAACAAAAGAGCCTTTTTTCATGTTGAGTGACTGGGTCCTTGTTCAGCCGCCAGTGAATGCCGCCGAACCACAAGTAAACTCGGCGCAAAAAATTGAACGGCTCCGCCGCCGCTCAAGAGGCACACTAAAAACCGAACAAATGGAGCCTGCCGCCGCACCACAGCGTTGTGAGTGGCGTGATGGTCGTCGCACTGGGCATCGTATTCTCGCTAACCAGGCCGGCTTCGTTTACCACTGTAAGCACGATGGAATCCATACACGGCGGTTCGGCTGGCGCTGCGAGAAGCACAAGAAAGCTGAACAGACGCGTATTCGCGATGAACAGCAACGCATGCAGGTAGTTGAAGCTCTCCGTGAGCGGCGACCCCCTCCTCAAAATCGTGTACAGGAGATTGATGCGGAGCTTATGCTAATGCAACAGCAAGCAGCTGCTGGACGCCCAATAGATGGAGTGCGTCTGCTTGATCTCGGTGCTGAAATACGACAGATGGGACAGCGACGCGCAGAAGTCTTAGAGAATCGCCCTCCGCCTGACACCCTCGCCGCCTTTGCAGCCGACACGCAAAATGTCCACACCAAAGCCACTGTAGACCTTGTTCGGAAAACAGTTGACCTTGTGCTCGCAATTCCTGTGCCAGATGAGTACCAGACACATACGCTAAAGACCGTCGGCGAGATTGTCTTGGCATGTAAGCTCTCCAAGCAGGCCGCCGCACAAATGTTCAGGCACTATTGTTCGGATGACTCCATCTACGAGTACGGCCCAGGCATTTACGCACGAATCCTCAACTCTGTTTGGCAGTTCATCATCAACTCCGAACATAAGGACGACCTCTGCGCTATCCTCCGCTCAGAAATGGAGGACAACATCAACATGTGCGCGCAGGGCAACCTCAGCCGTCTATGCAACATCCTGTCAGGCTATATGGAGTCCCTTGTGGTGGAGACGACGGCCGAGCAGCTCCAGCGCAGGATGGCAGAGATTGCCGCTAGCGACTCTGCAGACAAAACCACACAAGCACTCAAACTTCTCCAGGAGCTCACTATTCCCTCACAGGAATGGGGTGCGTGGCTGGAGCCGCTGCTGGCTTAAGGGGATGTGCTGCGAATAGATCCAAACAAACTTTTTTAGTGGCAAAAATTGTTCCGTGCGGAGCACCTAACTGTTTTTGCCACATAGTGGCAAAAATTGAAGCCTCGTGCTACCCAGAGGGTAGCAACACATTACCGCATTATCGCCTTATTGTCTGAGCCAAGATGACCGTGTCATCACCATTCTATGATATTCAACAAGTATATGGAACAATCCTAATTTCGACTAGAGAGCGTATCCTCCTTGTAAGAGGACGACGAAGCGGTAAGTGGTCATTCCCTAAGGGACATAGAGAACTACGCGAATCACCATATCAATGCGCAATGCGAGAGCTATGTGAAGAGACTGGTATTAGATTAACACAGGCTCCTGTTGTGGGACCGTGTAAGTTAGCTGCAGGAAGTTATTATGTATTTCAAACAGCTGTTGAATATACGCCATGCCCTGTGGATAGTAGCGAGGTAACTGAAGCTCGTTGGTTTACTATAAAGGAGATGGCTAGCCTCCCAAGTAATGTAGATGTAAGTGATTACTTGCGAAGAAATAATGTAAAGCTTCTTCCTAGTCGCAATATGCGTTATAGATGTTATTTGCCAACCACTAGTCTGTTGTCAGTAGATAATATCTAGATTGTAAGTAGCACACCAAAAAATTTTTTGGTTTGGTTTGGTTTGGTATATTTAAAAGTTAAACCTAAAAGGGTAGTTCTGGCCGTTCATGGTAACAGATGTAATCGGATAATCATCATCCAGCATCCAGTCGTCATCATAGGGATTGTCAAAGAAATCCTGTGGAATAATCACTGCCACATTATCTATAATAGCGACATTAATAAGGATGCATTCGTGCTCAATGGGCTTCTTCGTCATTAGATAGTGACCGCCATTCAAGTGCATCTCTACTGTGGTAGAATCCATAATGACCTTATAGGTATTGTTAGCGCGCGTGATGGTAATTGTGTTGGGCGACATTTTTTGGGTAGCGGCTACTGTGGGAGCTGTTAGGTTCAATTTTTTTATTTAAAGCACTTTCCATCTATCATTGTAAATACGAGCGCATATTCAGTTTCATATTTCCATTCTCCCTGATATAGGCTTTTGGAGTAAAACTCAACAGTGAAATCAAGACCACTGACACCATTGCTAAAGTCTATCCAGCGACGAATACCATCCTCAGCAACATTCCAGTTATTTTTAGAATTATGAATGATAGCCTTAATATAAGGCATACCTCTGCCATTTGGGAGTCCTCTAAGTAACAAACCAAGCATATACTGTTTCATTTGTTTCTTATCCAAATCTGGGTCTATATTCCATTCACGAGGAATATTGTTTTCAGGTAGATTCCACACGACAGTAGTAGTATTTTTAGGTATTTTATCCCTAATTGTATATTTCTGTTTCAGCGAGTCTAACCAGTTTTGTAGGTCTGTAATCATAGCCAACTGTAATGGTGTATGCTCGGACATCTTTGATTCGGATTCTTGTTCGGCTTCTTTGTTTTATTGACTGGCTAATACGGGGAGGGGCTTCAATTTTTCTAGTACATCTGGCACTGATAATAAAATAGTTTGGTGCTTCGCGCTCACACGCGTGTAGCCCATATAGGATATAAATCCTTTGTATCAAAATCTCCCCACTTTGCCGGCATATATATTTTCTTGCCGGCACTTCGTGCTGCACTGAAGTAAGCACCCCACCAACTATATGTGCTATTTGCGCATATAGCCCCACCGCCCACAAGACTCATCGCATATAAGGCAGCTAATGCACTTGTTTCACGAATAATATGGAATTCTAGATTAGGCGCCACTGTGCGGAAAAAAGGGACTAAGTTGGTCTCTGTATATTCGGTCTCATCGCTGAATACATAGATTCGCTTTACTAGCCCCTCATCTTGTAGAGAATGTAAACATTGGAGCCAATATCCCTCCAAATTCACAAAATGGTGTGGAAGAATTCTATAGTCCCCTAATCGAACATGGAGAAATGCAGCAGATGTCGGCTCTTGTATGAGTCCTTCAATCCTTCTTAGTTCACTTGCGCCCAATGCCGACTCCCAGTTAGGTGTAAATCCCTTATAAGGAATGTATAAGGGCGATTGGCGCCAGCCACGGAGGACAATATTCTGGGTGGCGGTTAAGGGGAGCGGTGGAAATGGTTCATATGTGGCGAATGACTTTTCTGGAATTTCGTGCCATTGTGCAGAGTCTGTTTCAATGATTGGAATTTGGGGAAATAATTTGGGGATCTCGTCTGCAGATGAATGGGAAGCTTTATAGCAGCGTGGTAGAAATAACACGAGTTGTTTCTTATATTTGTCGGCAGCGGTGGTGGCGGCGGCCAGTTGGAAAAGACGATTACCAAGACCGTCTGACAATGTGGGGGAGAGCCAGCCTTCTGTGGATGTTGCCATTATACTTTAGGGGCGTCAATGTGTCTTAGACTGTTTGGAGCCTTGGTGAAAAATTGTTAAGCAACCAAGTTGCCAAACTATTTTTTGTTTTATAGACAGAGTGTCTATAAAACAAAAAATTGAAGGCCCTCTCCATCTTAAAAGAAAGCACACATACCACACAGATTGCTAAGATGACTACAATTCGTAATCGCTTTCAGCCCCTATATATGGATTCTAGCAGTGAGGAGGAGACCACCGAGCCAGTTCGTTCAGCAACTCCAGCATTTGCTCCTGTTCCTGCTACTCCTGCTGAGATCGCATATGTTAAGACACTTGATGATGCCCTCAAGCAAAACGAGGAGCCTAACCGCTTTCGCATTTGGACTGGTACAGAGACCTCCACGAGATCGGTTGAACCGCGCACAACTGATTCAATGAGATTCCCATCATTCAAGGCAACACCATTCCCTCGTAAGCCAATTAAGATTCTTTCGGTGAATAGCAATACAGACTTCCCATCATTGTCTACAATGGCTGCAGCACTTCCGTCTACTGGTGAGCCAAAGGTTCGCTGGAAGGATAGTTTCGCAAAGAAGGTTGAAGATCTTCGCTTGAAGGAAGAAGCAGAAGGTCAACGCGCAAAGGAAGATGCAGAGAGCCAGCGGAGGCAGAATCTGTTTCTCATGAATACTCTTGCTCCTCGCTTCAGACGCAGAATTGAAGATATTATGCAAGAAGAGACTGAAGTCCAGGAGGAAGACCAAGATAATGTAGCATATTACCCTGAAGAGGATACATTCATTGCTGAACCAGAGGAGGCTTATGATAATACTCCCCTAGACGCAGATGATGAATAATAAGAGAAAAGAGGTAAATACCACGAAAATTTAATTGATAAATTTTTAATGTGGAAAGAAGACAGCTAGTAGAAAATGTCTACACCAGCGGTGATGTCTACGCTGTTTATGACAAATACTAATGCAAGTATACAGACCTCTTTTGTAGGTGTTCCTACAATAGGAACATTCTCAAACGGTCCAACCGGTCCATTAGGAGTTACAATACCTACAAATATTTTTGCGCACTTGAATCTTCCTGTGTATGATTCTGTTGCTCTCTGGTTGGACGCAGCCGACTTTGCTACAATAGGTCTCTCGGCAACAAGAGGCGCTGGTGGCTACTCCCAAGTGTCTGCGTGGTATGATAAATCTTCTAATGCACAACATCTTACTCAAGTGACAACCGCAAATCAACCTTATTATCATCCATCAGGGTTTAATGGTCGTCCTGGAATCCGATTTGGGTATAATAGCGGTATAACTTCTTTAGCGCGCACTGGAAATTTTATGGTGGGAAATAGTGAAATGACATGTTTTTTAGTATATAGAAATGAAGGGCGTGTTGGAGATGCGTCGCGCTTTGTTCAGGCGCCTGGAAATATAACTACTGCTGACGGTTCAGCGGCATATGATGGATTTTCTATAAAATTGGCAACAGGTATTGAACATACACGAATAGGAGGCACCGCAGATTCACGATTTTTATGGGCTGGAACCGTTGCTACAATGTTGAATAATTCATCATCAAATTCTATAGGGGGCTTATCCGCAAATACATTTGGCATTTGGCAAAATGGTTCTCTAGGTGCTTCAAATGTTGGAAATTCATTTATTAGAAGCAATTATAATTGTAGAAATCTTACAATTGGTGCTGCAGGTTTTTCGCCAGCACCTCCAACCCCTATAGGTCTCGTTGGATATATATGCGAATTTATTGTTTATACACGAGCTCTTAATGTAACTGAGCGACAAGCAATGGAGTCATATCTAACACAAAAATGGGCAATCACTTCAAATACTCCAATTCCTCTTGTAAATAATTTAGCTCTCTGGCTGGATGCGGCTGATACTGATATGCTAACAACAGTTTCACAAACAACAAATGCTACACCCTATATTAGTGCTTGGTTTGACAAATCCGGAAATTATCAACATATGCGCCAAGCCACCGCGGCGCGACAGCCTTTTTACACATCCAATAGTTTCAATGGAAGACCTGCTATTCGTTTCGGTTATTCAACAACCCCTGAAAGCTATGTTGGAACACAAATGTCCACTAGTGGTATTGATTTTATTAGTAGTAATGCTTCAGCAAATGCTACAACTAATTTAACAGCATTTCTTGTTGTTAAGAATGAAGGATTAAGACGTACAATTCTACATGCGACTGATCGTACTGGTGTAGGTAATCATATGCGAATGGAAGCAGGAATTAATCCTACTAGCGGAGCAATAGGAGGATTTATTGCCACTAGGCCAACTGTAAATGCGACTCTTACAGGAAATTCATTTCAACGAGAAGGCCTATATACAGTATTAGTGAATCCCTCACAAACTGCATCAAATGGAGGAATAACTTCTAACGCAGTTGGTCTTTTTTATAATGGCATTCTTCAAAGTACAAGTACTGATACAAATATTGGTTCTAATTTTTCTCATAGTAATTTAACACTTGGCGTATCAGGAACTGGTTTTCCTGCAGGTGGCGCTTATACAGGTTATATGGCAGAGATTATCGTTTATAATGCTACACTTTCCCTTACACAAAGATTAAGTATAGAGACTTATTTGACATCTAAGTGGGGTTTATCAAGTAATATATTTCCAACACCTTTTACTGTATCTGCGCGTCTTAATAATACTGTACCTGGCCCTTGTGCGTGGTTTGACGCATCTGATAGAGAGAGCGTGCTTCTTGGAACTGGGCCAAATGCTCAGAATAACTATGTCCAGTTTTGGTACGATAAGTCTGGGCGCGCCTATCCTATGAATCAGGCCACCTCTGGATCCAGACCTTATTATGACCCTATTGGTTTCAATGGCTTACCTACCATTAAATTTGGATATACTGGCGCAACATCTCTTGCTTTTTATAATAATGGTCCTGCTGGTAGTTCAAACTTTCTTAATAGCGATTTTATGTCCAATGATATTTCAATGTTCTGCGCAATGAAAATAGAAATGGATATTGCATCAATAGGTAATAATAATAGAAGTATATTTAGTGCACGTGGTGCAATCTCTGCAGATGATTATTCAGGTGATGGATTTAATTCTTTATATAATCAATCAAATCTTGTAATAGATTATACAAAGTTTAATCCTGGTAATTTTATATATGATATCGGATCTAATATGATTTTCAGTTTAGTAGCAAATACAGGAACATCTAATCTTGTGGGCGGTGTTACAGCATCAAATTATATTTACTATATAAACGGAACATCTGTTGGGACTGGAGCAATAAATCCAACTTTTGGATATTCAAATATATCAACATTGACTTTAACAATGGGCCAATATTTCGGGGGGGGACAAGTTGGCCGTTTCTCACTATCTGAATTCCTTATATACAATCGTGGTCTCAATGGCACGGAAAAATCCAATATTGAAAGTTACTTAAGAACAAAGTGGAATATGAGCAATACAGCTGCAAATGCAGCACCTTATCAAGCGGGTACAACCTCACAGCCACTTTATCTCAGTTTGGCAGCCTGGTATGATGCGAGTGAAGCAGCAACAATTGGCCTATTAAATACAACCTGTAATTATGTGACAAATTGGTACGATAAAACTGGGCGTGGATTTACATTGAATCAAGGCACTGCGATAAACTCTCCTTATTACAACCCAAGAGGTTTCAGTTCTCTCCCTGCGATTCAGTTTTCTGGCGCAGGAATAACAAGTCGCCCATCAGTATCCTTGCGAAATGGAAACTTCACAATATTTAATACAGGAGCATGTAATGCTTTGACATATTTCTTAGTTTGTAAATATGAAACTTCTCAAATTAATTTTGGACGGTTAATATCGTTTTATGCTGGGTCAGGTAATGATAATGGAGCACCATCAGGAAATATGCGTTATGCTGGCGGAACTAGTGGGTTTGCATGTGAAGGAGTTCCTAATATAAGTTTACCATCACAACCAGGAAGTAATGTTTTATATACACTTTCTATAAATTATACAAGCAACACTATTGGGCAAATTCCTGCTTTTACTTCACTTGGTTTTGTAAATGGAAGTTTAATACCAACTGCCTCTAATACAAATTCAAATCGCAGGTATCTTTCTACAACAACATTATCATTAGGAACGGCTTTTTATGATGTTGGAGTTATAGCATCAATTCCAGAGTGTTTAATATATATATCTACACTTGGAACAACCGACCAACGAAATATAGAAAGTTATCTAATGAATAAATGGTCAATATCAACACCTACTGTAACTCTTCCAGCTCCTAATACAATTTTAAGCGGTTTATCAATGTGGCTTGATGCTGATGATTACTATTTACTTCGCGTATCAAATACCTCGGTAACAAGTTGGCTTGATAAAAGTACCAATGGAGCAGCAAGCGGCTTTATTAATAATATAAAAGGCACCGGTCAGAATTTTCCACTATATTTTTCAACATCCTGGGTCACATATTCAAATGTTGTAAAACCTACAATTCGCTTTGATGCAAGTCTAAAAACAATAATTTCTGGGCAAATGGATCAGTCACTAATGAGAAATGCCAGTTTATCGCTATTCCAAGTAGGTTCTATTGATGCCGGCTCTGCTTCCGCAGGGCGTTTAATGTCGTTCTTAGATTCAAACATAAATTTTGGCACAATTACAAATGAATTCCAGCCATCAAATGTTGGTGGCTTAGCAATATTTGGAACAAACACAGGACAAATAAGTGTAAATAGGAGTTCTGCAAATAACAATAATTTATTAACTGCTACAGTTGGATGTAATATAAAATTCCAAATGAGTTTGTTAATAAACCCTACAAATGCTACTGTCGGTGCACTTTCAGCATCCAATTCACAATTTATTGTAAACATTCCATCAGGCACAGGAGGAACTACTCAAGTCTTCTCAAATCTGGGCGTATTTTTTGCAACATCTACTATTAATATATCGTCATTCGCTATTGGCGGAAGTGCTTTCAACGGTGTATTAAATACCACAGATCTCTTTTCAGGATATATGAGTGAGATTGTAGCGTATAACAGAGTTGTCAGCGCAGCAGAACGGCAGACTATTGAATCGTATTTACGCAACAAGTGGTTTTAGTATGTTCTAATTAGAATAGATGCCTATAATTGCATCTGGGCCAAAAAGAACAGATAATGGCGTTCAGTTGCCTTATTCAATGGCAAATATACGAAATATTGTGCCAAGTAAATTGAGTGGATTAATATTATGGTTGGATGCAACAGATCCTGCGACTATTACGCTATCAAACGATGGCGCAGTAAATCGAGTTATCTCTTGGCGTGATAAATCGGCTAGTAGTTCTGTTTTAAATCTTCCATCATTATATTCAAATGGGCCTGGTGCAGCATTTGCGTATCCTTTCCAGTCTAACACCACCACTACAATGAATACATTATTTTTTAGTACAGCAGTTACCGCTATTCGCAGTAGTAATTTAATTTGTGGAAACATGGGCTCCTTCTTTATTGTCGCACCGCAATTAACACGACTTCCTGGTGGAACTGGTAACATCAGTGCAGTTACGATTTTAGGTGGGCAAAACGGAAATACATTTACTGGTGGAGTTAGTAATTTTACTTCTATTGTTAATTCTGTAGGTGGCACTATAGGAGCGTCCATCGGAAAGTTTCGTAATTTTAATTTAGCATCAAATAGTGCTTTTTCAGGACAAGCAGCTCTTACAAATTTAAATTGTTATACACAGTCTAATTCATCTCTTTTAATTTGGTGCTCCAACTTAAATTTAGGTGGCGGCAACAGCTTCTTCAATGGTATAGGATTTGATAGAACAGTAAATAATTGGGGATTTAACGGACACATTGGTGAAATTGTAGCATACAGTCGTGCTTTGAATAGCGTTGAAGAATCCCAGATCGTAAGTTATCTCACACAAAAATGGAGTTTTCAATCAAATGTTCCTGGTGAACCGCTATATAATCAGCCACTTTACAACCCAACAGCAATACCTAAATTTTATAATACAACAACTGTCTTCAGCACACTTATGAGTTTCAAGTTTATTACTTATACACTACCTGTAGCAACACCATTCATTTGGTATGATGTAATAGATAGTTCTAATTTGGCAACAACATTTTTATCATTTAGTAATGGTTTTATACCAAATAACAATGATTTTGTTGGAAGTATTCGCGATAAAGGTGTAAGTAGTGCCAATTTAGCAACACCTGCTCCCTACACAAATCGTTATCCACAGTTTTCTATGTTTGGTCTTACACGCCATCCAACACTTCAATTTATAACAAATCAACGATTATATACTGGGGGTGGGGGGATTTCTTATACAGGTAATTCTTTTAACTTTTTTGTTGTATGTAATCTTAGAAGTAATGTAAATAATGGATTTCAAGTAGTATCTATTACAGAGACTGGTAATACTAATGCTCCCCCTGGAGTTCAAGGGATTGGACTCGGATTATCAAATGGAACACTTGGAGTATATAGAAGTAATTTCTATTTTAATACTCCTTATTCACTGGGTACAGATGTTCTTGTATCTGTATTTGTAAATGGTAGTAATACAACTCTTGGCGGAATTATTACATCAAATACATCCATGAATATTAATGGTGCCTGGGCGAATAATATATTAACTTTAACAAGAAGTAATTTTAATTTAGCTGTTGCTACAATGGGAGGAATTTCTGTTGGAGGTAATATAATTGGAAATATTAGTGAGTGGATTTGTTTCGCGAGGTCCCTTACAACAACTGAGCGAGTCGCAATGGAAAGTCAGTTACTTACAAAATGGCAAATTGCACGCAATGCTCCTGTGGTTTATGTGGCAACTGATGTGCCTGTTACGAGCGGATTAATAATGTGGTATGATGCTTACTTGCCGGCATTTGTGACAACAAATGCGTCAAACCGTGTAACTTCGTGGCTCGACCGCTCTGGTAATGGGTATCATATGAGTAATGGCACATTTTCTTCAAATCTTCCAGTATACAGTACAATAACAGCGCAAACGCGTTCTCTACCATCAGTTTTTTTCCAGTATAACTCATCAAATAATTACTCATATCTACAGAATTTTAATCTTCAAAGCAATACATATAATAATTTTAGTGTAATTTACGCAGGCTATTTTACGAAACCACGCGTTACAGGGGAGCCACGTGTAGTTTCATTTATTTCAACTATAAATACAGCTGATGATTTTATATTTGGACAAACATTAGATTCATTAAATCCTGATAGATCTCCTGGACAAAATATTAATTATACAAATTTAAATTTGAGCAATTTCGTTATTAAATCATCATTTTTGAACTTATCATCTAATACACAAGGAGCGATTCCTGCTTCAAATAATACTACATATGTAAATGGGTCAAATATAACTTCTAATATTGTAACAGTTAATCCAGGAAACTGGGTTCCAAAATTTATACAACTAATGGGTGCTTCACTTGCAAATGCTCCACAATTTGGCGGAGACAGAGCATCAGCAGGTTATTTAAATGAAGTCCTTATATATAATCGTTGTTTAGCTCTTTCTGAAATTACATCAGTTCATACATATTTGCTAAATAAATGGAATATTCGAAATCCTGTTGTTGCTAGTGTTCCTGTGAGTAGCGGCCTCAACTTATGGCTAGACGCATATGACCCTGCTCAAATTGTTCGCGATGCTGCTGGATCAGTATGGCTCTGGCGCGACAAGAGTGGATTTAATTTCCATTTTTCAAATGCAATTACAAATGACTCAAATCTTTTTCGTCCTACATATTCTACAACTGCAGTTGGGGGGCTCCCAGGTGTTCTGTTTTTTAGTGATGGTATCAATCAACGAACATCTCTCAGATGTTTGAATATATCATACCCATCTACTTGTAATTTGAGTGCATTTGTAGTATTTCAACAAAGGTCAAATGTATCCGCAAATGGTAGTTTAATCAGTTTCACTTCAAATACAGATATTGTTGATTCTAATTTCACAAATGGGTTTACTATATATCGTCAAGGCACCACTATTATCGATGTAACTCGCTCTAATAATATCCCTGACGCAATAGGGCTAAATACTGTCCCAAATCTTGTATCAGTTATTTTCAATGGTTCAAGCGCAGCAATACAAGATGTCAGTATTAGTAATGTTGGAGTAGGACGTAATGGAGTTATAAGTGTAAATTCTTCAAACGGTTCTCTAGAGGCAAATTTTAGATTCAATCAAGGTTGGCTAGGAACAAGAAGTAACATAGCAGATAATACAAGCTATTATGACGGCTATCTCAGTGAAATAATTCTCTACAATCGTACAGTTACTTTCAATGAGCGCCAGCAAATAGAATCCTACTTACTAAACAAATGGAATATCTAGAATTCAAAAGTAACAGTTAATGTTGGCGTATACATTAATTGATGATATATAAGACAGCCTAACAGAAATCTATATGATAAGATATACTCAAAATCCAAAGCACCAGATAGAAAATGTTTTAAATTATATGTCCCTCCTACAGTATAATCATATCCATCAAAATTTGGCAAAGGTCGTTCTATTTCTTTTGCCATAGATTCTAATTCACCTAAAATTAGAGAAAGATCGTTATTCATCTTCCAAGTAATAAATCCCATTCCTATGTCATTTGTATAAGTATCTTGTGTGCCTCCAAAAAATAATATATCATCACTTGATTGAATAGAAAAAGCAAATTTATATTCAAATCCTGTATTGAAATATGCGTAACGACCCATCTATATATATATATATATAGTAGTTATATTGTTTTAGATATAAATCATAGAGAATGTCTAGCACATATGGTTGTTTTTCATTACCAATAAAAGGGCTTAGTATTCGTCAATATGATATATATAAGAGATCATGGAATACATTTGATAAAATACATGGATATAATGCGCACGTAAGCACTATTGTAGGTTCAAATCCAACGGCATCAGTTTCCTATTGGAGATTTGCGAGTGGTGACGAAAAAGCGCAATATATACAAGGGCAGTATTTACATCAACAGGCGTATCCTGGTAGTAATTTTAACACTATTGGTTAACATTAGTAAATAAAAAAGATATAATTTATAGCATGTCTCTCAATCCTGTCTTTAATACGGAACAATTTCAAAGTGTTCCTCGTGGTAGTGTTCAGTCTAATAGTCAAAATGCCTCACAGATTGGTTCCGGTAATGCAGCAAAGACGATTTATATTAACCAGAGCACAATGAAGGGGTTATATGTTGCGCAGAATCCGAATGCGCCTCAAGGCCCTCTCTTTCAGTATAAGTCGCAGCAAGACCGAATTGCGGCTCTTCAAGGAAAATTTATTTTTAATGTTCAGTAACTTGATTCTGTGCTTGAACGACCTGGTCTCCTACTTGTAATCGCAGTTGCGTAAGGGCTTTTTGCCATTGCGCAATTTCGTTTTTAGGAAGTTTCAGTTGTCTTCTTCCTTCTGGGAATTGTACTCTTTCGAGTTCTAGTGGTTTTAGCTGCTGGATCGTTTCGGAGTTTCGGTTGCTGCGAAATCCGGTATGCGGCGATGCGCTCGTCAAAGAGTTCTTTCCAGTTAGCATTGAGGGTGACAATTTCAGTTGCTGGATTGTAGACTCCAAGTTCAACTCGGGGCTGGTTTGGGTCCAAACCATAGGAGTAGGCTCGCTGGGCTGAATCTGTGTAATAAGGGATTCCTTGGGCGATGACTCGCACCATTGGAGGCTGGTTGTGGCTGTGGGTGGGGTGTGTTGCATTCATGATAACTCTGGTTTCCTTATATGGGTTGAATGTTCTTCAAATTTTTAGTTGTGCCGCGCAACTGCTAAAAATTGAAGGGGGCTTTAACTCGTCTTGAGAGATAGATATATAATATGGCCGACATTCCTTCTACCCAGCCTGATGAGAAGTATGCGGAGCTTGTGAAGGAGCTGGAGACAGAGCAGGCACAGGAGGAGACACAGGAGCAGAAGGAGGAGCAGTCACAGGAGCAGGAGCAGGAGCAGGAGCAGTCACAGGAGCAGGCACAGGATGAGACACAGGAGGAGACAGATTATTCAGACAAGGAGCCTACAAAGCGGATTCACTTTGTTCACAATAACAAGGATTATACTCACTATGTTCTTGACTTCCTGGAGAACGAAGCAGCCTATACTGATATTATTCGGTCCTATGTGATTGATTCACTCCTTACATCACTATATCTTAAAGGCTCCGATGGAACCCTCCTCTCTCAGGCTGATGTTGTGACATCTGAATCAGGCGAGTATATTGTTATTGAGGTAAAGCGCGTATCTGATGAGCCTGTATCCTATGAGCGAGTCTATAGTTCTATTCAGTCTTGGACCCTAGCTGTTCTTGGCGAAGAGAAGTATAGTGTGAATGCTATGTTTGATCAGGTATTCATCGGTAAGAATAATGTGAGCCTCTGGCGCATCCTTGATGATGCGAAGGAGACAGATGATGCTGCTGAAGCCGCTCTAGTTGAGAGGGATAATGATCGCTTTATCAACAGCGCTATCTTTATTCTGCTCGTATTCCTTATTGCATATATTCTGCCGCTTGTTATTCTTGCAGCAATCCGTTGATAAACATACCATATTTCACCCCTCCACCTTAAAAACTAAATAACAAAAAAGTGCTCTTTTTTCTTATTTATTTTTATTTTTACTGTGATACATCTTCTAGCTTAGAAGTCATCATTCGTCGCAAACACCATCTTCTCCTTATCCTTCCCTACAGATGCCTTCGCATAGGTGCTCACACGCTTCTCAAAGAAGTTGTCCTTGCCCTCCATGGAAATGCGCTCCATAAAAGGGAACGGATTGCTCGCAGAATATGCTTTAGGGTAGCCCAGCTGGAGCAGCAGCCTATCAGCAACATACTCAATATACTGGCTCATCAGTTTCGCGTTCATGCCAATCAGCTCACAAGGGAGCGCCTTTGTGATAAAGTGCTTCTCAATCTTTACCGCATCACGAATGATCTTGTGCGCCATGCTCTTGCTCAGCTTATTCGTCAACTTGGAGTAAAGCAAGCATGCGAACTCACAATGGAGTCCCTCATCGCGCGCAATAAACTCATTACTTACTGTAAGGCCAGGCATCAGATTGCGCTGCTTCAGCCAGAAGATTGAGCAGAATGCTCCACTAAAGAAGATTCCCTCTACCGCCGCAAAAGCAAGGAGCCGTGTGGCAAAAGAAGCCTGATCATTATTGATCCACTGCATCGCCCAATCAGCCTTTTTCTGAACACAAGGAATCGTATCAATTGCACGGAGAATATCTAGCTTCTCATATTTATCCTCAATATAGGTGTCAATAAGGAGCGAATATGTCTCTGAATGGATTGACTCCATAATATTCTGGCAATTGTAGAAGAACTTCGCCTCAGGGATTTGAACCTCCCTCATAAAGCGCATTGCAAGATTCTCCATGACAATTCCATCGGAACCAGCGAAGAATCCGAGAATATATTTGATGAAGTGTCTCTCATTTTCTGAGAGCAGCTTCCACTGTGCTACATCCTTGCTGAGGTCAACCTCTTCAGCTGTCCAAAAGACAGCCATATGCTTCTTGTACATATCCCAAAGATCCTTGTGCTCAATAGGGAAAATCACAAAACGATTGGGGTTTTCCTTGAGCATGGGCTCTTCTAGTTGGGGCTGGTTAAGTGACAATTCCGAGATTTCGTCAATGCCACTTGAAGAGGCTGCTAGAGCAGGTGATGATGTAGGAGTCATATCCTTATAGAGCGTAGTGATGATATCGGTGGCCATCTTTGTCTGCTTTGCCGTAATCATTGTGGAGAAAATGGTTTATCCGTGAATTTACTTTGGGGGCGCGGCGGAATCAATTTTTATAAATGCTAAATAGCATGGGCCGCACATACAAAAGACAGAAAGGCGGTTTAATTCTTGGAGCCGGTGCTGACGGCTGTATTTTTTCAAAAAAAGCATTTCCCTGTTCAGATGATACTGATATTTCAGGCTATGATGTTTACGACCCTAAATTTGTAGCAAAGATGGTTCCAAAGAGTGATACTGAAGACAAAATAATTGCAATAGCGAAGTCTATTCTTACCGGCCCAGATGCAAGATTCCTTTTAACAAATTATGGTTCTTGCACTCCTGCTAACGATAGAGTAACTGATGCAAAGAAAAAGGCTGCCTTTGATGAAAATATGGGAACGCTAGAAGGTCAAATGCCATATCCTGATGGAAATGCATGCCAAAAATTAGCATATGAAGATCCATTAATTATCCCATCAAGATATAAAATCCTTGTAAATAATCGCTACAAAAATGATTTATATCATTATGTCTATATCAATGCAAGAGACCCAAATATTATAATAACAATTCTAAAAGCTATTATACCATTTTCTACTGCTCTTAAAAAACTTGCAACAAATAATGAAAACAAACTTATAAATCTTGATTTACATTCTGGAAATATATTTGTAAATTATGATGTTATAAGTGGACCCCTTACAATTGGCATGGCAGATTTTGGACGCTGCGTATATCATGATTCAACTAAAAGTATACTTATTAATAAGGACACATGGGAGAACTATTTTCTATCTTATGTGGAAAATCATGACCTATCTATTCGCTTTGTACATATACCATTTGAATGTCGATTATTTAGTCTATGTATGAGGAGTTTCGCCGATTTTCCTCCCCCACCACCTTATACTATAAACCATATTATAGATACAATGAAAGACTATATATATCAAACTCCAATATCTTCTCAAAGACAATCGACTAGATACACCGAATTTACAGATTCACCTGATCCATTATATTATATTAGTGAAAGAGGATTTAATATACTTATTGATACATTTAGTCCTTTTATCGCACATGTAATTGATTGGCCTTTAAGTCCCGCTTCAAAGAAATCTATGATTATGGACTTTATATTATATAGATTTAATACAATTGGGTTTTTGGGAAATCTTATCACTACTCTTTCACAAACTATAGAATTCCAAAATAACATATCTGAAATTACACGTGCAGTTGATGAATATATAGAATATAATAACAATATATTTAAGATAGATAATATTTCGCATCGCCTTGTAAAATTCTATTTTGATGAGTTATTGCGCCCTTATAGTGGTGATTTTACAGATATTAATGATGTGGTTAGAAAGGAAAAAGAATATAATTTTTCAGCTGCTTTTGCTCTTGCAATGGATATACATATACCGCCTGGCCCTCCTGTAGTTCCTTCTAGAAGACCTCCTTTACATCCTTCTCGTCTTCCCCCACCTGTTCCTGGGGCTAAAAAAGGTGGTCGGCGACGACAGCAGCGGAAGACTCAGAGGAAGAGGCGCTAAATAGATACTTTCCGTTTCTTCATATTATTAAGCACAACATAATATTGTGTGTCATCACCTGGAAGACGAATTTCCATTGAGTCCATATCAGTCGGCTTCTTTTTTAGGAGATATTGGTCCATGCTATTTGGATTTGTTTGAGGCTCTGGCTTCGGTTGAAGTTCTAGCTTCGCTTGAGGCTTCGTCTGCAAACTCATATTTGCCATCATATGTTCTAAATCCATCGGTTTGATTCCCTTATAGAATGCAGTCACTTTCGGATGAGCGCGAATTGCTTTTGGGTCAATATCGTGAACATAGAGCGATTCTAGACTCTTTGCGCGGCTCATTGCTACATATGCCTGACCATACTCAAATGTAGAAGCACTAATATCCACCAACGCACAATCCAAAGTAGACCCTTGGCTTTTATGGATTGTGATAGCATATGCAAGCACAAGTGGAATCTGGCTTCGCTTAACACCCTTCACTGCGCCATCATCTACATCCCAATCATGTGTAGAGATGGGTACAGGATGCGAACGACCCTTGAATAACACATTTGGCTCATAAAGTGGGCCAGGGCCAAACCCAGTAATGACACCGCGACTTCCATTGACAAGACCGGTCTCAATATCAATGTTTTTAATTAGCATAACCTGCGCATCAACAGCAAGTGTTAGCTCTGCTGTATATGCGGCCTCGCGATCCAATTTAGCGATTGCTTTCTGGACTGCCTCAGTATCCTTCTTGTTTGTTGCTACTGCAGAGTATTTCGTTGTTGCGCTGAATGTGTGTCGCTCACCCTTGAGTGCCTTCAGATTTGAAATATTAATAAAGTCTACCTCTGAACGCCGTGTGAATAGAAGAGATGGGCGAATCTTCTCCTTTTGCCAAGGGAGCCCCATACGCCCTTTCAGAATGGCGTGGCTCTCTGGACTTAGGTAACCTTCGCGTGCTTCCGAAAGAATCTTCTGAAAGACTGGGTCTGCCTGACGCATAATTTGCTTGAGCTCTACAATGTGATTAATCGTCTCTGACCATAGTCGAGACTCAAATACAAACTTTACTTGGTCTGAGCCCTTCGTAACAGGAGGTAGCTGGTAGAAATCTCCTACAAGGATGATCTGTATGCCGCCAAATGGCAGCTGGTTTCCACGCAGATTCTTCGCAATTGCATCAAGTTTCTCAAATAGTTCTGCTGTCATCATGGATGTTTCATCAATGATCAGAGCATGAGTGTCTTGCCATCGTGCTAGAGCCTTCTTTGACCGTTTAGCCATATGAATCAGCATTCCTACAGGATCTTCGCCAATACCAACTCCTGCCCACGAGAAGATTGTCTTTGCGCCTTCACCCAGAAGTAGCGCAGCACATCCTGTGGTTGCAGTAATCGCGAGAATCTTGCCATTTTCCTTGAATGAATCTGCAATCTTCCTAATTAAGAATGATTTGCCTGTTCCACCTTGTCCTGTAAGGAAGACATTGCGTCCTTGCAGAATAGCCTGTAGGGCTTGGGTTTGTTCAGTATTCATGTTGGTGCTGCGTTATAAGTTGTAGATTTTTGCATCAATTTTATTGGTTTGCAATAAAATATTTATGCTTCAAAGAAGCTGAACAATTTTTATTATGACACCGTGATAAAACTTTGCTCTACCGAAATAATTTTGGAAGTCTCCCCATAAGTCTCTCATAGCTTACTTCCTTTGTTTCTAGAGAAAAGCCAAAAGCATCACGCAAAGTTTCATTTAATAATACCCTATAAGTGATGGGGTCAAAGTGATTGCCATTTACAATATAATTCTCGAGTTTATCTATGGAAGTACGTAGAGTATCGCCTTTTTTATAACCAATTGCTGCGAGCAGAGCACGAGCCGGTTTTTTCGCCTTTGCTTCCACAATTAAATCAAGAATCGCATACTTTTCGCCTGTTGTAGCCTTCAAGAGTTCTGAAGCGCCTTCAACAAACATATCTGTATCTTTTCTGAGAGTTTTCAGAATCTTATGTATTTTATCAAATTCTTTTAGGGACATCGTCTATTATATAATACACAATAATGTTATAGGTGGTTTTGTAGAAATAACTTACCAATCCGACTCATAGGGTGATGTACTTCAATCATAGCAACCTTCGGTTGTGCGTGTGAAGCTGGGTCCTGTGCCCTATAGGAATAACGCCAATGAGGTGGTATAATAAGTAAGTTGCCTTTGCGTACAATTATATCAATATATTGGAGCTCCGTTATGAGCGGCGTGTCGGTCTTTGTCCAGGAATCAGGAAAAGTATTCTTCCAGGCGGACCCAGGAGGGCAGTATGCCTTCATATTATTGTAGAGAAGTGTGACAAGAATATCACCCTCTGTCGGCATTAATATACTTTGGAATGCGGTTGTTTGTGCTAAGCCCTGTGCGCCAATAAGCGCAAATGTCTGAACAGAAAGAAGCTGCCCATACCATGCACCAGTGAGCCCTGGAAGAATAGTATGTTCTGCCCATACTTGGAGACCCATTTCCTGTGCTATAAGTGCCGCACTAGTAGGAGCCTTTGTGGGAAGTACCATAGTGGAAGCAGAGCTCAAGGGAAATGGTTGGAACCCGTCATAAATCAAAGGCAAGGCTGCTAGACGAGAACCTGGCCGAATATCTTCCGCTGTCCAGAGATTTGGAGTAGTGAACCCCCTTACAACAATCGGCGAAAGTTCTGAAATTAGTTCAGTAACCTTTGTGAGGTCTCCATTTTCAGCTTGAAGTATTTTATATTCTGAAACGGCTTGTTTATAAAAAAATACATTTATAATAAAAATTGTCGCAATTAATATTATAAATTCTAGAAACATAGGAGCTAACCTTCTATTTCTTACTTGCGCAAGTCTGAGCGTCTATTCCTACGCGTTCCTCCTTTCATACAGCTTTTGAAAAGACCTGGCATGAATTCTTTTCGTTTAATGCATGCGACCTCATTAGATTTTAATGCCTTCTGAGACTTGTGCAGTAGCTTGTCGTTGGTGTCGTATTCTTCAACGCGCTTTATTCCTTTACCGTCCTTGATATTGACAATATTCTTGCGTGTCTTACCGTTCACACTGTGAACTTCATTGCTGTGATAAGAGAAAGAGGAGAGCATTCTAATTAGTCTTAGGTTTATGTATCTTCTTCTTGCTGGGTTTCATCGGGGTTAGCCCCCTGCGCCCTTTCACACGGAGAGTTTTTGAACGACCTCTTGCCTGGGATGGCTGCGGTAGGGACAGCTGCTGTGGCTCACTAAAGAGGCCCATAATTGCTTCAGACTTTTCTTTTGATAGTTCTCCATTTTCAAATAATTCTCTACTAATTTGCACAGGCTCTGGGGCCTCCATTATATAATTTGTAATTTGTGATTCACATAATTCTAAGTCTTCAGGAGCCAGAAGATTTACTTCAATACTTCGAAGAAATGCAAAAATCTCAATCTTCTCTTTTTCCGCAAAAATATGTTGACCACGAATCTTTTCCCAAACTTCTGGGAGAATATTTACCGATTCAATTGCACTCTCAAAATCTTCTAAATCCTTGAAGTGAATTGAAGGCTCTTGTTCAAATAGTTCACGAAGTATAGATATTGTTGAATAACCAAGAATCTGAAGAGCAACTGCTCTCTTTGGCATGACATCCTTACAGGAATATATTGAGAGCTCCATTATCTAAAGTTAGAAGCCATAGATATTTAGACCGACGATGACGAAGCCTTCGTGTAACCTTGACGAAGTCATGAAAAATATTTCAGAATACTAAAGGATTAGACCTATTACTAGTTAGACGCGGATGACTACAATAGAATTCCCATATAAAACTCTCACACTTAGTGATGAGCAGTATAGAATTGTGACCAGTAGTCCAGGGGAACATCAACGGATTCTTGCCAATGCTGGTTCAGGAAAAACCACAACAGTTACCGCACGAATCGCACATCTTATAACACACCACGATGTTTTTGCTGAGTCCATATTACTTGTCACATTTTCGCGGAATGCCGCGGAGGAGATGTCCAAACGAATCAAGGCCCTTATAGGAAATGTTCCCATTTGGTGCGGAACATTTCATTCGCTGGCTTACGAGGTGCTGAAGACCTATGAACCGACTCTCGTGCGAGACCTCTTTTTTGTGGACGAGCTCCCAATTCGTTGGAAAAACTGGATGCTAACGGAAAAAGGGCGGCGATGGGTCGGTCGCCTCCGATATGTGTTTGTGGACGAGTTCCAGGATATTAACGCACAACAATCCGGACTTCTGGACACAATGCTCCATCCTTCCGCACGAATCACAGTTGTAGGGGACGATGCGCAGAATATCTATACATGGCGCGGAAGTGATACAGGATTTCTATTGAATTTTCACGAACGATTTCGGAAGCTGGCCGACTATCAGCTCAGAAACAATTACCGTTCCACGGAGTCAATCGTCGCAGTAGCAAACAGCGTTATGCGGTATATTCCAACACTTCCGTTCAAAGAGCGAATGGTTGCCGCACGAAAAGGTGGGCTCCGTCCAAATGTCCACTTTTTCTACAGAGGCTGCGACGAAAGCGCATGGATTGGGAAACAGATTCAGGAACTTCGTGCATCTGGTTCACAACAAACAATCGCCATCTTGTCGCGCTACAATACGGATTTATACCGAATGGAAGAGTCACTTCTCAAACAGGCGATTCCTTGTTCATATCATAATAGCGAAGAAGAAGCCGGTTCAGCGCCGTCTCATACAGTTACACTGTCCACTTTCCATTCAGCAAAGGGTCTCGAATGGGATGTGGTGTTTTGCATGAATCTGAACGACGACATTTTTCCCAGTCGCAAGAAGAACGAAGTGCTAGGAGAACGCCGCCTCTTTTATGTCGCCATTACTCGTGCTCGCTACCAACTCTTCTTAAGTTATTCGAACAAAGAGCATGCACTTTGCCGTTTTGTTCGTGAAGTCACGAAAGGCCTACTTATATATAACGGAATTGCTCGCTATGCACTCAGCGACGAAGAAGCCACAACTCAAACACCAACTGTAAGGGACCTCATAGGGATTATGGACGGAGAAGATTTTGTTCGGTTTCGTGAAGAAGGACTCATACCTTCGTGGAAGGTAGACACTTATCAAATGGCTGGAATCGGCGAAGGATGGCGCATACCTTCATGTATTCTGAAGCACGAAGCCACGAAGTATTTTGATGGCTTTTTGCGTCTCTGGACACGTTATATTGTTTGCTCAAAAGATAAGCTCCACAGCTTCAAGGATTCCCTTATAGAAAAGTTGATATTTACACTGCGAATCTATAATGAGGATCGCCCTTTCTGGGAAGAGTGGCAAACGGAGATATCTGCAATGGTGAAGTATTATTTTAAGGATACACCTAAGGCGATTCGTTCAGTAGAATATAGCGATATTCTTGAATGGATGAAGATGCGTGGGCTGGAGTGGGGTCAACAAGAGATTATTTCTGCGATTTCTATTATGGGGAAGATTCGTGGACAATTGGTGCCACTACGAATTATTAATTACAATATTGAGGATTTCCAGATACAGCCAGCGCGATTCATTATTCCTACAGAATGGAGGCCCAGTGTATTAACAGCATGGCAACGAGTTGTAGGGGGTTCAAAAAGTGGAGTGCACTGGAGCACAGTTCTCAAGGACCTCTGGAAGTTGGCGGCGTGTTATGAAGTTGGCGAAGGACGCAATGCAGTTTTATATAAGTGTGAAGATATTGGGGGTATATTGCTGGATTCTTTGGAGCTTTTTGAATTCTTGAGCCTTAAGGAGAGGGAAATTGGACACTGGCTCCATAATGTGGGGTCCGCTTTTGGCCCAATTGAACTTATAGGGGAAGGGTTGCGGCCATCACAGATGGATTTGCTTATTCATGATGGCCTATGGAGCACAGAAACCGGTATTAAGATAGCTGGTTTAGATTTGTGGCTTGAATGGGCTCTGCTGGGTTCACTCGCACGGCGCGCAGGCTTTCCTGTTCGTCGTGTAGGTGTGTGGCAACCACTACAGGGGATTCGTCAAAGTATATTTTTGGATGAAGGCTGGGATAGAAATGCTGATACAATTATTGGACGGCTCCTTGTGAAGTTTTCTAATCGTAATTAGCCGCCTTTAACGCAGCTGAGAATCCTTATAGCGCTGTTGTTTTGTCGCATTGTTAAACATGAGCTGGGATCGCTGGATATTTTTACTATCAGCCTCTTGTCTGCAACTATAGGCTCCAGAATTTCCAACTAACGCACGCGGCATGGCGAGTTCACTCACCATTTTTGACGTAGGAGCTCCATATTGCGGCACATTAATACCAGCAACATACATATCACCTTGCTCATTTGTTCGGAATTGTCCATCCTCACAAGTACCAAGAGGGCGATCAAGTCTTCGTAAGAGTGACTCATCACCAATTGCAGCGGCATAGCGTCCAGGAGGATAGAATGCTCCACCAGGACCGAACACCATCCCAGCCGGTGGTAAGGGCGCAGGCTCTTCTGGACCACTTGTGGTATAATTCATACAAACCTTTACCCAAGGACGGAAATCAGTGGGTAAAGGTTGTGCTGGACCCTGAGGCACAATACGCCTTAGCATTGCAGTGGGGTCCCAGTGGCTCCGTAAGCATACTGCTGGAAAAAAAGGTGTTGTCGTAGATGACTGTATAGGATATGTATCAGATGCTTCTGCTCTCATGGATCCAGAAGATCCCTGGCGACCAGTGATACTATCAACAAAGTCAACTGACATTCTAATAGATGCTGCTAACAATCAGGGTGTATTTTTTTAGACCTTTCTTATGGTTTTAAATTTATAAATGTAGATGACTGGGTGGCTGTATCCAACATTTCAGTAATTTGTAATGTAGCATTCCAATCACAATCTTTATTATCAATAATATTACCAGCAGTGTCCGTTAATGTAAAAGAGAATTTATCAAGTTTCCCTATAGGTGGATTGAATGAAATTGGATTCATAATAGCAGTTTGAGCGTATCCTCCAAATGTGGTAAGGAATAACTTCGTATTATACTGATTGACACCACCTGTAGGTTCTCTTGACTCTGCGAGATTCTCTTTACCAGATATGTCAAGCTTATTCATATTGAATTCATCATTGAGACGCACATATACATAATCATCTAAAATCTTGAAGAATGTGTTGCCTCGCGCTATTGTTGAATATACTGTGTCTTCTTTTGGATAGCCCAAATTCCAGCCAATACCCCAATTATCAAGCTGTTTTCCAATAATAGGATTATTACCTGAATTGAATAATAGCGAGAATAATAGAGGATCGTTGTAATTTTGCCGCAAGAGAGCCGACTGTGGAAGAATATTCTGCAAATCTGTTATAATAAATTGGTTAATATTACTTAGCGCATTATTATTAATATTAGTAATAAGTCTATTTAATGCAGTATATTGGTTATATATATAGACAAATTGATCATAAAAGTCGGCAAATCCTTGCCAACCGCTTGTAATTGTAAGATTTCCACTTGATTGACGGCTACCACTTCGTGTAATTCGCGTAACAACTGTAGTAGTTGTTGTTGTGCTACTGCTGTCCCCATCTGCGGTTGAACTACTGCTACCTGTTGTTGTTGTATTACTGCTATAAAATGTTGTATTACTTAGCCATATTCTGTAATAAGTACTTGTGGGATTCGTATTATGTGTTATTCCAGCAAATGATGGAATAATATTAGCACCATATGTACGGTTTCCAGTAAAATAGTTGTCAAAGTTAATAAGAGAAAACGCATAAAGAGGATTAAATGTGTAGGGAGTGATTCCATTATTGCTCGTAAAATAGTTGCGCACAATAGAAGTTTCATTTGCCATATCCGAAAGAGATACAGACCGGTAATCATAGCGATTTGGCATATAAAACCGAACCATTGTCTGAAACTGTTCACTTGGTGTATAACCGCGGATTGCTAAATAGTATGTTTTATCTGCCTGAAGGGGGACATTTGGAATATAGGAATTAAATTGGAATCCTCTGAACTGCGTATCAGATACCAGATAGTTTGACCGTTGTTCATTTCCCCAACTACTGCCAATATCTGCTACTAGATTTGATATATTATTATATACAAACATATTTGTGTGGAAATATTCTGGCGGCTCAATATTTGTTAAATCGGTAATTGGTTGCTTAGCGTTTCCAATCTTATTAAATGTAATCTTCATTGAAGGGTAAAAGATTTGCCACGCAGTATTTATAGTACCATCAGACTTATAACGGTAACCATATATATAGGGGGCATCATTTCCAATAAGCCATCGTGCGCCATATGTAGAATTTGCAGCTAAAGAGGCAATTGGGGTTGTAAATGTTTGAGAAGATAATTTAACAGTAGCTATTAGAGTTATATCATCTAAATATACTTGACCCCAACAGTGATTACCATTATTCTCAGCTAGTATATAATATGTCCTATCTGCGTTAAATATCATATTAACAAAGTTTCTATAGTTTGATGTGTTTGCAGGGCCATCAATAGTATAGTTCTTAAATGTGTATTCATTTGTAGGATCATTAAAGAATAAAGACAAATTAAACTCTACAATGTTTGTAGGACTTTGAATATATAATTTAGTGTTATCAAAACTATCCAAATCAAAATATAAAGGTACATTTGATGAAATTCCTGCGTCAAATCCTGATAAATTTAATGATATAAATTCAGTATTCACAATATTTGGAGTTACATATAAGGAATAATTAGAAGTTACTCTATCTTGTGTATTATATATTCCATATGGTAGTGCATTTACTTGTACTCCAAAGTTATAAGTAAATTGCTGAAAATTCAACACTGTTTCATTTGAAGAAATTATATGTGTAGCACTTGTTGGCAAAGTATATATTTCTCCACTATTAATAGAATAAATCTTGAAATTTAGTTTATTTGTTTGTGAATCATTTGATGATATACCCATAAATATAATACCCTGTACTGTAAGTATTGTAGGAACAGGTGGGCCTATTGAGTAATATGTATATACCATATTATTATTTGTCGCATATGCCGCTAAATATATACCATCCCCTATAGGGAATATTTCATCTATAGTAATATTAGCAAAGTTTGATAAGTTTCTTAGTCCATATCTTGTATAAGTAAATATTTTGAAATACGAGTCCAATGTAACTAAATAGTCAACAATATTAGCGGAAATACTTACTGGCGGCCTTTGAAAAGTATTTGTCCATGTTTTAAAACCTATATCATCGTTTATAGGATTTTTTATATTTAAATAATGTAGTGCGGTTGTGGTCATTGCCATAGATTGCTCATATTGAACTTGTGTAATATCATATCCATATGGCAAGGTCTTATAATTAGGGTCTGCTTTATTTGATAATGGAGCCGGCACAATCACCTGTTTATTATTAAGAGGTCTGTTTCCATCAAAATATGTGTTCGCCGCTGTTGGGGTCACAGAATAATCTGGAAATGGAACAATACTTCCTGTAAGCTGGTCAATTTGTGTTACTTTTTCGTTTTCATCAAAAGCAATCGCACTACATAGATATTCAGGCTGATTTAAGAAGATTCTTGCGTTTTGCGTATAACCTGATATTGAGTTCGAAGATAATGTAGTAAATGTATAATAAGAACCATTTTGAGAGTGACTATCTGAGAAGATATATGAATCGATTAGTGGGTCTCTAGTATTAAATTCAGTAGAAAAATTATTATTACCTGTCTGATCTGGTAGATAATATCTTCTTTGCGTAAGAACTAATTTTACAATAGCATTTGATAATGATAATCTATATGAATCTGTATTATTAATATCACCAGTATTATAAATACCAATATATTTTATATTGGAATTCTGGTTTGTTAATTTTCTCATTAGTGCACTATTAAATGTTAATGACCGAATATTCCAAATACCATCTTCTGGTAAAAATGTAAATCCGCACACACCATCCATTAAAGATAATTCATTATTTTGGTCATAAATATATCCACCTATTGGCCCAGCTGTTGATGTATCAACAAATGGTTCCTTAGGAGGATACTGGGCATCATCTGTATTAATTACATCTTGATTAATACTTGGCCCAATAAATATTGAATCATACCAATTTACAATCTTATATTCTCGGTTTTGAACTACACCTGGAGTATATGTATTATATAATGGTGCAATTTGTAAAACATTTTTAGTATTACTGTCAAAATATGTTTGAAGAATAGTATTATATGAGGAATTATTTAAAAATGTAGCACCATTAGATGAAATCGGGTCATAATAATTATTGAAACTTAAACTTGTTTCGTGGCTATATTGAGAAAATGGTCTATAGTCCGTCAAATCTGTGCTATAACCATTCGCATCATATCCGATAGCAGGACCGTCATGCGGAATTGACGCATTATTGGAATTATCATCTGGAGAGTAGCCCCATAAGTCGCTTGAAATTGGTAAACGAATATAATCTGGGTCATATATTGATGCATAATTAAAGTTAAGACCAAAATTTATTAATTGTGTTGGATTTATAGTAGGGTCAAATCCATAAACATTCTTTGTGAAGACTATTGGTTGGGCCTCAGAGAAAGTAATAGTAGGATATGTATTAAATATAGAAAATACAGGTGTATCAGGTCTTAATATAAAATAATAGATTTCTCCTTCATATACATTCCATGTAATGCTTAGATTATTATTTGTATTTTTATCGACAGCATTACTTTGTTTATAATGAAAGCGAATTTCATTATAGGGTCGGCCAAGATCTGCCATCAAAGCAGCGCGATCATGATACATGAATAAATAGGTGTTATTTGGAAAATTAGTTCCAAATGATGCAGTTACTGAATATTTTTGAATTTCTTGCGGTGTTGAAGTGCCAACAACAGGTGCCTGAAAACTAAAAATAAGCTGCTTCAAATAAGTGAATCCAGAACATATAAGAGTTGGGTTGGAATGTGTAATTCCATATGTAGTAGGCCCTATAACTGTAATATTGCTATCCCAGATTCTTTTGCTTACAGGTATAGAAACATCAATTGGTTGTTCAAAATTTGTATTATTAATATATTCATATTTATAATTAAATGCATTTGATATATTTGACGAGTAATTTAGAGAATTGTATGCTGTATATCTATACTTTAAAGGTCGCGACATAGTTTCAACTTCAAGAGTCTGGTTTACAATAGATTTGAATGCAATAATAGTATATTTCTCAGCACTTACAGGTACTAAAATATCTGCTGAATGTGTCCGCACATCAATATTAATATTTGATGTGCTAGGCGAAACAAATTCTTGTGAAAAAAATTTTTGTTCACGAACACTATAAAATTTATTTAAATTCAGATTACTATTAATATAGCTTGAAGTATTTGAAAGTGGATTCCCAGTATTTAATGTGGGCCAATAATTTCTTGGTGGTGTTACTTGTAAAGAGAAAGTATTAATAGGTGATGGGCGACTTTGTAAGGATACTAATGAGAATGTTGTCTGAATATTGGAAGCATTTGTTCCATCTCGTACAAAGATTTGATAGTCTGGAGTAGCTAAATAATCAACTGTATATGTTCCATAATTAACTGCAAATACCTTGGCGAGCTGTTGCTGCAGATAATCGTACATACTCAATAAGGCCGCATTATAGTATTGAAGTGTATTATTACTTGTGCCATACTGAGCAGCAGTAATATTATTTGCAAGAAGGGCGGCGTTAAAATATGAATTATACTGACTTGTAAGTAAATTTACAAGAGATGAATTCAGATTTGGGGTAGTCATTGTAATTATATTATATGTTGTATCATAACTAACAACATATTTATTAACAAGAGCATACTTAAATGTGTGGAGGTCACGAAATGTATCTAAATATGATATATGCGGTATAACAATATTTAATAAATAAGTATCATTTAATCCTCTGAATGAATAAAGCACATACTGTTTATTAGTATCTGATATAGACGCTAAATTTGTATCATTATAATTCAAAAGAAGAGCATATTTTAATACAGGATAGTAATACGCAATCTGCATTTCACCAATTGTAAATGTTGTTTTATTTGCATACCGATTCGCAAAAAAAGTCTGCGTTACATATGACTTTGTAAGGGTAGGTGGAGATACATAAGTTCCGTGTAAAATATCAAAAAAATAGTCTCCTACTTCATTGAAATTGAGCGCCAAATCTCCTGTAGAATTGAATTTAAAGGCAAACTGCTGAAATCCTCCAGGGAAATCATAAAAAAGAGGGTATAGATTTAACTGGAGATTCAATTGTGAAATAAGAGAATTAATATCATAGGATCCAGGATTAATTATTATAGGAAAACCTTCTGGATCACTTGGATTTCTATTAGGAAGTATACGCTCTTTTTCATTTACGAAAAACTTGATATTTGCTTTATCTGCACGGAAATAGTAGAACGAACATAAAAGGCGAATCTGACTGAACTGAAGATTCACAATGTTTCGGTATACTCGTGGAAGTCGTAACACAAGATCTGTGGGTTGAGGATATACTTCAAAATCGCGGTCGCGACTATTAAGAAGAATAAGGGATTGAACTGCGCTGCGTCCTGTTTCAAACTTCGTAACAGGATATTTATCATTAGAGAAATGCGGCTCAGGATTATAAGGAGAATAAAAAAGATGACGATTTACATAATCTTTTCCATAATCTAACTTCATTATCTCATTTGAAAATGATACACCAGCTGACCTCACAAGTAGTTTTGGGTCTGGAAGTGAAAATGCGGATGAAATACTTGATGATGTATATATTGAACTCGTCGTAGACTCATCTGATTCTGAATCCGACTCGTCTTCAGAATCCGATCTATAGGGTCTATAATAGGGGGGCTGGTACTTAGCGTCCCTATACATCTGCTAATTGGTGCGCGATGATTTTAGGTGTTAGTAAATTAAACTGGTGTGAGATTGTAATAAAGGGTGCCTGTAACGCTAGCAGGTGTTAAATCAATATATATAGGAAACATACTTGTGTTAGTTATATTAGATGAGCCGATTGTAAGGGGGTCGACATCGTATTTTATATTGTAGTTTGGTAATAAAGTTATTCCTGAAAAGACACATGAATCATCTACAAGTGTAGTATTCCACCATGCACGCAAACCATTCTCTACTGTTGGATCTACTGATATTCCTGTAGATCCAGTGTATAGTGGGTATGTTACAAAATATGAAGCAGGTGAATGAATTTCTATATATGCTCCAACAGGATTCACAGGTTTTGAATTATATAATAGTAGATTACATGAAGAAATAGAAAGCGGAGCACCCATTAAATTTAAATTAGAAGTATTTATTTGTGTAGCATTAATAGTTGTTGTTGTAATAGTGTTCTTTTCTATGAGAGTATTTACATTAGGCGAAATATATACTATTGATGTATCTCTTATATCAGTATTAAATAAAAACGTATAATTACTCAGCCAAGTTAAACCATTATCTGTTGATTTTATTAATGTATTATTTGTACCATCATTTGTACATGTTGCATAAAATGTAGAATCAGTCACATATGTAATAGTTTGTATCTGAGTACCAGTAGGAGCAGTATAATAGTTAGAAAAATTTGAACCATCAGAACTTCCATAAATCAGGTTCCCCCCTCCTGCTAACCAATGACCATTACCATATGAAAGTGCTCCTGGTACTTTTCCAGAAAAAAAGTTACCAGTTTCATCAGTTGTTAGATTATATGCTACTATCCAATCAAGACCATTAATACTATACTGAATTGAGTCAAAATTAGCATCATTACCTATAGCAACCCATATATTATTTCCATAAAGAACTTTAGTTGCACTTGCACTAAATCCACCAGTTTCTATAGGATCAAATTCATTACCAATAATATTGGGACATTGTCTCAAATTTATAGAATCACCAAAGTCACCGCCTAATATCCAATAACTTCCGTTATATGCGCCACAATACAATGATGTGTCTATTAAGCTAATTTGATCCCATATTTTACCATCAATGCTCCAACTAATAGTACCACCCGCATTAGCATCACTAAATGCAACCCATTTACCGTCTCCATAGGTTATAGCATTTATAATGGGTGCATTAGTAAATGTAAAATCGTCATTTTTAGTCCAAGTAATAGCATTACTTGAATAATATGTATAACCTCCAGTATCGCCTCCTGCGATCCAAAGACCTCCATGATGGTATATTGTATATATTTGTTCAGGATCAAAATCAAATGTAGTTAAATTTCCATTTAAAGATGTGTATATATAAGTAGAACTTGCTACATTTATAATAGTTTGAGGAACATTATTAGAACCAAAACTAATATTAGAGATATTTATTATACTATTATAATTAATATCAACATTTGATATAGCTGCATACGAAGCCCAGTTAGTTGGGGCGGCACCTTCGCCAGTAAATACTGTAGCCCCAATAGTCAATGTACCATTTAGAGTAATATTACAAGCATTTATTATACTATTATTGCTCATATTAAGATCTTGAGTTGCCGCATATTCTGCCCAGTTACTTGGACTGCCGCCACTACCTGTAAATGGTTCACCATTTAGACTATATGATTGTGCATCTATATTTAATATATTTGATATATTATAATTGCTCATATTAAGATCCTGTGTTGCTGGATATGATGCCCAATTACTTGGGGTCGCAACAGCACCTTCCCCAGTAAATGCTGTTCCTCCAATAGTCAATATACCAGTTAGAGTAATATTAGAAGCATTTATTATATTATTATTGCTCATATTAAGATCTTGAGTAGCAGGATATGATGCCCAGTTAGTTGGGGCGGCACCTTCACCAGTAAATACTGTTTCTCCAATAGTCAATGTGCCATTTAGAGTAATATTAGAAGCATTTATTATATTATTATTGCTCATATCGACCTCATGATTTGCAAGATATGTTGCCCAATTACTTGGACTGCCGCCGCCACCGCCTGTAAATGGTTGACCATTTAGACTATATGATTGTGCATTTATATTAGATACATTTATTATATTTTTATTATTAATATCAACATTATCTGTTGCAGGATATGTTGCCCAATTACTTGGACTGCCGCCACCACCACCTGGTGTAACTATATTACCGTTAATTCTTAAGGTGCCAACCATAGAAAGATTACTCAAATTAGTTATTGTATTACTATTCATATTGACTCCGCCTGTAACATTTACATTATTTACAGTCAATATATTACTCACATTTATATTTGATACATTATTTATATTATAATTACACATATTAACATGATTATTTGCGCCAAATGATGCCCAATTCGTTGGCGGTGGAGCAACAAGTGAACCATCGCGCCTAAATTGGTTATTATTTACAGATAACAGCGAATTATTCCCTGTAACAGTATCACGAAAAGTAATAGAACTAACGGTCATCGCATCTACGCTCCCAAATATCGGATTTGCAAAAGCAAATGTATTTAATATATTCCAAACAGGTTGAATATTTCCTCCACCCATATTTTTAACACCAGTATAGGATACTGTAACTGCGCCAAATGGTTGCCGAATTTTTAAACCATCTGGTAGAGCAACTCCTGTATCAAATATTGCACCTCCAACAGGTGTAATAGTAATAATATTACTGCTACTAGCCGCACCTTGATTATCACGAATTGTTATGATCTGCCCTACATTAAGTCCTCCTGGTAGATTAACCACTGTATTAGGGTTATCCGCCGTATTTACTAACACCAAATTTGTATTAGCGGTTACTGTTGTCGCCATGAATACTCTATCTTTACCACCGTCTTATAAATAGTTTAGACCCACACACATACTTTATACGGTGTGTTTGCCGCCGCAAATCTGTTCTATACAAAAAAGAAGATAAGGGGGATATGTCGACCACAAATAATAATCCCTTCCTTCTGAACATTATTCCAACAGAAAATACTATAACCGCTGCATCTGGCTTAGATATATTTGCTACACTTCGGACTGATGTGACCAATATCCAACAGATGGTGATTTTCGACGAAAAACGAATCGCAGTTGATACAATAAATGCATTCAATAACACCCAAGTTGAAATAATAAATAATGTAAATATTGGGTCATCACAAACTAATAATGTACCAGATGCAGAACTTACTGTAAATGGACTCCCTGTTGGAAGTTCTATAGATATAACAACAATTACTACAACTATTACAAATATACTAGCAAACAGATCTATATTATCAAATAATCCATTAATATTGGATATATTATCAAATATACAAAATCTTTCACAAACTATAGGAAGCGATCTTTTACAATCAAATACATATGACTATACATTTAAACCATCATCAATTGGCGGCACTGAAATTCGCGATAAAGTCATCGGAAACCCTGATACAATAACAAATGCATTCACAAAAGTTGATAATTGGCTCTTCACAAATATGATTGCGCCACCACCAGTATCCCTGTTTATTGGTTCAAATAGCACATCTACTACATGTAAAGTTAGTTTTAGTAATCCTTATCAATTTCTAACTGGGTTTCTAGCTGAACCTTTCCCTTATATAAGTGCGTTATATATTAATATAAGTAACGCTGATGGCACATTTTCATTAAGTTCAAATATCAGCACTCCATCTAATATGCCTTTTCCAGGCAATTCAAATGCTATATCAAATGTGATGTTAACACTTGATACAAATACATATAGTTCTGGTTATGTTTCTGATAATACATATATCATAGCGGATGCCGCCGCGACTGGAAAATCGGATTTCGTATTTAATATAACATGGCTAAATAAGAATACAGCTTTGCCAACTAATACTCTTAGTGTTTCCAACCTAAATTTCGTATCAGGATCTGCAGCATCAGCCCCTACAGGGTTGAATGTAACTGGACGAACAAATACTACTATTAATCTAAACTATTCTGCACCGGCTAATCTCAACGGTCCATTATTACATTATTCAAACATACTCCAGACCTTCTATAATATTCCTTACACGAATAGTTTTAATTCTGCGAGCAGTGTACAGCCAGGCCCTCGTCGCTATGGAGCCGCGTTTACAAGTAATAGACTGGCGAATCTTACTGGTGCGCCAAACACAAGTTTTAGTGGTATAGCACCTGATACAGCGGTACAACTTGTGGTCGCAGCGAGAAATACAATTAATACAACTTATGCAGAGAGTGCGCCCATATATAGTCGCACAACCTTACCAGTAGGTCCATCTCGGTTGGGATCACTCGTATTTCCTGATGGAAACTATTATGGGACGCAGGGAATACCTATAACTAACAGACATTTGAGTGGTCAAACTATAGCACCTATTATAAATCGTAATACTGTTGCATTAGGAGGCTATCTAACAACGACCCAACTAACAAATGTAGCAATTCATACTGTATCAAATCCGGGTTCAGCAAGTAATTCTATAATGAGTATAAGTTGCAGTAATGTGGGACCTATATATTTTAATGGATATGGCAGCATTCAAGCCGCAACTGACTATTATGAGGCAGATAGTAATTTCGTAATTAAATTTAATGGGTCTAACGATTTTTATGATGTAAGCAGCGGCTCAAATGGATTCTATAGTGTAGGCAGATTTCAGTTCGGATTGCGGCGAAATTATATTGCACCTGTGACAGCGGCATATACTTTTACAACAGTACAATCAAATGAATATGTAACCCCAAATATTACACATAATACTTCCATATATGTAGACGAGATAAACGCAAGCCCCACGCTATTACAAAGTTATAATTATATACATACACAAGGCGCAGGTGCCTATTATTTCTGTTCTGGTATACTTTCCTATAATTCTAATGTAGTAGTAAATAGTACATTTTATGTTTCAAATATTGGAGCATATTTTATAACTTATCCAAATATTGGAACCTATAGGGTCGGGTCTGGATCCACTTCTAATATCCTTACAAGTTCTGCGTTTCATTCTGATTTGGGGCTAACAAATCTAATAGGCACTGCTACTACTTTGGCAAATTCTAATATATATATAGGGTCCAAATTATTTAATTTAGGAAATCAGCAACTATTCACCAATAGGGTGGATGGAAAGATTCTTAATTTAACAACCGGATTTTCTAATATACTAGGTAGCAGCGGTCTACAAACAATAGAGTATAAAATATATAGTAATGCAAGCTTCTATAATATATATTTTGATGTGCCTTCTAAGAGTATTTTAGATAGTATGAATAGTTCTAATAGTATATATGGAATTCGTGTAACATCTGGTGTGAATAGCGGCACAGATGTCACCGATTTTGGGGGAGAATTTAATCAAGCTACTTCATTGATAACATACTCAAATGAGATACAACTTGTAAATGGATATTTCCAAACAAAAGCCTCATCAACAGATGGTTATATTAATTATAGCGTTGGTGGATTTCATAACCCATTGGCAAATAGTGGCTCTTACACATATCCCAATTATGACGCAATTACATCTGGGGAAGTTCGATATTTAACTGTACAGTATTATATTACTACACCTGGGTCATATTCTTTCTTTACTTTGAATATTATTGGCGCAATAAACTTCGCACAAGATCTATTTACAGGTGTTTTACTAAGTAATATTACATTACAATACAAAATTCTTGATCCAGCATCTCCTGATCCGGCAAACCCTGGAAATATAAGTACTGAGTGGTTAAATGGAAATATAAATGCAGTAACAGGAATTAATAATATTACAAAAGGTATTTCAGGAAATTCTGGGTTTTGGTTTAATCCAAACATCAAGGGTGTAACTTACAACTCAACATCAATAAAGCGATATTTACAAGTGACATCTGGCACAGGAACAGCACCATTTATTTTATATATACGCATCGGAGTACCAATGAATCAAAATATAAAATGGAGACAATTATCGGTAACATTTTTATAAACTGAGAAATAGAATGGGGTCTATTACAGATGCTGAAAAGGTTAACTATCTTTTCAAGAAAGCGCTCAGTGTTCCGAATACACAGATAGAAGGCGAATATTATTCTGAGAATCCGAGACCATCACGGTTGACTATATATACAAATCAAATGTTTCAGCAATATGTTCCTACAACAGCACCTGTAGATTTACAAGAAGTAATAACAGAAGGGGGTGATCCAGCAGTATTATATAAACAAATCAGTTTACAATATCCCTATATTGTAAAATATAAAGTTCGATTGACACCATCATTTGTAGGCTCAGTTAATGCATATACTAGTCAATATTTAAATAATGCGATATATGAAACACTTGACCCATATGGCAATTATGCTTATACTTTATTTGCAACGAATAGCGGAAATACGAATGATCTATATAATGTATTAAAAGGCAATGGACAATGGGTAGCGGACCCAGATTCTGGTATAGTAACTTTTTATAGTTTAGAAAATAATCGGATGCCTCCAGGATATAGTATATCATCTACAAACCCTCCTGTGATGATTTTTTATAGATATGAAGGTATTATCGGGCCAAACACATTTCAAACTGTTCAGTATTTTTGAGTAAGGCGCCAGTATATTTTACTAAAAAATAGCGGAATGATTAGAAGTAGGATTAGCCTATTATGAATATAGATCCACTTACGACAGTATCAGTAGTAGATACTAGTTTGACAGGTGCTAAAACTCTTAGTCTACCATATAGTATATTAGTACTAAATAAAACTATAACTATCAAAGATAAAGGTGGTAAAGCAGCAGAAAGTAATATTACTATAAAAACCTATTCCAATGACTATTTTCAGGATGGTAGCTCTAATTATATAATCAATGCAAATTATGGCGCAGTGTCTTTTTTGGCATTAAGTAATACATGGTGTATTGTGGGAACAGCTGAAGTTAATAATGATGAAATACGATTACTCTCATCTATTGTATCATATGGTTTATCAACAGTTTGGACCGATTTAGTTACTTCTAATATTATTACAACTAGTAATTTTCTTAGTTTATCAAGTATTATTTCTTATGGTTTATCATCGGTCAATACAATAACATGTAATATATATCCTGGTGTAGCATTCTATGATAATACAACTATTAATGTTACTGGAACAGCAACATTTTCTAATTCAACTTTTTCTAATACAACAATTAATAATATATCTAATATTTATTATGACTTAAATACTTTTGGTATCAGCTCTCTTTCTTCTATAGTAACATATGGATTGTCAACAGTTGCAGCTGGTGCACTAAATCCTGGAGTATCATCATTATCATCTATAATCTCCTATGGATTATCAAGTGTTGCGGCTGGTGCACTAAATCCTGGTGTCAGCTCTCTTTCGTCAATAGTTTCGTATGGGTTATCATCTCTAGGGGGAGCAGCAGGTACAGGAGTCAGCTCTCTTTCATCAATAGTTTCGTATGGATTATCATCTCTAGGGGGAGCAGCCGGTACAGGAGTTAGTTCATTATCTTCTATAGTTTCTTATGGTCTTTCCACTATTTACTCACCTTATGGTATTTCGTCGCTCTCTTCTATAGTATCTTATGGGTTATCAAGTGTCTATTCGCCTTATGGTGTATCATCATTATCATCTATAGTATCTTATGGCCTCTCTAGTGTTTACTCGCCTTATGGTGTATCATCATTATCATCTATAGTATCTTATGGCCTCTCAACCGTATATTCTAATATAAATATTCGTGTGTCAAATTTAGAAGCATCAAATGATTACCTTAAAAATAATACATGGGTAACCCAATTTCATCCTTCCACAATTGGCGGAACAGATATATATGATTTATCTACAGGAAATCCTGATACATATACAAATGCCCTTGCAAAGATTGACGCCTGGATTTATAAAAATATTGTTGATCAACCGCCGCCTCCCAAATATAATAGTCAAAGCAATTCTATTTCGTCATTATCTTTCTACTGGAAATCTCCTGACCAATTTAAGATTGGTTTGTTAAATGTATATAGTCCTTATATTTCGTCTATTCATTTTGAGCTATATTCAAATGTATCCGCAACTTCAAATCTATTTTCAACATTTGTATTTAGTGATGGATTAGTCCCATTTAATCGTTTCCAAGTAGAAGGTGTAGAGTTTACAAATTCAGAACCATCCCTCTTTAATTTTAATAATGCAAATAATACTGTTAAAATAGGAATAGATAGTGCAATATTTAACTCAATTAATGGACCTTATAATTTAAATATGTATTTTGTAAACTATTCATCAAATGCCTATTCCACATTATCATTTAATCCGCAAAATATGGGACTCGTATCACCTCCATCTGCACCACAGTCAATTGTAATTAGTAATATTACATTATTTGATGCAAATATTATAATTCAAAAACCATTATATAATGCATCAAATCTAGCAACAGAAACATATCCAGATTTAAATAATTATAAAGTGATATTATCAAATACATCAGATAGACCAAGAAGTTATTTAGCTAATGCAGTAAGTGCTACATTAGTGTCTAATTATATATTCCCTTATAGTGATAATTTTCAGGTAAATACATTTGGTCCAGTACTTAAGCCCGATTTCAATTATTTTGTCACGGTTTCTGCTCGCAATATTTTAAATAACAATTATGGTGCTACTATAGTGTCTTCTAATTTTCGTGCTGCTTTGCCGGCACAACCTGGCACTATTTCAAATATATTTAATCCGCCAACTAATAATACATACTTATATCCTAGAAGTGGACAAAATATATTTTCATTAGGCGGCCAAGGGATATCGTCGAATCTTGCGATTTATAATAGAAATCTCTTTGGCGCAGTAGTAACACCCCTTTCATTATATACAAATAGTAATTTAGGGATTCATTCTATTCTTAATACTGGATCGTCATCAAATAATATTTGCGCACTTTCAGTAAAAGTTGATAATATTGAAACAGTTGTTGTAAATATTCCTGGATTTAATCCAACGGGCTCATATAGCCCCTTATCAAATGTAGGAACTAACCTAACAGCTAGTGTTGATGCTATTACAGATTTTTATCTTAATGATGTTACACGCAATAAGTTTTACTTATCATTTACAGGCTATGCATATTTGAATAGTGTATACTTGACTCCAAGAGCAAATCCATATTCGGTAGTTTTTACACACTCAAATACTTATTTTAAAACTTCTCTTTCAAATACGACTATTAATATTGATGGAATTAATTCTGCTCCATCAATTAATAATATTGTAGTAGGGTCAAGTGCATTATATAATTATATATCAGGTGTGCCTGTATATTCTTATAGTAACACTCTAGCTCTAGGATTTATAATAAATAACTTAGCAAGCAATTTTTATATTTCTGGGCAAAAACTAATAGTTGGATCACTTCTTCTTGGGGCCACAAATTTGGGAACAAACTTTAGTGTAGATACCACTGCTCCCATATTAAGTGTAAATGGTGCATCTGTTATTTCATCAGCTCCTTTACCAGTTCAAGTCCGTATAAATATAGCAAATAATAATTTTAATAACACAACACTATATACACCTGCAACTAGTGGTGGTATAAGACTAAATGCTCAAGTTGCTCTCTCTAATTTAATAGGGTCCAATACAGGAGTAGCCCCTATACGAGCATATTTTGACGCAAAAAGTGAAATTGTAGTGAAAACTATTCTGAATTTAGCTACAAATGGCACAGGTGGCCTACAAATGGTATCAGATTCTGCTTCTACAACAAATATACCTTCTGACATTTATGACCATAGTCAGTCTATAAAAGCAAGTCCACCTACTAACTATAATTCCGAATTACCTATAATAAATGGCTTATTTCAAACAAGCGCTATACTCAGTAATAGCTATAACTCCTTCACAGATTTTTCTTCACCAAGTAATGCAAATCCGTACCCTACAACCTATGGAAGTATTAGGACTGAAAGTAACGAAGTAGGGTATATACGCTATGCTACATTTAAATATAGTTTCATAAATACAACCGCCTCAAATATTCATAAAATACAGTTTAATCTGTCAAATCTTACTGGTTTATTATGTAATGCAGGAGTAAATCCATATAATACAGAAAGTGTTGATATATTACATTATCGTGTTGATAATGTTGGACTATATAATACACCCTGGCTAGATGGAAATACAACGCGCTCTATTATTAATGCATTTACTCCTACAGTCTCACTTCTTGCGCCTGGTCTTAGAAATAATGACCCAATATATACCCCTATAACAAACTCATCTCGGTTCTTTTCAGTAATTCCTATATTACCCAATTGTAATTTTGATTTATATGTGAGAATTGGCTTAAATATGGCAGCCGCCATATCATTTCAAAATATATATATGATACCTTATTATGGAATTGTGCCATCTGCTCCATTAAATGTGGAACTTTCTCTAGTTGGCGCCAACCTACAATTAACATGGCAAGCCCCTACAAATACGAATCCTCCTCTCGCAAATTATATTTTTTTCATAACTCCATCCAACGATGCTACATATCCTCGTCGCTATATTATAGGCGGTGGAGCTACTATTGCACAAGAGGCATATTTCTTGAGTAATACTGTAGGGCCTCAAACAACTTCATATTTAAATCTATTTGCAAATTATGATACATTCTATTCAGCATCTGTAGCACTTGAAAATGATGTTGGAACTGGAGCATATGGCACAGATGGGATTATTCAAACACCACTACCTGTAAATCCAAACCCTATATTCTCTAGCGCAACAGCATCAAACTTAGATTTGAATGCTGCATATAAAAACTATTTCCCATTTTGTAATGCCTATAACTTCCAGGTAATAAAAGCAGCTGGCAGCGGCTCTATAACAACAAATATTCTTCTTTCACAAACAAATGTATTTTTTGATTGGCTCTATAATGGAACTACAAGTAATATATTCTCTGTTAATGATAGTAATACACCTGGCTCAGGTTTGTCAAACTTCTTCTATAGAGCCTCACAAGTTAATAACGCGGGTGCAACAGTTCTAGCAACAACAATATATACTTTTATAAATACATTATATAGCAATTCTGCTACTGCAATAACAGATACAAGCACAGAATCCGGTGGATTACAAGTAAGTCTCACAGGACTACGCGATGCCTACACAAGTGGTCTAACAACCGGTTTCTATATGAGAGCTTATCCAAATATCCGGCTAGCGTCCTTATCTGGCACAAGCAATACTATTTATTATCAATTAACAAACTCAACTACAACCCTTACAAGTGGTTTATTTAATGTTGATATTGCTGGTAGTAATACCCCCACAATTATTAGCGTTTTGGCAGATTCTGCACAGCTGGCTGCAGCGCCAGCAACCTATTCAAACTATGTATGCGGAGTTCTAGTTTTTACAAGTGGAGCACCTTATAATATCTGGATTCAGGGATCAAATTTGGGGTCATATTATATTCGTTCAAATGCGGTCGCAGTATCCCTTCAATCGAATAGCTCTGTTAGTCTCTGTAATTTTCCATTTAATGTTGCGACGACTCCATTTTACTCGTCATGTAATGCGGCTTCGTTCTATACAACTGCGCCACTAAGTAATTCTACTTATTTCAATTGGACTACTCAGATTTCGTATCCGATTTATACACCATGCAATGCGCCATCTTTTAGAGGAACAGCTTGCAACTTATATGGAACAGGTACGACAAATAATTATGCTTTTGTATCAGGGACACTTGCTAATCAAAGGCCAATATTTTTTGATACACCGTCAATTATAGTACGAAATGCCACATTAGGCCAGGGTATTTATGGAGCACGTGTAGAATCTGGTAACTCAAGTAATCCTGATATACGAGCATTTGGCTCAAATTTTAATGATACTTTGCATTTAATTGGAACTTACTCAAATGAGATACAATTAACAAATGGATCTTATAGAACATATTGTAATGCTAGATTAAATGGGAGCTTAAATGGATATCTGGATTATACAAGCTACTATAATCCATATGGGGCACCTGCATATTCAAACTATGGGACTGTGGTCCAATCTGGTATGCGGTATCTAACTCTGAAGTGGTCTTATGCAGCTAGTACAAATGATTGGAAATCTGCTCTTATAACTTTTACCTTTGGCGATTCTAATAGTATGTTTCCTTCTGATGTAGGTTCAATAGTATTTAGTGGAATCACAATACAAATGCGAATTGTAGCATCAAATGACACAAGTGCTTTACCTGGAAATTTTACAACTGCCTGGTTAAATGCAAACGCAATAACCTCAAGTGCTCCTAATAATATAGCAAAAAATAATTATGGAACTGCTGTTGGGTTTAATTATGCTGGTGCTCAAACTGATAATTGCAATATCCGTGTGTTTTATCCGAGCTTTGGTAGTTCATATTCAAATATAAATCACAGCGTCTATCTTCGTTTTGGATTCCCTATGAATTGTAATATCTCCTTACAATATGTGTCATATACTGCGCAAGTAACAAATAGTATTCCTCAAGCGGCAACTGGCCTTAGTATTTCAAACTCGGCTGTCTCAGCAGCCTTATTATGTAATACACTTATATCATGGAGTCGGCAAAACGATGGGATTGATGTATCCTTATTCTTAGGAACATATAGGGCTATTTCAAATACAGTGGCTGGGCAATTATATCCGCGCCGCTTTGGAGGCACAGTTGTGGCTGATACAGACACATTTACAGTTGCAGGTGGAGGGGGTTATGACTATACTACTACCTTTATACCTACAAATTATGATACATACTATTCAGCCACAATACAAACATCTAATATATCAGGTGTAGGTCCTATCGCATCAAACACATCAATTAATAGCACTGCTCTTCCACCCCTTATAGGTGATAGTTTTAGTGGTATTTTGCGAACAGCAGCTCCTGTTAATTATTCGCAAAATGGTATTCTTTTTACAAATAGGAGTAGTGGTTCTATAACCAGCAATGACATTTACAATTATAATCTATTAATGCCATCTGGAACAAGTTCTAATTTTAATGTATATAGGGCAGGAGGGGGGCTATCTCGCATTATATTGAATTCAAATTCAGTTGGTAATATATCAAATATAACATGGAATGTTAATTTATATAGAAATGAGGTGAGTGCAGTTAACAGCAATTATACATTTAGAAACTCTAACTTTGGCCTATCAAATACAAATATATCAGTTACAAATAGCGGAGGTCTATCATGGGGTTATAATTATATATCAGATATGTATTTTGGAGGAGTATATAGTTCTGGATTTTATATACTAGCACAACCATATATTAGTTTTACAAATACAATTGTAAGGGCCGGTTCTTCTAATTATAAACTTGTAATTACTGATACAACTGCTGGAATTTCAAATCTAGTGAATTTTTATGTAGATAACTTAAATACTTCACCAAGTGGAAGAATTTTTGTAGAAAATATTGGAGGAATCACTTACTGTAATATCTGCGGAGTTCCTGTAATTACTTCCACCTCGTTTAACTTCTGGATTCAAACTTCCAATATTGGAAGTAATTTTATTGTGGCTGCTCCAGTGAGCGCAAACCTTACAGATGGTGGCACATTCGTATTTGATAGTGTTAATACCCCTTTCTATTCTTCAGCAAGTAGTGGAAGTTTATATAGTACTGGTCCAATAAGTAATGTGAGTTTTTTCTATTGGCAAAGTGTTAATGTGACAAATAGAGTATTTGGATCTACATATAATTTGAGTGGAACAGCGACGAATCTAATAGGTTCTGCTACACTAGGAGTTGGTGGTGGATTCACTCCATATTATGACCCCTTATCAATTGCGACCCTTGCGTGTAATGTGCGTGTTGAAAGTGGCGGCAGCAATATAGCACCAGCAGCAGGAACATTTGGTACATTATATAATAATAATAATGGAATTTATAGTGGTTCTCCTATTTATATTTATGAACTCCAACTTGTAAATGGCGCATATCGTACAAGTACAAATGGAGGATACACAAATTACACTGGATATATTACACCAGTCGGTGCAACAAATCCTGGAGATTATTCAGGAGTAGATTCAATAGCAACGCGTTATGTTACATTTTTGTTTTCAAATATAAATCCAACTGGTGGAGCCTCAAATAAAATAGATACAATTCCATTACAAATAACATATGATATTACATCTCCAGGAATTATTCCAGCTACTAATGGAACCAATTATACAAATATAACATTTCAAGTGCGAATTAATTCTGATATAGCAACTTCAAGTAATAATAGTTCTGGATGGTTAAATGTAAATTCAGTTCTTAGTGGAACAAATATTGGGATAACAACAAAGGCAAGTGATGGAACAGGTTGCTTAGTTGGTAGTATTAGTAGAGCAAGCGCGGTTGATACTATATCTATAAAAATACCAGATGGGTGTGGATACTCAAACATGAATTTATATACACGAATTGGATTTAACATGGGAAATAAATATGCTCTTAAAACCATTAATTTGCTAACGCAAACAACTATTAATATTCCAAATCAGTTTAATGCTACCTTATATGTAAATTGTAATTCAGGGCAGCGTCAGCAATTCTATATTAATCTTCTGCCATGTTTACCAGTTGCTACATATTGTAATCTGAGTGCGTCATTCTCAAATACAAGTTTAGCGCCTGTATCTATAGGGGAAACACCAATAACTCATTTATCGAACTACTCATTTACAAGAAATACAGACTATGCTAATATAAGTAATATATGGACTTATGGAACATTTAATATTAGAACAAATAATGGAACTACATTTTATACAAGTAACGCAATTCAAAGTATAGACTATTTTGTGGCGCCACCTGTGAGCGCTGTTATATCTTTTTCAAATACTAGTGGTGGCGGCAGCCCAGCTGTATACTCAAGTGCTAATAATTACTTAGTTCTAACTATTAATAATATTGCAAATCTTACAAATGGGCAAATATATTACACATTTTCAAATGATACAAGAACTGTGAACATTACATCAAGCTGTAATATTACAAACGGTGTATCTGGTACACTTATTATTACAAATAATCTTACATCAAATCAATATCTAAATCGCGCATTTTATGTTTCTTGTTATACGAGTGCTAGTATGCGTGATGCGAGTTTGCGAACTAGTGGGACTTTAATAGGAGCACAAGCTGGTATTTTAAGTCCACCTTCAGGATTTTCAGTGACAACTGGTGCTTCAGGTACAAATGGAGTATCACAATATTCATATACTTCACAATTGTTTACCTTTCCCATTATATCAGCAACTTATTCAAATGCGACATATTCAGCTGGAGGCTATCCTAGACGTGTAGGAGGGTATGTTGCAGGTGTTATTGATTCAGCCACAAATAATACTCCAACATTCCCCATTAGCAGAACTTCCCCTTTTAATGTTTATGATACTAATTTTAATGCGAATCTATTTTTGACTTATAATGATGGAGGGCCAATTAACACAGCTCTTGTAACGGCCACAAGTAGAACTGCTCTACCTTTAGACACACGAATTACATGGACAGGAACTCTTACATCTTATGGAACAGTATTTCCAAATCTTGGTTATGTAGCAGGTGCTGGCGCAGTAAGTGTTCTTAGTAACGGAAGCGCCTCAAATACATTTACTAGAAATTCTATATCTGTAAATTCAAGTCCAGGCACAGTAGCAGGAAAAACACTTACTATATCTGACCAAGCAGGCTCATTTTCATATTCATTTATTGATAATAGTTATAGTTATACAAATACAAACAAATCTAACTTATCATTAATATCGGGTAACCGATCAGGAACATTATCAACTTATGATGCTGTTTCTGGAATTATCACTCCTGCGAGATTAAATGATAGTGGTTTTTATATGGCATTTGATTTACAATATAGATATTTATATACTCCATCTACAAATCCAATTATAACTACACTTACATTTGATAGTATTTCAATAACAAATACTCTATATGTGGATAGTGACCCTGGTCAAATAAGTCTTGGCACTTTTATTCCAAACTATACTTTGACAACTATTCCAAACAACCTAATTGGTGCTACAGCAATAAGTGTACAAGGTTTAGGAAATGGTGATTTAAATATTAACAACACATTTGTGAATATTAAACCTTTTAATTTTGGAAGAACAATTTTAACTTATTCATCTGGTGGAACTATAACTAGTAATATTACTAACTATACATGGTCTGTTATAACTGCTCAAAATATGAGTCTCTCTGTGATTTTATTTGGTGGAATTCCTACAAGAACTATAACAAACTATAACATAGGAATGTCATTTAGTAATATAAAAACAAGCGCATCAACAAATTTCTCAGATGCAATTTTCAATGATGATACAATTACTACCGCAAATTTAGCAATTACAGCATCTAATCGTGGATTGGCGAATGCAACTCCTAAATGGATACATGGCGCATGGCGTGCAGATATAAGCGGCCTCCCATTTACATTAACAGACCTTCGGTCGACATATGGAAATTCCACATTTCAGATTGGCCCTGGGTTTATAACTTATACAAGGGCTGTTATTAATAATTTAGTAAGTCTATCATTTACTATAACTACAAATGTAGCAAATCGTGGATTTACATCAATAACAGCATATTACCCTCCTGGACCAAATGGCACTTTTGGCACATTTAATTGTTTAGAATCCACACTAGGTCTCGGTGATACAGATACTAGTGGCGGTTGTTTACTCAATAATCCAACCTCTAATAATTATCGTATTGCATGCCCATATCAATATAGAGGAGGTAGTGTAACTATTACTATATCATTAGGGGCCACTCAAAATATTAGTAATATTAATTAGTTATAGAATGGCTGCTCCAATTACAGGTGCATTTGCGACCCTACCTTACCGATATGATGCATTTAGTGTAAATGAAGGAATGAACTATTTATTTAAAAAATCTATTGGCTATCCTAATACACTACCGCAGGGACCTCTATATAGTGAATTAATAACACAAAATAATTCATTTCCATTTATTAGCCAAAATAAAATATATAATCAAATTATTCCAGAATCAAACTTACCATTTAATAACTATATACTTGATCCTTCATTTAGTAATGCTACATTTGGTTTTAGAAGTCCAACAATAAGGGCCCAATTTACACCCGACTCGAATGGCAAACGATATTATTCTTCGAATTATCCATATATTGCATACTATTCAAATATATTATTATCCTATGTAGCAGAAGAAACTGGAATTATTGATGACATTCCTATATATAATAGATCCCAAGTAGTATCATATGGCCATCCTCTTTTAGTAAATGCAATTCCAGTTACATTTGCCCCTTATAATAATAATTTCCCTGGTGCATATTCAGTTAATTTATTAACATCAAATATTGGAAGTCAAGAAAGTATTAACCGCGATGATGGTTACTGGTTAGTTGATACAGATTCTGGAATTCTTACATTATATGATAGCAATATAACTACTAAATTTGGTGGTATATATGATAGTTCAGGTACTTTTACAGGATATAGACTTCCACGCATATCATTTTATCGCTACGAAGGAATTCTTGCCTCTACAAATGTCGCGAATACGCAAGATTTTTAATTATGATTAGTTATTTTAGATTATGAACTATATAAGTTCGGCCACTACGGTTGCCTATATTGATACTGGCCAATCAAAAACAGTATATTTGCCTTCAACATTTAATATTGAAGGCAAGATATTAACAGTGAAAGATAAACGAGGACTAGGTTATTCTTCAAATATCACTGTAAGGACCATAGGTGGCGATTTATTTGAATCAGGTTCAAGTAATTTTATAATCTCAAAAAATTATGGTTATGCAACATTTATTGCTAAAGGAGGAAAATGGTTATCACTTACAAACCCAACTGATTCACAAACAGACTTAGGAATTACAGTATCAACATTATCCTCCATAGTATCATATGGGCTCTCAACAGTTGCTGCGCAGCCACATTATGGTGTTAGTTCTCTTTCATCAATAGTATCTTATGGTCTTTCCAGCGTCTACTCGCCCTATGGTATAAGCTCATTATCCTCAATAGTGTCTTATGGTCTTTCTACAGTCTATTCTCCATATGGAGTTAGTTCATTATCATCAATAGTATCTTATGGTCTTTCAACCGTCTACTCTCCCTATGGTATTAGCTCATTATCCTCAATAGTATCTTATGGTCTTTCAACCGTTTACTCTCCCTATGGTATTAGCTCATTATCCTCAATAGTATCATATGGGCTTTCAACAGTTGCTGCGCAGCCACATTATGGTGTAAGCTCATTATCCTCCATAGTTTCTTATGGTTTGTCAACAGTTTACTCACCTTATGGTGTCAGCTCACTCTCCTCAATAGTATCATATGGGCTATCAACAGTAGCTGCACAACCCCATACAGGTGTCAGCTCATTATCATCAATAGTGTCCTATGGTCTCTCAACAGTAGCTGCGCAACCCCATACAGGTGTCAGCTCACTGTCATCCATAGTATCTTATGGTTTATCTACAGTTTATTCACCTTATGGTGTGAGCTCATTATCATCCATAGTCTCTTATGGATTATCCACAATCTACTCTCCATATGGTATTTCATCATTATCCTCTATAGTTTCATACGGGTTATCGTCACTTGGTGGTGCCGCTGGTGCAGGTGTAAGCTCATTATCCTCAATAGTATCATATGGCCTTTCAACAGTTGCTGCGCAGCCACATTATGGTGTATCATCATTATCCTCTATAGTATCTTATGGCCTTTCTACAGTTGCTGCGCAGCCACATTATGGTGTCAGCTCCTTATCCTCAATAGTGTCATATGGCCTTTCAACAGTTGCTGCGCAGCCACATTATGGAGTTAGTTCCTTATCCTCAATTGTGTCATATGGCCTTTCAACAGTTGCTGCGCAGCCACATTATGGAGTTAGCTCACTATCTTCTATTGTTTCTTATGGCCTTTCAACAGTTGCTGCGCAGCCACATCACGGAGTTAGTTCCTTATCCTCAATAGTTTCTTATGGTTTATCATCTCTTGGTGCTGGTGGTGCTTCAGGAGTCAGCTCACTATCCTCAATAGTTTCTTATGGTTTATCATCTCTTGGTGCTGGTGCTGCTTCAGGAGTCAGCTCATTATCCTCTATAGTTTCTTATGGTTTATCATCATTATATTCTCCAGATGGTGTTAGCTCACTATCATCAATAGTGTCATATGGCCTCTCAACCGTCTATTCTCCTTATGGTATCAGTTCACTATCCTCTATAGTTTCTTATGGTTTATCAACAGTAGCTGCGAAACCCCATACAGGTGTTAGCTCATTATCCTCTATAGTATCTTATGGGTTGTCAAGTATCTACTCTCCTTATGGTATCAGTTCATTATCCTCAATTGTTTCATATGGTTTATCATCTCTTGGTACTTCTGCTGGTACAGGAGTTAGCTCATTGTCTTCCATAGTTTCATATGGATTATCATCTATTAGAGCTTCTGCTGGTGGTAATACAATTTATGAGGGAAATCCTACCTTTATTGGACCAACAAATATATCTAATGCATCATATAATGCTGTATCATATTTTACAGGAGTAGTAAATATAAATAATATAGCAAATAGTGCTACATTAAATATTACAACAAATTGTAACAGTTATTATGATAGTAATTTTGCAGGAATTAGTTCATTATCATCCATAGTATCTTATGGATTATCAACAATATATTCCCCTTATGGTATTTCATCATTATCTTCTATTGTATCTTATGGTCTCTCATCTCTTGGTGGTGCTGCTGGTGCAGGAGTTAGTTCATTATCATCCATAGTATCTTATGGGCTCTCATCTCTTGGAGGAGCAGCTGGTCCAGGCGTTAGCTCCCTTTCATCAATAGTATCATATGGTCTCTCATCTCTTGGAGTTGGTACTGCACCTGGTATTAGTTCATTATCATCCATAGTGTCTTATGGTCTCTCATCTCTTGGTGGAGCTGCTGGTGCAGGAGTAAGTTCGTTATCCTCAATTGTATCTTATGGGCTCTCCACAGTGTACTCACCTTATGGTATCAGTTCATTATCCTCAATAGTTTCATACGGGCTCTCCACAGTGTACTCACCTTATGGTGTAAGTTCACTATCATCAATAGTATCTTATGGGTTATCAACAGTCTACTCTCCTTATGGGGTCAGTTCTCTTTCCTCAATAGTTTCCTATGGCCTTTCCACTGTCTACTCGCCTTATGGTATTAGCTCATTATCATCAATAGTTTCCTACGGGCTCTCCACAGTCTACTCACCTTATGGAGTCAGTTCTCTTTCCTCAATAGTTTCCTATGGCCTTTCCACAGTAGCTGCACAACCCCATACAGGTGTCAGCTCCTTATCCTCCATAGTTTCCTATGGTCTTTCAACAGTCTACTCTCCTTATGGTGTCAGCTCACTATCCTCAATAGTGTCTTATGGCCTTTCAACAGTAGCTGCGCAACCCCATACAGGTGTTAGTTCACTCTCTTCAATAGTCTCTTATGGTTTGTCAACAGTAGCTGCGCAACCCCATACAGGTGTCAGCTCATTATCATCAATAGTGTCCTATGGCCTTTCCACAGTAGCTGCGCAACCCCATACAGGTGTGAGCTCTCTTTCTTCTATTGTATCCTATGGATTATCAACAGTCTACTCGCCTTATGGCATTTCATCGCTCTCTTCAATTATTAGCTACAGTATTTCTAGTTTCTCTTCTATTATTGGCCAAACATTTACAACAAGTAGCCTCTTTACAAATTATATAAGTAGTGGAGTCGGTGATTTCTCAACGATTTCTACTCAAACAATCCTTGTTGGGGATCCTAATGCGCCTGGAATAGTTAATATTGGATTAATAACACCATATGTCAGTACAACCTCATTAACAGCAACAAATACATATATTACAACTAACTTAGGAGTTGGTAAACCAGCTCCTTATTGGTATGCTCTTGATGTAAGTGGAAATACACGAATTACCTCTATTGAAGTGAGTTCAATTAGCGGTGATGGAAGTGGTCTAAGCAATCTTAATATCCCTGGAATCAGCTCATTATCATCAATAGTATCTTATGGGTTATCAACAGTCTACTCTCCTTATGGGGTTAGTTCTCTTTCCTCAATAGTTTCCTATGGCCTTTCCACTGTCTACTCACCTTATGGTATTTCGTCGCTCTCTTCAATAGTATCTTATGGTTTATCATCATTATATTCTCCAGATGGTATCTCATCACTCTCTTCGATAGTATCTTATGGATTATCAACAGTCTACTCACCTTATGGCATTTCATCACTATCCACTATCGTTTCCTATGGCCTTTCCACAGTGTACTCTCCATATGGTATTTCATCATTATCATCTATAGTATCATATGGCCTTTCATCTATTGGTAATGCTGCTGGTGCAGGACTTAGTTCACTATCTTCAATAGTATCTTATGGATTATCAACAGTAGCTGCTCAACCCCATACAGGTGTCAGCTCATTATCATCAATAGTGTCCTATGGCCTTTCCACAGTAGCTGCGCAACCCCATATAGGTGTCAGCTCTTTATCTTCAATAGTCTCATATGGCCTCTCTACAGTATACTCACCTTATGGTATTTCGTCGCTCTCATCAATTGTAAGCTACAGTATTTCCAGTTTCTCTTCTATTATAGGTCAAACATTTACAACAAGTAGCCTCTTTACAAATTATATAAGCAGTGGAGTCGGTGATTTCTCAACAATTTCTACTCATACAATTCTTGTTGGGGATCCTAATGCACCTGGAATAGTTAATATTGGATTAATAACACCATATGTCAGTAGCACATCATTAACAGCAACAAATGCATATATTACAACTGGTCTTGGAGTTGGTAAACCGGCTCCTTATTGGTATGCTCTTGATGTAAGCGGAAATACACGCATTACTTCTATTGAAGTGAGCTCAATTAGAGGAGATGGAAGTGGCCTAAGCAATCTTAATATCCCTGGAATAAGCTCGTTGTCATCAATAATATCTTATGGATTATCAACACTATACTCTCCTTATGGTATTAGCTCCTTATCCTCTATTGTATCTTATGGTTTGTCAAGTGTATACTCGCCTTATGGTATTTCATCATTATCCTCAATAGTATCTTATGGATTATCAACAGTCTATTCCCCATATGGTGTCAGCTCACTATCCTCCATAGTATCTTATGGATTATCAACAGTATACTCCCCTTATGGTATTTCATCACTATCATCAATAGTATCTTATGGACTATCCACAGTATACTCACCTTATGGTATATCATCATTATCCTCCATAGTTTCCTATGGGCTTTCCACAGTGTACTCCCCTTATGGTATTTCATCACTCTCTTCAATTGTAAGCTACAGTATTTCCAGTTTCTCTTCTATTATTGGTCAATCTTTTACAACAAGTAGTCTCTTTACAAATTATATAAGCAGTGGAGTCGGTGATTTCTCAACAATTTCTACTCAAACAATCCTTGTTGGGGATCCTAATGCGCCTGGAATAGTTAATATTGGATTAATAACACCATATGTCAGTACAACCTCATTAACAGCAACAAATGCATATATTACAACTGGCTTAGGAGTTGGTAAACCGGCTCCTTATTGGTATGCTCTTGATGTAAGCGGAAATACACGAATTACCTCTATTGAAGTGAGCTCAATTAGTGGCGATGGAAGTGGTCTAAGCAATCTTAATATGTCTGGAATAAGCTCATTATCATCAATAGTTTCCTATGGCCTTTCCACAGTTGCTGCGCAACCCCATACAGGTGTTAGCTCAATATCCTCGATTGTATCTTATGGGCTTTCCACAGTCTATTCGCCTTATGGTATTTCATCATTATCCTCCATAGTATCTTATGGCCTCTCATCTCTTGGTACTTCTGCTGGTGGAGGAGTTAGTTCCTTATCATCAATAGTATCTTATGGATTATCCACAGTAGCTGCGCAACCCAATACAGGTGTCAGCTCATTATCCTCGATAATATCTTATGGGTTATCATCATTATATTCACCATATGGTGTATCATCATTATCCTCCATAGTTTCCTATGGACTTTCAACAGTAGCTGCGCAACCCCATACAGGTGTAAGCTCACTATCCTCGATAGTATCTTATGGATTATCTACAATTTACTCACCTTATGGTGTCAGCTCACTATCATCAATAGTGTCTTATGGACTCTCAACCGTCTACTCTCCTTATGGTATCTCATCATTATCATCAATAGTTTCATATGGTTTATCATCTCTTGGTGCTAGTGCTGGTACAGGAATTAGCTCATTGTCATCTATAGTGTCATATGGCTTATCATCTATTGTAGGTGCCGCTGGCGGTACAGTTTATAATGCAATTGCCAATTATACTGGAACAACAAATATATCTAATGCAACATATAATGCTGTAACAAATATTACAGGAATAGTAAATATAAATAGTATAGCAAATAATGCTACATTAAATATTACAACAAATTGTAACAGTTATTATGATAGTAATTTTAGAGGAATTAGTTCATTATCATCCATAGTATCTTATGGATTATCAACAATATACTCCCCTTATGGTATTTCATCATTATCTTCCATAGTTTCTTATGGATTATCAACTATCTATTCACCTTATGGTGTTAGCTCTCTTTCCTCAATAGTTTCTTATGGCTTATCCAGTATTGTTGGTATTGATAGACCTGGTGTTAGCTCACTTTCATCAATAGTTTCTTATGGTCTTTCAAGTATCAGCCAATCTATTACATGTAATATTACTACAAATAACATTACTACAAGCAATATTATTACAAATAATTTTATTGTTGGACCAAATACACAAACAATATATTATGATAATCTAATTGGTGGTTCTAGAAATTCTAATACATATTTATATATAAATGATACATTTGTATCAAGTAATTCTTCTATAAAACCCCTTACAAGTATCTATAATAATGGAAATATAACAGTGGGTGGTGGAACAGGTATTCTTGTATATTCTAGTGATGGTGGAGTAACATGGAGATATGCTGCGAATAATCCATTTTCTGGAGGAGCTATTAATTGGGTTGTATATGACAATGAAACTTGGGTTATTGTTGGTTCTGGAGGAGTGAATAATATTAACTTAGCATATAGTATAGATGGAAAATATTGGATTCAAGGAGGAACCTCTAGACTTGCTAAATCGGATGGTTCTCGCTCAACAGGATATGGTTCTATAACATCCATAAGTTACAATTCAAATAATAACTACTGGATGGCAACCGCTAACCCTGTTTGGATGTATCGGTATACAATATGGTATGGTATACCAGGTGCAGCACTTTTTGATGATGTATCTGAATTATACAAAGAAAGTGCTATAATAAAAATAAATGATATTACTCAATCTTCAGCATATACAATACCTGCATCAGATAATGGTCAAAATAACGGATTTATTAATACAGGAATAAGTATAAAATGGGGATTAAATAAATGGGTGGCTGTAGGTCGTGATAATAACACAAATTATAATATACAGTATAGTTTAGATGGAGGATATACATTTCCACCATGTAGTAATCTTACACCTCAAGGAGGAGGAGCTGTAACAAATACTTTTTTCATTGGAAACGGATCAACATGTCTTGAATATGGAAATGGAGTCTTTTTAGCTGGCGGTGGATCAAATGAATTCTATAGAAGTACAGATGGTATAAATTTCTCAAATATAATGAGCAATTTCTATAATACTACAGGTATTATAAGCGATATTATCATTGGTCCTTATACTCCTACAGTCATCCTTAATAGATCTAATATAGAAAATGATTGGAGTATATATGATATTAAATATAAGAAAAATAGCGAATTCTATGTAAATTTTCAAATAAGAAGCCCAACCAGATCAGGAACTCAGTATACTGCGTCAAATATCATAGTAAAAACATCAAATGCTGGAAATACATGGTCAAATATATATGTTAATTCTAATGCAGATACACTATCAAGATTATCAGTTGGAGTTACAGACACAGTAATAATACCTCCTGCATTTATAGGCGGTACTGTAAATCTTGGAAGTTCATACTTTCCTGTTACTAGAAATAATGTTTCAATAAGTTCTAATATACTTGCAAATACAATTAGTCTTAATAATTATGTAATTGCGCCAGTAATAACTGCTTCTAATATAATAGCCGCAAATATTACAACAAGCACTATAAATACAGGCTCAATATCATCAATATCATCAGTATCACAATATTTCGTAGGAGATGGCAGTTATATTTACAATCTTAATATACCTGGAATAAGTTCTTTATCTTCAATAGTATCTTATGGTTTATCAAGTGTATACTCCCCTTATGGTATCAGTTCATTATCCTCAATAGTTTCTTATGGCCTCTCATCTCTTGGTGGAGCTGCTGGTGCAGGAGTTAGTTCACTTTCTTCAATAGTCTCTTATGGTTTATCAACAGTATATTCACCATATGGAGTTAGCTCACTATCTTCTATTGTATCATACGGATTATCAACAGTAGCTTCACAACCCCATACAGGTGTGAGCTCTCTTTCTTCTATTGTATCCTATGGATTATCAACAGTCTACTCGCCTTATGGCATTTCATCGCTCTCTTCAATTATTAGCTACAGTATTTCTAGTTTCTCTTCTATTATTGGTCAATCTTTTACAACAAGTAGCCTCTTTACAAATTATATAAGCAGTGGAGTCGGTGATTTCTCAACAATTTCTACTCAAACAATTCTTGTTGGGGATCCTAATGCACCTGCTCGTATTGATATTGGATTAGTAACATCATATGTAAGTACAACCGCTTTAACAGCTACAAACGCCTACATTACAAGTGGGTTAGGAGTTGGTAAACCAGCTCCTTATTGGTATGCTCTTGATGTAAGTGGAAATACACGAATTACCTCTATTGAAGTGAGTTCAATTGTTGGTGATGGAAGTGGATTAAGTAATCTTAATATGTCTGGAATAAGCTCATTATCTTCCATAGTTTCCTATGGGTTGTCAACAGTAGCTGCGCAACCCCATACAGGTGTTAGCTCATTATCCTCTATAGTATCTTATGGTTTATCAAGTGTATACTCCCCTTATGGTATCAGTTCATTATCCTCAATAGTTTCTTATGGCCTCTCATCTCTTGGTGGAGCTGCTGGCACAGGAGTTAGTTCACTTTCTTCAATAGTCTCTTATGGTTTATCAACAGTAGCTGCGCAACCCCATACAGGTGTCAGCTCACTATCTTCTATTGTATCATACGGATTATCAACAGTAGCTTCACAACCCCATACAAGTGTCAGTTCATTATCTTCAATAGTCTCATATGGCCTCTCTACAATCTACTCACCTTATGGCATTTCGTCGCTCTCTTCAATTGTAAGCTACAGTATTTCTAGTTTCTCTTCTATTATTGGTCAATCTTTTACAACAAGTAGCCTCTTTACAAATTATATAAGCAGTGGAGTCGGTGATTTCTCAACAATTTCTACTCAAACAATTCTTGTTGGGGATCCTAATGCACCTGCTCGTATTGATATTGGATTAGTAACATCATATGTAAGTACAACCGCTTTAACAGCTACAAACGCCTACATTACAAGTGGGTTAGGAGTTGGTAAACCAGCTCCTTATTGGTATGCTCTTGATGTAAGTGGAAATACACGAATTACCTCTATTGAAGTGAGTTCAATTAGCGGTGATGGAAGTGGTCTAAGCAATCTTAATATGTCTGGAATAAGCTCATTATCATCAATAGTATCTTATGGATTATCAACAGTTGCTGCGCAGCCACATTCTGGTGTTAGCTCCTTATCCTCGATTGTATCTTATGGATTATCAACAGTAGCTACGCAACCCCATACAGGTGTTAGCTCCTTATCGTCCATTGTATCTTATGGATTATCAACAGTAGCTGCGCAACCCCATACAGGTGTGAGCTCCTTATCATCCATAGTATCTTATGGGTTATCTACAGTAGCTACACAACCCCATACAGGTGTGAGCTCACTATCTTCAATAGTTTCCTATGGCCTTTCCACAGTATACTCTCCGTATGGTATTAGCTCACTATCATCTATAGTCTCTTATGGTTTATCATCTCTTGGAGGAGCAGCTGGTGCAGGAGTTAGTTCCTTATCATCAATAGTCTCATATGGTCTCTCATCTCTTGGTGGTGCTGGAGTAAGTTCATTATCCTCAATAGTTTCCTATGGATTATCAACAGTAGCTGCGCAACCCCATACAGGTGTCAGCTCTTTATCCTCAATAGTATCCTATGGCCTTTCTACAGTATACTCACCTTATGGTATTTCATCGCTCTCATCAATTGTTTCTTATAGTATTTCTAGTTTCTCTTCTATTATAGGCCAATCATTTACAACAAGTAGCCTCTTTACAAATTATATAAGTAGTGGAGTTGCGGATTTCTCAACAATTTCTACACAAACAATTCTTGTTGGAGATCCTAATGCACCTGGGATAGTTAATATTGGATTAGTAACACCATATGTCAGTACAACCTCTCTAACAGCAACAAACGCCTATATTACAAGTGGTCTTGGAGTTGGTAAAGCGGCTCCTTATTGGTATGCTCTTGATGTAAGTGGAAATACACGAATTACTTCTATTGAAGTGAGCTCAATTAGCGGTGATGGAAGTGGTTTGAGCAATCTTAATATGTCTGGAATCAGCTCGTTATCGTCAATAGTATCTTATGGATTATCAACAGTATACTCTCCTTATGGTATTAGCTCCTTATCTTCCATAGTATCTTATGGCCTTTCCACAGTCTACTCCCCTTATGGTCTCAGCTCACTATCCTCAATAGTTTCTTATGGCCTTTCAACAGTAGCTGCGCAACCCCATACAGGTGTTAGCTCCTTATCATCAATAGTCTCTTATGGATTATCAACAGTAGCTGCGCAACCCCATACAGGTGTTAGCTCACTATCATCAATAGTATCTTATGGCCTTTCTACAGTGTACTCACCTTATGGGGTCAGTTCATTATCCTCAATAGTCTCATATGGATTATCAACAATCTACTCACCTTATGGTATCAGTTCATTATCATCTATTGTATCATATAGTATTTCTAGTTTCTCTTCTATTATAGGCCAAACATTTATAACAAGTAGCCTCTTTACAAATTATATAAGCAGTGGAGTTGCAGATTTCTCAACAATTTCTACACAAACAATTCTTGTTGGCGATCCTAATGCACCTGGAAGAGTTGACATTGGATTAATAACACCATATGTCAGTACAACCTCTCTAACAGCAACAAATGCATATATTACAACTAACTTAGGAGTTGGTAAACCAGCTCCTTATTGGTATGCTCTTGATGTAAGTGGAAATACACGCATTACTTCTATTGAAGTGAGCTCAATTAGTGGTGATGGAAGTAGTTTGAGTAATCTTAATATTCCTGGTATCAGTTCACTATCCTCTATAGTTTCTTATGGGTTATCAACAGTAGCTGCACAACCCCATACAGGTGTTAGCTCCTTATCTTCTGTAGTCTCTTATGGATTGTCAAGTGTCTACTCTCCTTATGGTATCAGTTCATTATCCTCAATTGTTTCATATGGATTATCATCTCTTGGTACTAGTGCTGGTACAGGAGTTAGCTCATTGTCTTCTATAGTGTCATATGGCTTATCATCTATTAGAGGTGAAGCTGGTGCTACTGTAGCTATAACTGGACCTTTTAATGCACCAGTAAATATATCTAATGCAATACTTTATGCTGTAACAAATATTACAGGTATAGTAAATATAAATAATCTAACAAATGGGGGGGCTACATTAAATATTACAACAAATTGTAACACTTATTATGATAGTAATTTTAGAGGAATTAGTTCATTATCATCTATAGTATCTTATGGATTATCAACAATATACTCCCCTTATGGTATTTCATCATTATCCTCCATAGTATCTTATGGTCTTTCATCTCTTGGTGGTGCTGCTGGTGCAGGAGTGAGTTCATTATCATCTATAGTATCATATGGTTTATCAACAGTTTACTCGCCCTATGGTATATCATCTTTATCTTCAATAGTTTCTTATGGTCTCTCATCTCTTGGTGGTGCTGCTGGCGCAGGTGTCAGCTCATTATCCTCAATAGTTTCCTATGGATTATCAACAGTGTACTCCCCTTATGGTATTAGCTCACTCTCCTCAATAATATCCTATGGTCTTTCCACAGTATACTCACCTTATGGCATTTCGTCTCTCTCATCAATTGTAAGCTACAGTATTTCTAGTTTCTCTTCTATTATTGGTAACACATTTACAACAAGTAGCCTCTTTACAAATTATATAAGTAGTGGAGTTGCAGATTTCTCAACAATTTCTACTCAAACAATTCTTGTTGGGGATCCTAATGCACCTGCTCGTATTGATATTGGATTAGTAACATCATATACTAGTAGTATATCATTAACAGCAACAAACGCCTATATTACAAGTGGTCTTGGAGTTGGTAAAGCAGCACCTTATTGGTATGCTCTTGATGTAAGTGGAAATACACGAATTACCTCTATTGAAGTGAGTTCAATTAGTGGTGATGGAAGTGGCCTAAGTAATCTTAATATGTCTGGAATCAGCTCATTATCGTCAATAGTATCTTATGGATTATCAACAGTATACTCTCCTTATGGTATTAGCTCCTTATCCTCGATTGTATCTTATGGATTATCAAGTGTATACTCCCCTTATGGTATTTCATCATTATCCTCCATAGTCTCATATGGCCTCTCATCTCTTGGTGGAGCTGCTGGTGAAGGAGTTAGTTCACTTTCTTCAATAGTCTCTTATGGTTTGTCAACAGTATACTCACCTTATGGTGTAAGCTCATTATCCTCTATAGTTTCTTACGGATTATCGTCATTATATTCACCTTATGGTGTATCATCATTATCGTCAATAGTATCATATGGCCTTTCAACAGTTGCTGCGCAGCCACATTATGGTGTAAGCTCATTATCATCCATAGTCTCTTATGGATTGTCAACAGTTTACTCACCTTATGGTGTCAGCTCACTCTCCTCTATTGTTTCTTATGGCCTCTCAACAGTAGCTGCGCAACCCCATACAGGTGTCAGCTCACTATCTTCAATAGTCTCTTATGGCTTATCGACAATATATTCGCCTTATGGCATCAGTTCATTATCTTCAATTGTAAGTTATAGTATTTCTAGTTTCTCTTCTATTATAGGCCAATCATTTACAACAAGTAGCCTCTTTACAAATTATATAAGTAGTGGAGTTGCGGATTTCTCAACAATTTCTACACAAACAATTCTAGTTGGTGATCCTAATGCTCCTGCTCGTATTGATATTGGATTAATCACCCCATATAATAGTAGTATATCATTAACAACAAATAATGCATATATTACAACTGGCTTAGGAATTGGTAAACCGGCTCCTTATTGGTATGCATTTGATGTAAGTGGAAATACACGAATTACTTCTATTGAGGTTAGTTCAATTGTTGGTGATGGAAGTGGTCTAAGTAATCTTAATATCCCTGGAATCAGCTCATTATCATCAATAGTATCTTATGGATTATCGACAGTATACTCACCTTATGGTATTAGCTCACTATCATCAATTGTATCGTATGGTTTATCAACAGTGTACTCACCTTATGGTATTTCATCGCTCTCTTCAATAGTATCTTATGGTCTTTCAACAGTTGGCCTTATAGGTAATGGCACATTTAAAACAAATTCAATTGGCGGCATCGGTATTTCGTCTGCAAACTGTAATATAGGAAACCCTGATTCATTAACAAGTGCTATCCAAAAAACAGATGATTGGATTTTCACGAATCTTATAGGGCAGTCACCATTCCCAGGTTCCTGTAATTTTGCTCCAAATAGTAACTCTAACTACGCAGTATTCTCAATTACACCGCCATTTCAATTCAAAACTGGATTTCTTAATCGGTGGCTTCCTTATATAAGCACACTAAATGTAACCCTCACAGATCGTAACACTTGTAATGTTATGACATTTGTGACCGGCAATAGAAACTATTTGCCAAACGGTCTTTTTAATTCTAATACATATGCCTTCTATCTTGATGGTAGTATAGGTCCAAGTAGTAGGTCAAACACATTTTTCTCAAATAGTAGTGACTCATTTAGACCTATAAATGGCTACAGTAATATGTGGTATATACCATGCTCTAATTTAGCATATTCTAACAATCCTTATACAATTCGCAGTTGGTATCAGAATTACTCAACACATCCCATTAGAGTATTTAGCAATTTATGGAATTATTCAAATATCAGCATGTTTTCTGGTGCGCCTTATAATGTATACTTCACTACTGCGGATGATGGCTATCCAGCTGATTGTTAACGCATAAATACGGCGCAAATCTAATTGATGATAGTAATTAGTTTGTGAGAAAATGGCACTAGCGTTGTCAGGTTCAAATTATTGTAAACTGACAAATAATTTTACACTTGGCCCTCTAGATATAAATAATCCATATGGAACTGCTGCACTTTTAAATATGCGGTTTTCAAATGCTCTTATAACTTATTCAAATACAACCCTACAACAAAGACGATATAATGGAGGAGCTCAATTTACTAATAATATATATATAACTTCGAATATTACCATACCATTAGATCCAGCACTTGATATTAATTGTAATGTTACATATACAATATCAAATCTTTTACCTGATATGACTTATACATTCAATGTTGCAGTTAATACAACATATAATTCCAATTATGGTATTGTAAGTTCAAATGCAACACCATTTAAGACATTACTTCCACCGTATTCATCACGATTGGCAACTGTGAGTCAATGTAATAGTGGTCTTTTATATACGCGACAAGGATTTAATATTGGAGCTCCAACTATTATATTAAATATTCTTTGTAATGCAGCACTTGTAGCAACTGGTGGTCTCTGTAATGTTATAAATAATAGACGCGGACTTGCAATTCTTACAGATAATAACCCTAGATATAATATTACAGGAGATGCACCAAATGATCAGGCACAAATTATAGTAACGTGTGGATTAACAGATTCAAACATATTTATATTAAGAACATGGGCTCCAACATTATCAAATGGACCTGCTATAAAAACAGCCGCATCTGGTTTTTCAGTTATAAATATTGGGTCACAACAACAAGACCCATATGCGGGTAATCAAAGGCTAAGTAACTTCTATTTACAAGCCTCAAATGTGAGTGTTATAATAACACCATCATTTTTACAGACAGGTAATGAACCTTACAGCTATAGTATAACACATTGTAATGCTGGATATTCAAATATTACTGAAACATTTAGCAATATATATGTAGATAATTTAACACAGCTAACATCAGTTGTGTCACTTATTAATGATGGTGAATCTTATAAAGGTAACTATATATCTGGGCTTTTTTGTCTAAGTAATGATCAGATTTACAAGTTTAATTTAAACTTACAGAATTTTGCATCAAACTTTCTCCCAGCATGTAATATTCTTGTAAGTACGCGACTTTCTTATACATCATTAAATAATAATACTTATAATAGTAGTGATTCGAATTTTCTATATAGTAATACAACATTATATGATACATCAGATATCCCTATAACAAGTGGTCCAGCACCTACACAAGTTCGCCTAAAACTATCGAATATTGACCTATCAGGAAATGGCGATAGTTTTTTAACAACATCGATTGATTCACAGATAAATGCGAGTATTATAATCGAAAATCTTCTTGGAACATCGAGTAATGACATAAGAGTGCCATACTATTTTGATACATTGAGTCTAAATAACTTATCTATAAATCATAGCAATTCATACGCATTAGGAGGTGAACATTATTTATCTTATGAAAATACCTATATTACTACTTTTATAATATATAATGAAAATCAAGTAATAATTAATAATACTACAGATTCAAAATATAATAATGAATTACCACTTGTTGGAGGCTTTTATGCAACTGGTGCATATATTAGCAATTGTAATTACTTTATTTCTTTGGGCGATTTTGTTCTTCCTGCGGATAATACAGCTTATCCAGATTATTCTGGCATACATACAGAAAATACTACTCGGTATGCAACATTCAAATATTCATTATCTAATAGCTCTAATATACAGATAAAAGCTCTTGAATTTAATATGAATAGTGCAGCTCTATTCTCTGATATACTTAACTCCGATTCTACATTTGATACTACACAAGTCCCCATACTTCATTATAAGGTATATAATGTTTCTAATGACACTAATAGCCCTATAAATACTGGATGGTTAAATGGTAATAGCTTTTTAGCCAATGATAATCCGTTAAATAGTACAAATGTAGGTGACGGTGCAGCTGGCTTATTACCATCCACTGGTAATTATACTATAGATGGTATAAAACGATATTGGAATATTATTCCAATACCAGCCAATACTTCATATGATGTTTATATTAAAATTGGATTAAACAACCAAACACCTTTATATTTTGATTATATGTATTTAATATCCAAATATATAACTATAACTGGCACATTTGAACCTCCAACTAACGGACAATTAACAGTAATAAGCCCCCCTACAGATGTAAGAATATCATGGTCAAATATTAGTCAGGATGGATATGATTATACTACAATTGCAGGAAATTATAATGATTCTTTTGATTCAACATATCCAAGACGTGTAGTTGAAGCTTCAAAATATATTAATGATCCCATAGATGCCACATCAAGCTCAGGTGAATATGATACAACACTATTAAACGCCGACACATACTATGATATAAATCTTACAAATATAGGAGTTAATGCAGAGTCTTCTGATCCTTTGTCCTTTATTGGAAAAACAGATTTACCTCTTTATACTTATTGTAATTTTTACGACGGAAATATGAAGTTTAAGTTTTTTAAACAGTCTGATGATAGTGAAAATATATACTTTACAAATTGTAACGCTTATTTTATAAGGAGTGGTACTAGAATTCTTGTGGCAAATATTATAAGTAAACAGAACCTTGCTATAAAATTAGTTATGTCTAGTACAGAAGTATATACACCATTTATAATTAACTATTCAAACTCTTCTAAGACAGATAATTATCCTGGGCCAGGATTATCGGGTTTTACTATTTCTGCAAATATAAATACAAATATAGTAAACTATAATTTTAATAGTGGCCTATTTTTAGAAGCAACCCAAACATTAAATAATAATGAAAATAACATTGATTTATACTTTGAAAATGCTGGTGATATGACTTCAGATATCCGTGATAAAGGATTCTTCTATAAATCATATTTAAAAATTATAACTATTGATACACTAAAAAATGGTTCAAATAATATAACACTTTCTAACAATGATAGCTGTAACTATTCGCAGAGCTTTTTTGTGGATAGTGGAACAATAGCCCCAACTGTTAATAAGATGTTTGTTGATTCAAATGGCCTATCAAATTCAGCTTATTATACATATGTCTCAGGTGTGTTAGTATTTAGAACTGTTACTGCATGTAACTACAATTTTTGGATGCAAACAAGTAATTTAAATTCTAATTTTATTATGCCAACACCTATAACTTTTGCTCTTCGTAATAATAATGTAAATGTATCAAATCTATTAGTAAATGGAGCAACTATTCCAGTATATAGTGCTCCTAATACTGGATCAGAACTCACTAATTCATTTATAAATGCAAATAACAATACATTTTTTAGTTGGCCCAATGTATCTTTGAACAGTCTAAGTAATATAGGACCAGCAAATACCTTATCTAATTCTGGTACTGCCTCCAATCTATTTGGAGGATCAGCCACTGTTCAGCAACAACTTGCTACACAAGCAGGAGGTCTCTTATATTTTGATAATGAATCTTTACGAACAATTGCACTAACTAGTGATAGTAATTTTATAAATCTCACAGCAAATTCATTATGTAATTGGGGATACAAAGTTACTTCTGGCGCGGGTCTATATCCAACAGTAGGTACATTTGGCACGCTATATAATCATACTTCCAATCTATTAAGCGGTAGTACATATTCAAATGAGCTTCAGCTTGCTAACGGATATATTACAACTTGCAATTCATTTACGTATCTAAATTATGGACCATATTATAATCCAATAAGTGTTTCATATACATATCCAGATTATACATCTATTGCAACAAGTGGTGGAATTCGTTGGGCAACATTTATGTGGAATATAAATTCAGGTAATGTAGGGGCGACAAGTCCTTCATATATGTCAGTTATCTTTCGTAATCATAATTTAATAAGTAGTGATCTTGTTAGTGGTTTCAGAAGTTTTACTAATTGTTCGTTTTTTTATAAAATTGTTAGAACTACTGCAGCAGCTAATGTATCAAATTCAGGTTGGTTAAATGGAAATCTACAGAGAACCACCGCACCTACTAATGCTAACATGATACCAGATAATAACCCAGGAGGACTAGGGTCAGGCGGCCTTACAACTTCAACAAATCCTAATAGTAATTTAAGATATATAGTAACTAGGTCTGGAAATGGTACATACACTGTGGGTCAAAATATGCCTTATTTATTATATATAAGAATTGGATTAAGTAATACAGGACCAATAAAATATTTTCAAGGTGTACAACTTGCAGCTGCGGCAGCATTACCTTCAGCTCCTTTTTAATAATAGATACTATTTTTAGAAATGCCAGAAGATAATTATGATAGTTTAAATAGCTTTTTTGACGATGTTAAGGCTGGAGGTACTCCTATTGCTAATATTTTTAGTAGATTTCCTTTAATAAACTCTAATGCTAAAGATATAAATAATAATATTACTTCCTATAGGGGAGATGGTGTAAATCCTACAGAAATTTTAAATTATATGTTTAAAAAACAATTCGGTATAGCAAATTCAAGTCCATATTCAACATATGCAACAGAACCAGCGAATCAATCATCATTTCAAAATTCAACAAAAGATAGACAGTTTAGTCAAGAAATTCCATTTGATTGTCCTACAGATATATATGAAGATATTGATTTTAGAAGTAATATGGCTAAGAATCCAAATACAACTGTTGTAGATAATAATCAAGCTAGATATATTTCATCTGAACGTCCATATTTAGCATTTTATTCAAATATAATTATGGGACCCGTCACAAGTGGTTCAAAATTATCATTCTGGGCAGTAGATCCCTATTATAATATATTAACACAAAATGCAATAAATTTAACTTACAGCAGTAAAAATACGAATATATTCAACAGTGTAATAACCCCTTATAGTTCTAAACTAGAAATATTTGATATAACTGGAGCTATAAAAATTCCATATACTTCATCTGGAAATGGAAATTGGCTATTAGATTGTGATTCAGGAATTCTAACATTCTATGATAATGTAGATTCTAATGCTTACACTGTAGTTGATGAAGATCAGAATCCCCCAAGAATCTCCTTCTGGCGTTATGAAGGCCTTATAGGAAATAATACAGTAATGAGCGTTCAGGATTTTTAGGCGTGAATCATTTACAGAATCAATTAATAGAATAGGTTTCCAACGGAATGGGTGACACTCCGATAATAACGCCCATTCCGAATACGGTGGACATAGCATCGGTGACAACAGATGTTAATAAATATCTGTATTTACCTGCTACATCGTCTATCTACGGTAAGACTATTACTATTAAAGACATAACAGGCAATGCTGGCAACTGTAATATTACATTATATACACAGGGTCCGGATAGATTTCAAGACGGAATATCGAGTAATTATATAATAAACAAAAATTTTGGGTATGTATCATTTTTCGCAAAGAATAACGCCTGGTATCTCTTAAGTGAGGTCGCTTCAAATTCTATTAGTGCAGACGGTGGTTTACATACAGAAGGTATTAGTTCACTTTCTTCTATAGTTTCTTACGGATTGTCATCAGTTGTTGGAGTAAATACAGAAGGTATTAGTTCACTTTCTTCTATAGTTTCTTACGGATTGTCATCAGTTGTTGGAGTAAATACAGAAGGTATTAGTTCACTTTCGTCAATAGTTTCTTATGGCTTATCAACAGTCTATTCCCCATATGGTATTAGTTCTCTTTCGTCAATAGTTTCTTATGGCTTATCAACAGTCTATTCCCCATATGGTATTAGTTCTCTTTCGTCAATTGTTTCTTATGGATTATCATCTCTTGGATCTGGAAGTAGTAGAGGAATTAGTTCACTATCCTCTATTGTTTCTTATGGGTTATCAACAGTCTATTCCCCATATGGTATTAGTTCTCTTTCGTCAATTGTTTCTTATGGCTTGTCATCTCTTGGAGCTGGAGGTAGTAGAGGAATTAGTTCACTATCTTCTATTATTTCTTATGGGTTATCAAGTATAAAAAGCGGTACCGAATGGAGTAGATATCCAGCATTAAGTAATGTTGATTTGAGTAATTATAGCCTTTTAAATGTTAATAATATAACTGGCCCTTATAATGATAGTATTAACATGCAAATTGATAATATTTATTTTTATATAGATACATTAGATATAAGTGGGGCGGGTCCTGGAATTAGCTCTTTGTCATCAATTGTTTCCTATGGATTATCATCTCTAGAAGGTGGTGCTGGTTCAGGGATTAGCTCTTTATCATCAATTGTTAGCTATAGTATTTCTAGTTTTTCTTCTATTATAGGAGAATCATTTACAACAAGTAGCCTTTTCACAAATTATATAAGCAGTGGAGTTGCTGATTTCTCAACAATTTCTACACAAACAATTCTTGTTGGAGACCCTAATGCGCCTGCTCGCATTAATATTGGATTAATAACTCCATATATTAGTAGTACATCATTAACAGCTACTAACGCATATATTACAACTGGTCTAGGAGTTGGTAAACCAGCTCCTTATTGGTATGCCTTAGATGTAAGTGGAAACACACGAATTACCTCTATTGAAGTGAGCTCTATTAGAGGTGATGGAAGTGGTCTAAGTAATCTTAGCATCCCTGGAATCAGTTCGCTTTCGTCTATTGTATCTTATGGCCTCTCATCTCTTGGAGGGGCCGCTGGAGCTGGAGTTAGCTCATTATCATCTATTATTTCCTATGGATTGTCAACAGTCTATTCCCCATATGGAATAAGTTCACTTTCATCAATTGTGTCTTATGGTCTATCATCTCTTGGTGGAGCCGCTGGAGAAGGAATTAGCTCACTTTCATCTATACTCTCTTATGGCTTATCATCTATCAAGACAACAGTTGTAGGTGGAATTTATCCTGATGCAATTATTACTAATACTGGAATACTATATTTTTCTAATGCCACTTTTTCTAATGCAACAATCAATAATATATCTAATATTTATTATGATAGTAATGTTGGAGGAATTAGTTCATTATCATCAATAGTTTCTTATGGCCTTTCAACACTCTATTCGCCATATGGAATAAGTAGCCTTTCATCCATAGTTTCTTATGGTCTGTCATCTCTTGGAGGTGCTGCTGGCGAAGGTGTTAGTTCTCTTTCATCCATAGTTTCTTATGGTCTGTCATCTCTTGGAGGTGCTGCTGGCGAAGGTGTTAGTTCTCTTTCATCCATAGTTTCTTATGGTCTGTCATCTCTTGGAGGTGCTGCTGGCGAAGGTGTTAGTTCTCTTTC